AACCAATGACAACAGCCCGATGGTTGGCCGCCCGTAAAATGAAAATAATGAGAGGCATTCTCACTCAATAGTTGTTCTCATTAGGGATGGCTCGCCCTTTGGTTGTACCCTTTGGGGGTTAATGTTCCACGTGAAACATACCCTTTGGCATTACCGTTGCACTATATAGAAGAGCATCACACAAGGGATGGCACGCACGTTAGGATATACATTCTTAGGGGTGCTCATTTCATTTCGGTGTGCATTAATTACCGTTGCACTATATACAGGAGGATTACCCTCACAGGGTGTGCTACCCTGAATGCGAATTACTCTCATTTGAATTACCGTTGCACTATATAGAGAGGACACACCACAAGGGGAGGGCCATTGTCAAGGGGATTATCTGGCATGCTGTTTGCCTTGCATGGTGCGTGCCAACCTTGAGGGATTCGCCCGTATGGTGTTATATTCTTTTGTCCGTAGGACATAGCTAATCATTCTAAGAAAATGCTTGACAATTTATTGAAAGTGAGATCGCTTCGCTTAGTATATCGGGCCTATCGTCCCTCACACACGCTAGCTAGAGTACAGGAAAGGGGTTTAGACTCATTTTAAAGGGTAATATCATGATAGCTACGCTATCGGTCGATCATGCTCTAAGCCTTGTATCACGTGGCCTACAGGCCGTTTTAGACGCCTTTAAACCGTAGGTTTGAGCTGTTACCCTTCTAAGCCTTGGCTTAGGTTTTGATATAGTTTTGAGTTAGTTTATTGTTGGTTTTTATTACTCAATACAACAAAATGCTAACGCATTTTTCTAGTGCATCAGCTCTAATGCCTTTGGCATTGATAGTGCATAAAATGAAAGCGTAGCTTTCGGATATACAACCATTAAAGCTACGCTTTAGGCGTGCAAACAAAAACCCGCTCTATGGCGGGTCGTGTGTTGTCTTGTGTGTTGGGTTATGGTGTGCAAACGACGTTTACGGAGTGTCATCGGTGTGGATTGGTTCACACGTAAAGTCATAATCTGTTAGCAGTGGTGCATCCTCGCTAACATTGAATTTGTCAAGCCATGCTTGCAAGGGCTTAGGCGTTGTTGTGATTGCCCATACATTGGCAAATTCGTTAGAATGCTTGACGAGATTGGTCATGCAATCCCTTGAGCTATCGGCTGTATCAATGGCGTATGTGTTGCAAGCGGCATAAGTGCAAGCTGTGAACATGACAGCGATTGTCGAGATAGCCATTATTGCGAATCCTTCTTATTTGAGGTTGGAAGCTGGCACACTAGCAGATTTGGATTAGCCTTGCAAGCTTCGGCCATTGCGTTGGGGTTCTTCTTATATTGTGCAACGGTAATAGAATTATGAAGAACAATGCCAAGATTAATCGTAACGCCCACAAGGGCCACCATCAGGACAACGTGCAATGAGTCTAGTTTGAACATTTGCTAACCCTTCTTGCTGTTTGTGTGTGAGGCTATTCTATCAACTAGAACAGCCCTTGCATAGCCTTTTATGCGAATTGTTTAGCCATGCGTACAATGTGATACTTTGCAGTGTCTACAGCGTCGGCCTTGTCGCTTGTGTGGTAACTGGCTTTAAAGGCCACGTTACGATCCTTTGCAAAAACAACTTGCCATTCGTTCCACTCGCTATCCCGATACACTTTTGCAGTGTGGGTGATGCCCAAACCAGTTACGTGCGTTTCAGTGTGAATCAGTCGCTTTGCCATTTTGTTGTTCCGTTGTTGGTTGGTGTGGGAGCATTCTATCAATTTGAATGCCCCCTGTAAACGCTTATTTTTGAATTTGTGTGATGTTTTCGCGGAATGATTCCAGCACTTTCGAAAGGTACGTTTGAGCGTGAAGCTTGACAACTGGCGGATAAGCTATTTCATATTGTACCGCTTGAGCGTGATGAGTCACAATCGCATTTGCGTAGCTGGCCCATCCAAGCGGTGATTGCAAATCATTCTCATCCTTGTGTTTCAGGATTGTGTAGTCATTGATTTGAGAATTATTCTCAATTGCAATGTAGTAGTCGTTTACGCCTAGCTTTTCGAAGTGTACCAGTGTACGGGCGATAGCGTCTTCAAAATGCTTGACAGCGGCCATTTGTTCTTTATTCATTTTGTGGCAATCCTTTAGAGCGGCAACAAACAACGAACGATAGCAAAGCTTGACAGGAGAGGCGTCTACAGTAGCACGGGTAATCTTGTGAGCTTTGGCCATTACGTTCATTTGCTATCACCTTCTGGGTTAGGGCTTGCTGTTTGCTTCCCTATGTCGGCCATTCTACAGGAACGAACTACACTGTAAAGCATTATTTTCAAATTTTTAAAGAACTTTTGAGGTTGACAGGCTCAAGAAAATCCTGTCATACTCAAGGTAACGTGTGGCCGATCCGTTTTACTCTTTCGGCTCATATGGCCAGCCTTGCCTATCCCATGCTTTAAAACGGCTCTCAACGGCTCTATAGTGGCTCATATTATACACTTGACCACTGGTGAATACCTTTCCAGCTCTAGACACTTCGACGCGCTTTAGAGAGCGAATCAGCGTCACTGTGATAGTGAGGGCCATTAGATAAAACCGCCACTCAAGTTAGACAAACAAAGGCCAATGATTGCCACTTTACTAGCTCCAATGCCTGCTAGCTTTGCCAATTGTGCAAGGCGAGCTTTTAGGTCTGGATTGGACTCGATAAAAGCCCTTGCCATTTGTACGTTCTTTTCAGTTGTTGGGTGTGTTGCTTTGTATCCGTCTGTACAGGTTAACAGACGTGGCTTGATACGGTTAGAGCTACAGCCACGCTGTAACGCTTCCTTTACAATCTCAGTGACATCCGTTTGGCCCCAGTCGGCGCCACCATAGGCAATATACTTCCCTTGCCCTTTCCAGTCAATCCGCAAGATATTATGCCCTTTGCGGTTTTGAATGTAAACCCTGTTACCATGTCCGCCCATCTTGTGGCCTTCGCACTTGATAGCATGGTGCAAGCCTTGACGGATCTTGGCAATCATTGTAGGACTTACTAGGGAGGTGACGGTGATCATGCTGGCGTATCCTTGTGTGTTGATAGGAAAAGAGTCTACAGAAGGGCTCGATACATTGCAAGCCCTTAAATTGAATCTTTTAGCTATTGAGCCATTCGTCAAAGCTTTTGATTGTCCAGCCTAAACTAGTTGCACAATCGACATAAATCTGATACCGCTGGCGTAGGCTTTCCATTAAAACCATCCCCTCACTTTGCACAATTCTTTCATACTGAAAAAGCAGTCTAACATTACCAGATTGCCGTCGCTATCGCAAGAAACATTCCGAGGCGATATTTCGAATCGCATATCCCGGCAATCAATCGCATTGCATACGTCACTTGCAAGCGAGATAATACCGTCCTTTTGATCTTGTGTCAACTCTAGATTTTCTACCATCTTGCAAAATGTCTGGTAGTTGTCAGCGTAAAGCTCAAGTCTACGCAATTGACGGTAAACATGCAAGGCCGTGGCATTAAATTGAGTCTTAATGCTTTTCATCTTAGGATATAGCGGCATATGGAAAATGCCCTTGCCGTCGTTGGCTTGCCCTACATGCTCAATTGTTGGGGCGAATGGATTGCCTTGAGAAAACATAGCATAACATTCTTTAGCTGGGCAAGAACTAATCACTTCGACCTGATTCAAGGCGATTTGATAAGCACGGGTGAAAGCGCCTTTTCCAATGAGTTTACGCATTTTGCTATATCCTTGAGTGGTTTGCTTTAGAGTGATTTAATGATATCGCAAAGGGTAACAGCTTGCAATGGGCTATCGTTAAAAACTTTTTCGCTGTAGCCTTGCTTCAATTCGTTAAATTCAGAAACGTAAACGAAAAGGCCGTTTTGAGTTTCCCACACCTTGTGGCTTTCACCTTGCACAACTAGTTTGCTACCACGCTCGATACGGAAAGCGCCTTGATCCTTTAGGATAGCGGCCAGCATTTTCTTTTGGCCGATTGTCAGGGTGCGGACGTCGATTTTGATAGCTTTCATTGTGCAATTTCCTTAGTAGTGCGTTTCAGTGTGTGAGGCTTGTTTGCCTCTTGTGTGGTCTATTCTACGCTTTTCGTTTGGCTTGTCTACAACTATTTTCGATTCTTTTTACTTTATTTTGTAGCATGCTGCGCCTGATTCAGTGAGTAGTTCCGACCTATACCAATGCACTCCCCATATGGTTAGCATTGCCTGTAATGCCCTTGTATGGCCGTTCCCTTGAGCATGGGGCGCGGTTTGCTTATAGTACACTTCGCCGTCTGGTTGGACGATAACGCCGCTTATACCACTATCCGGCGCGTCTGACTCATACAAGGCGATACGATGCCATTCCTTGTGATCCTTGTAAAGCCTAACCCGCTTGCCGTCTGGGCATTCCATAAAGGCAATTTGACGTTCTAGGCCAGTGGTGGAACATTGATTCAGCGCGGCATATATTGTGCTATTCATTTATTACCCTCAAAAGAAAAGGCGCCTAACTTGATAGCTGGCGCCTTATATTCTATTAGCCTTTGGCTATTAGTTCAACTGTTTTTGCCGCTGTACCATGAGCACGAAAGCCAATGATATAATTCCTATCCACTACTTGACAAAGGCCGCACGTTAGGCAATTAACCTTGTCGCTGTTTTCCGCTGGGCAAATTACAACTTTATTGCCGTTGGGTGTGTAGCTAACCTTTTCGGCGTCACGTGGCATAAGGGTAACAACGGGGCCAATATTCAAAGCCTTGAGCTTGTCGGCGTGTGCCGTATCGTTACCGCTCAAATTGATTGTAAAGCCACGGCTGTTAGCATTGCCAATGCTGTTACGGTTATGAATGCTGTAGTTCGATTGGTCGTCAAGTACAGGGTAGTGCGTGTATGTAAAGCCCTTTTTACCGCGATTCGCCCAAACCAGTTGCTCTAGAGAATCATTATCAATTACGTCGTTTGTACCAACCAAGTCGCCAGCTTGATTATGACGCCACAAGCTACCCTTTGCAATGCCTTTAATTTGCTTGACAAATTCCGGCCAGCTAGCAGCATTTTTCGATTCGCCGTTGTCCAGTTTACGCCAGTGCATCCCTACAGGGCCATACTTTGCGTAACAGCCTTTAACCTTGATAGGGCATGCGTCTGGGCATGTAGCACTGTTAGAAGTGGATACAGGCATAGGGCCAGTTTTAGCGTTACCAGATACAGGGTTCAATACGAAAAATGCCATTTTGCTTTTACCTATTCAGTGTTGCGTTTCGATAAGGAGGATTCTACAGCATTGAGCGGGTGTGTCAACAAAAAACTTTGATAAAAATCAGAAAACACACCACAAAAATCAACTTCTTTTGCCACAAGCTTAGAGCCTTTGGGCGTGATTGTCTCACCCTTCTGACTTGAATGTCAACCTTTTTATCAGGTTTGACATATTTTCCCGTTGCTTTGGCCAATCCTATATTAGCCTTTTCTCGCCTTAGATTCAAGGCTTCCCAACAATCTAGATAAGTGTCATATTCAAGCAAGTCAAGGTTATAAGCCTTTTCCAGCTCTAGCTCTAGGTCGTCTAGATTGTCTATTTCAACTTGAGAGCGGCCTAAGATCCGTTGGTGGATAGGTGGCCTAGCTTTAGCCTTTGGCTTGCTAGGCGCTTTTGGGGGACGCCTCAGTCCAGCCATTTAAAACCCCACATACCACATTCCGTCCTGTTTGCCTAACTTGACATCATAACCACAAGTATCGGCCCACATTTTAGCATAACGAATTGAAGGGAACCAGACATAAAAGAACATTTTTCAATCTCCTGTTTGTGTCCGGTCATTGTACCGGATTGGCTAGGCTTGTAAAGCCTTTTCTTTATTCTTTTTCTGCCCACACACCCCAAGCTTGAGAGCCACGGCGACCACTACGGCGACCAATATCAGACCGGCGAGCTTGTTTCTTGGCTTGCTCATACTGGTACGGCTTAGCAAATTCTTGAGCTTTGATTGTACGCATTTTTAAATCCTTTGTCTAGGCTTGATTGCCTGCAATATACACTAGAATCAGCGTTTCGTCGCTAATATCAGGGTGTGAAACTAGGCGCCTAGTCCCTTGCTCTTACATTTGAGCTACCTAGTGTATATTACAAACTCACTAACCGCAAGCGTTATTGGAAGCTGATTTTTCGGCCTGCAATCGACAGACTAACGACAGTTTCCATATTGACATTGCGGAATTGTTCATTCCCCTTTTCGTCCTTTTCATTCAGGACGACGGTCACGTACTTTTCGACGTGGCTTGCATTGTTGTGGCCGGTGTGGCCCTTGACAGTGCGAACATGGCAATTCAAGGTGCGGACTTCGCCATTCTTTTTAACAAAGGTAACGCCCATCCACTTCGAACCATTGTCACGGATCATTTTAGCGATTGCATTGGATACGGCGTCAGTGCGAACGATAGTAGTCATTTTGTAGCCTCTTTTCAGTTGTGGCCGTTGTTGGCCGGTGTGTGTAATCTTACTGGCTTAGTGCGTCACTGTCAACACACTAAACTATAAATTTACTCACTTAGCCCCGTTGGTTTGGATTGCGTGGATCACATCCAAATTGTTGTTATAGTTGTTATTACTTAGGGCAATGATTGCCCAAACGATAACCCAAGGGAAAAACAAGATCGACAGTATAGCATGGCCGAAGTGACTTGTCTTGCGGTATTGCATATTTTTAAGACTCATTTTTAATCCTCACAATCTGGTTTAATTCTGACTGGATAATCGTAATCATCCTCGATTGAAGCGTGTACGTCCGAAGCTTCCATATCAGGTTGGAAGTATACAGTATCAACCCATACACCTACAACCCCACAAATGCGATAAACATTCCAAGCTTTCATTTTGTAGCCTCTTTTCTGGTTTGTGTGGCCCATTCTACAGGAATCAGAATGGGCGTCAACACTTTATTTTAGTTTATTTGTCCAGACGTTGAACCTTATGCACAGTGCGAAGGCCAAAGTCAAGCATTGCAATTGTCGTGCCAGTGGCGGACAAAGCCTTTTGCAGCGCCTCAATCTGGGCTTTAATAGCCTTGGCTTGATCCTGTTCGGCCTTGATAGCTTCCAAGAACTCACCCACCGAACGAGAATCATTCTCAAACTCGGTCATTGGCAAAATGACAATGTGACGCAAGTCTATACTACGGCGATCCTCACCGTCAAGTCGTTCGAAGTATGGGTCCGACGAACGGTCGTCAGCAACAAAGCGATAAATCTCATCGTTACGACGTGGCACACGTACCAGCGAGACGCCTGCAATCAAGCCCACACGTGCCGCTGGCGTTTGATCTTGACCTAGTTTATCATCCCACACGGTTTTGACAAGCTCAATCAATTCCGCAAGCTGGGCAAGGCGTAGCGAGCCATAGGCTCCCGTCCACTTATTGGCATGATTGCCCCATGCACTATCGGCAGAATCAACGTCACCCGGATTGTTAGGGCATGATACAGGATAATGATAGTTGCCGCTATAGCTAGGCGTGCGACGGATCAAGTTATCCTTGATTGTGCTCAAGGTGTCGCTATCAGAGCCGCTAGGCTTGCAGCGAGGGATGTTATCACAAATTCCGTACCCTACATAGAACAAACTATCAGAAATACTATCACCATTCCGCACTTGCTCAGCACGGTTATACATGGTAGTGAAGCAGTCAAGGGCTTGCTTTTGCAGGGTAGTGTATTGCATTTGTGGCGCCTCGGTTGTTGGTTGTGGTGCGATTGTGACAGGTGCCGGGGGAGGTGTCAACCCCATTACCGAAAAATCTACGCTAGGAACTGGCAAAGGCGCTGGCGCTGGTTGTTGAACCACTACCACGTCGTGGATACAAAAGCAACGATATTGTTCTGTCATACTTTCGTTTCGGAAATATGGGAACTGGCTCCCATCATCTTCTTGCAAGAACCACACACCGGAATTTTCAGGGTGATGCAAGCGAGTGACGTTTACGACGATACCGCGTTCTTGAGCTGGAGTGGTCATTGCGTTTTCCTTTGCCTTAGTGGCTGTTTGTTTGTGTGGGGCCATCTTATCAAACTGACAAACCACGTCAACAACTTTTTAAAAGAAAATCGAAAATAGTTTTGAGGCTAATTAGATGAACCGGGGGCGCGTGCGAATAGCATAGAAAATATTTTAAAACAAGGCTTGTATTGAGTTTTTAGGTCTGTATAATAGGCCATAGCAGGAACGACAGGCGAAAGCCCAGACACTGGAGTACAAGGTGGGGAGGGTGGGCGTCATTCTGGTAATGCGAATGATTATCAACAGCCAGTGATAACGAGATTGATTTGTATTTGCAGATGAGAACTCGTCTCAATACCAGATGAGAATGATTCTCTCTCGCATCCAGCGGGCTACAGACGTGCCACAAGAAAAAGGTGTAGCACGTCACTCCCCCACAAATCCACCCCTACGCGAGAAAATGTACAGCTCTGTAAAAATCTATCGAGGAATTTTTGGCTGTGAAAATCTGTCCGGGGATTTGTAAAAATCTGTCGAGGAACTTTTAATCCCAGTTGAAGATGCTGCCCAGCAGATCGCCAGCAGCGTCCGCCACTTCAACAGCAGCAGTCACACCAGTGTATGCCAAGGCCACGTCTACGGCAGTCTCAACGACCTCACCCATGAACGAAGCACTGTGGCCACGGTAGGTGTGTCGATCACAGACAGCAGAGCGAGAGTTGGATGTGAAAACTCGATCACAAGTGTTGCAGCGGAAGCGGTAAGCCATGATGTATGTTCCTCTTGATGGTTGATGGTGGTGATTCTATTCTGTATCTTGTTGTGTGTCTATAAAAATCTGTCTGGGAATTTGCTATGCAAAACCTTCTAGCGAAACCTTTTGGCGTGCAAAAGTAAGTTGCAAAAGTAAGGCTAGCGAAAAGTAAGACAAACAAGTAAGCCCCTACAAAAGTAAGGGCTTAGTATTATCAGTCAGTTCCTTCTAAGTGCTTCTTCAATGCAGTGAGAGAGGCGAACTCTTCACTCCTTACTTTACCATCACACCCTCGGGGTCGATAGTGCCAATGGTTGTCCTCTCTGTAAATACGGCCAAGCTCCTTCTTGTGCCATTTCACACGGATGTACTCTTCTTTCTGTTCGTAGTTAATCATACTTGGCCTCTTGGTACACAGTTGCAGTGAAGTGGTCGCGGGTCAAATCTTTAGCAGCCTTGCGAGTTGCATCATACCCGGTAATCTCCTGCTTTGCAAACTTATTGTGGACACGTTGTGGGCAATCACTACGGCCTTTAGGTCGGTTGTCATAGTAGTTGTAGCTCAACACACCCAGCATCTTATCCAAGTCTTTGTAGCACTCTGGCAATTCACCAGCACGACGAGAGATAATCTTAGCAGTGTTATTCTCAGTGGTCAAGCTTGGCTCGTACTCACTGTACTCATACTTCGGTTGGTTCCCATGATGGTAGCCAACAACGGTGCGTGTGGTCTGTACCTTCGCTGCAAACAAACCTACCCATTGAGTATCACGAATCACTTCGGTGCCATCATCACGATGATTCACTTCAATGTAGTTTGTGTAGTAGCTATAGCCACGGTTGTTAGGGTCAACAATACGGTCAAACAACTGACGGTGTTGTGTCCACTCAAGCTTCACCATACCAATGAACTGGCGTTCACTAGACTTGTCACTCGCTGGGTGAATCTTAACCCAGTCCCCCGGCTTCAAATCTTTCAACTTTAGAGCTTGTTCAACTTGCTCAATCTTCTTGACAACCTTGGTGTATTCTGGTGCATTGATTGGCAACAGAACGTGGCAGCCTTCACGACCCCACACACATTCATCCATGATTTCGCCGTTGATGATGGTACAGGTTTGAATCAGGGTTGACAAGTTACCAGTTGGAATCTCTACAGTGAATCCACGTGGATCATGGAGACGGAATACCTTGTTATCTGTAATCCAACGAGTGGCGTCTTGACCCACCTTGAAGCCTTTCATCGGCACGTTGTCGTAGATGGCGCTCTCACCTTGTTCAGCGGGAGTTTGTCCAGCACTCACTGGGCGCTCGTATCCGTCAATCATTTCCTTTACAACGTCTGCTTGGTAGTAGTTGGTAGTCGTGCCACCATCAGCAGTGCGGTACAGAGCACGTGGGCCAACACCAGCCCAAGTGTTACCAGTGTTCATCATCTTCTGCGTTGCACTATCAGGAGTGCCATCACGCTTCAAGTTGTATGGGCACATATATGCCAGATTGTCACGACCTACTGCCTTAACTGCCCAAATCTTATCTGCGATGTTGATCATTTGAATTCTCCTTTGAGTGCTTCGATTTCTTCTGGTGTGAGTTTAGCAAGGGCAGCTTCTACAGCTCGTTGGCGTTGCCGCTCTCTCAGTTCAGTAACATCAGCATAACATGTTGGTCGGAAGTCTGCAAGCAGATAAAGATCAAGGCCATCTTCAATTGCGTGCTTCATCTGGACATCACCGGGGCCACCATACCATCCCTTGTTACGTGCTGCAACCTCAGCATCAGCTTTGGTGCGGTGTAAGCTCAACACACTCTTGTTACGGCCATACTCATCATGAACTTCGTAGGCTACGAACACTGGAACGATATTGTTTTGGATGGTGGTGAGTGTCATGTTTGTTGCTCCGTTGTTTGTCTTGATGTGGCTCATTCTACAGGGATCAGGAACAGAGTCAAGCTTTATTTTAGGTAAAAAGAAACCCGCCGAAGCGGGTGCTAGGGCGGGCATAATTAGTAGCGTGTTCCAGTGCGTTCAAACAAAGCAGTAGTCAACTCTTCAATCCTAGCTTCAAGGAACATCTTACGCTTAGGGATAGTGGTCGTCCTCAAGCATTCCCTGAATGCAGCCAGTTTCAATTTCAGAATACGGACTTGTTCTTTCGCATAGTATGCTACCCTTGCGTCGGGTGTTGTTGTATCAGCCATACTAGGCTCCTTATGTGAAGGAGGCATTCCTTGCCTCAAGAGTATTATACACCCGTTCCACTCTTCTGTCCAGCTTATTCGTCTGCTGGCTTCGCTTCCCAAACGCCCCGTCCAGAGCGTCTGCGATCACGTGTGTTGCGAGTTTGTTTGCGTTCTTCACGCTTAGCTTTCTCGTACTCATAGCCCTTGCCAAACTCTTCTGCTTGCATCTTTCTCACACTACATCCCCTTCTGTTGGTAGATTACGTTTTACAGCCATGACGATTTCCAGATCGCCCATAAGGCGAGTGTATTCACCGCTTGGCAGGGTGTGGTCAGCGTGCCATGCACCGATCAGACCCCTTACAAAGTTACTGTGGGCACTTGCGTCACGGTAAGTTGTTGCAGTCGTCACAAGCCTCATGAAGCTTTGGATGTATTTGATTTTGTCATCAGTTGTCATTACGATCCTCCGAGTTTCTTCCAAAGATGGTGGTCAGGATCAAGTCCTTCCATACGCAGTCTAGCATCAATCCGATACTGGATCAAGTCGTTAGCGTTACGCTCGCCCATCTTCTCTCTTACCACATCTTGGCAATCCCAGTGGCATTTTAGCAAGCCATTAAACACTTGACCATCAATCATTGGGAGGTTACAGCCGGGGCAGGTATGTGCCATATTTTAGTTACTCTTATCACAGATAGCGGAGACACCAACCAATTGGTTGAAGTATCGCTGGGATTCAGGATAGACGTAGGCTTGTTCAGTCACGTCCCATTTACTACCAATCACCACGTTTCGTGCCCGAGAGCGGGAACAGCTCAGACGCTGATCCTTCCAGACATAGCCGCTCTCCACTTCACGAAGAGTTACTTTGCTGTTGCTCTTAGAGGTCAGGTAGACACTCTCAACAACCATCGTAGTGCGTTTCTCACTCAAGAGTTTGGCTTCTTCACAACCAGCGAGCGAGATTGTAGCCATAATCAGTGCAGCGGTCAATAACTTTTTCATTTGTTGCCCTCAATTCGTTTGATTGCTTTGTCGAAGATTGCACGGCCAGCTTTCAGACCAACAACACCCAACGATTCAAGCTGACCCTTCATCTGGTTAGCAGCATGGCAGCAGGCTACCACATTGCCCTTGACGTAGCCTTTAGAGCCGTCGATACGGTCAATAGTGAAATCGCTGAGCTGTAGCTCAGCTTCTTTGCCAGTGCTCTTAGTGAGTGGGATGCCAGTGTAATAGCAACGCTTGGCACCCAACAGGTTCTTCATGCCAGTGTGAGTGAGGCTGAACTCAATACCACGCTTCTTGGCGTTCTCTGCCTTCCAGACCAGATGCTTTGCAGCGTACAGGTCGAACTCGGTTTCGGACATATTGAAAGGACGCTTCTTAACAGCCATTACACAGTCTCCATGAAGTCAAAGAATTCGTTTACTTTATCACGACCCATTTCAAGAAGCAAGTTGGGAAATTGATCACCAGCACTACGGTTCTTAATGAAACGCCCTTGTGGGTTAATCACGTAGCAGGCCATCTTGGTGTAGCTGCTACCACCTTCGGTAACAGCCTTCACCATGTGTTCTTCACTTGCGTAGAAGAACTTCACACCAGTTGGGCCAGTCAATTTCCACTTCATCATGTCAGGGTTAAGCAACATTAGTAGTTCTCTCCAGTGTATGGTTTCAGTAAGTGGTTGTTTCTGTTGAACCGTTCGATGTAGTCATTCTCGCCCAACTCGTTATACAGGTCAAGCACTTTCTGATAATTTTCCCAAGCATATTCACGGAACCATCCGCTGGTGATGCTGGTACACACCTTCATCAGAGCCATTTCAAAGCTCCAGCGAGCCGATGGCCCACCTTCCTTACCCAAGCCATGAGGAATCTGAGAACGCTCAAGGGCGAGTACACAGGACTCTTCATAGACACCCTCAAGACGGATACTCTCGTCAACAGAGAAGAACTTAACCTTGCTGGTCATAACCTCAGAGCCGTCCTTCATATAGAAGGTGTAGGCTGGTTTAGGGCCAAGGCACCAATTGAGTGCTACAGCTTCATGAATCGAGTCGTGATCGTACACATAATTCACACCATCACCATTGAAGAAATCCCTTGAACTGACGTTCAGTCGAGGGTGTGCGTAGTCGTAAGACTCAGCTTCCCGCTTCTTGAGGATTGGCTCATTGATGCCGTTCTGCATGAATTTCTCAAAGAACTCAACCCCAACTTTCTCACGGAGATATTTGATATCACTCATGGTTTTCAGGAAGTGTGGACTGTTACGTTTGTAACGGTGGCTCAGCTTGATGATCAGCAGGTCAGCGTTGATTGCTGGCACTGGGCCAATCTCAGGCTTGTACACATGGTCAAGCAGGCCGTAGTGCTTGAGGAAATCCTCAGCAGATGTACCCGGCCAAGCCAACTCAAACTCATAGTTCATACCATCCTTGTCACGTGCATGGTAATACTTACCCTGTTGGGTAGGCACAGCGAATTGCAGATTGGCCTTGTTAGCCTTATGCCAAGCAGTGAATTGCTCGATGGTGCAGATGAAATCCCAATCAATGGTGCGACGAACGCCTTCCAGTTCAGGGTTGTTTGCTACAAGAGCGCGGGAGCCAATGAGCAGCATGTTTGTTTCCTCAGTGATATTCGATGTGGTTATACTAATAGAAAGCCCCGACTCCTGTCAAGGGGCCGGGGCTAATTCTTTTAGCAGGATTGCGAGGAAGCGTTCCAGCCACTTTCCACAGGGTCGCCCCATTCGTCCACATCACCCTCTTTAACAGGGCTGTACGAGCCACCCATACCGTAAGCACCGAAATTCACAGAGAACGATAGGTCGTGCTCATCAGCGATACTCTCGGCTTCCCATACGAGGCTTTGAGCGGACTCAAGCAGTTCGTTGATGGCCTTGGCAGCGTCCTGCTTTTCTTGGGATGAGGTCTTGCTTACATAAGCGCCCATTACACGTTCCAACCGTAGTCAGAGCCGTATTGAGCAGACTCTTCCCACTCACAACCACCGGACGCTTCCCACATAGAAGCTGGAGTGTAGGTTTGCACGTCACCGAAACGGTCAGTGAAGGTGAATGGCAGCTCAGCCATTTCAGCAGTGTCACCAGCCCACTCCATCAGGAAATCTTGCAGAGCCTCTTGATCCATGTCGAACACGCCTTCTTCTGGCAGGTTCTTGAGTGCCTTGGCGAGTTGAGCCAGTTGAGCGATTGGCTCGCCTTCCAGACCTTCAATGTCGTAGTGGTCGTAGCTGGAGAGTTGTTCACCCTCATAGCCGTAAGAGCGAGTCACTTGAAGCAGGAGGACGCCACCGTCCAGTTCTACACGTGCGTTTTCAGTGGTGAAGCTAACGTATTGCTTGGTCATAATATTCTCCTTTTGAGATTAGCAGTCTTGACTGGAGTACGACCAGTCTTCTTTGTTTTGCCACGAAAATTCTTCATACCCGTTAGAGTAGTAGAACACGATATCAGCAGCACTTGCAATCTGTTCCGCTTCACGGATCAGGGCATCAATCTTACCCTTAATCTCAGACAGAGCAGCAGCAGCTTGAGGACGGTTGCGTACAACCTCCTTTGCGTGCTGTTCTTTGGCAAGAGCCAGCTCACGCTCAAGTGCAGCGATTGTTTCAGGTAGTGTAGGCATCTTATCCTCCAATTTTATGTTCAAGAGAGTCTCCAGACAACCTAGAAACTCTTTTGAGTGTGCCATCAGCAGTACATGGAGCTGGAATCCCAGTCCACGGCGTCGATCAGACGGAAGTCGTTGGTGTATTTGCCAACCTTGATATCCGCTGGAATGTTATACTCATTCGCCAGAGAAAGCAACTCATTCATCTGTGGTGTTACAGCAGCAATCAGCTCAGCAACACGTGCCACGGCCTCACGCTTGGCTTTTTGATAGGCCACATGCTCAGCAGCAAATGTACCACTGTCAATGTAAGCTTTCACTTCTTCTACAGAGAAGGTGGCTTCTGCCAGTTCAAAGTCGTATTTATCTGGCCCAAGACGCTCACTGTCAAGATAGTGATCGTCAATGTAGTCACGGCCATTCTTAGCGTATACACACTGGTTGTCAGTCACGATACGGTCAGCACCCTCGATATCCAGCTCACCTTGAACGATCAGGTTTGCAACGTACATAAGAGTCTTCATGCTTTCTTACCCCCTTCGGCCAAACGGTTCTCGACTTTATGATCCAATCTGGTGTCGTTGTAATACAGCTTCTCGATAATTGCACCAGCCAAGTTCCAACCTTCGTGACCAGCAAGGTCGAATGCACGGATGATGGCGTCAGCCAGTTCCACTTCGGCCATTGGACGGTGCGGCAGCTTGTCGTCCATCAGGTTCTTACGAACGCCCTCAGTGGCTTCACTTACCTCGCTATGCACCAGCGCCAGCTTGGACAGGATCAGGGTAATGTCGCCCTTTGGGAAGGCTTCATTTGTGCTGATGTTCTTCCACCAGCCAGCAGCTACGTTACCACGATAAATGGTGTCTTGCAACAGGGTAATACTGTCAGCGATACGTGCTACTTCAAATACTTCTAGGTTGTTGATGCTCATGTTCTCTCCTTTACTTGTTATACCAGTGGACGTGAGTCGCACCAGCGGGAATCTCTACTGCACTCCAAACCCCAAAATCATAGGAGTAATGAGTTTCAGTACCGAAGTAGCCACAGCCATCGTCTGGGATGAAGGCGCCATACTTGACGCACTCCCCAAACTCTTTGATGGTGAACAGATCACGATACTTGTCTGCTTCTACATCAAACATGATAGCCATTAGCAGGTGCCGTAGCTAGACGACCAATGGTCAGGCTGGTAATCAGCCGTGGTGTTGTATGCGCGACCACCTTCAAAGGTGATATCAAATGCAATGCCGTGTTCATCGGCAACAGCCCGAGCCTGTGCGTGCAGCACTTGGATGGCTTCGATCATGCCCGAGATATAAACTGTTGCTTCGTGGGTGCTCATGCTCATTTGATTTCTCCAATAGTGTTGAAAGTGAAACCCTTGCCGTCTTGAACGATCAAGGGGAAGGTGCGGAAGCCCATCATGCCCAGCTCATCGAGCTTGTCCATCAGGTTCTCCATCGTATAGTCCTTGTCCAGTACCAGCACTTCGAACTCAACTCCGCGAGACTTTAACACGTTCTTTGCCTGTTCGCAAGTGGTGCATGGGATTTTACTGTAGATTGTTACCAAGTTGTTCTCCTTAATATGTTGTCATTGCCCAAGTGAGCAAACCAGTGCAGAATGCCCCGCCGCCGCAGGCTCCTGCAACACCGTGCTCACCACACATTCCAGCCGTGAATCCTAACACACTCAGGAGAGTTGTCAAGCTAAACATTGCCCAAGCTTTATCATTCATCCTTCTCTTCCTCTTTGAGTTTGAATTCAATGTCACGGAGGTGGCTGTACCACATTTCAGTCATCTGGTGACGCATACCTTCCAGCTCTTGGATCATGAAGCTGATCTTTGTCAGGCGTTTCTCAAAGCTCTTCTGATCGTGAGCACAGAAGTCTAACTTAACTGGCTCACCGTGGCAAGCCCTGAATGTGACGTAAGCGTCCAGATCAGGATTGATTCGACGCTCACCATTGCCACGACCCATGTGATCGTAGTTGCTGATGTACAGGTGTTTAACCAGCGGTGTCTCCACTTGGCAAACCATGCTGCCAGTTTCATCAGCACAAGGCGACAAGAACTGCTTACTGATCCAACGCATGTTAGGCTCTCCCTTCAAGCTTGTCAATGTATTTTTGCATTCTTTGCATCTTATCTTTCTGTTTGGCGAGCAGTTTGTCTACCTCAGTCACTTTGTACCAAGGGCCAAACGGATCGGGCCTTACTTCCAGATCACAGTATTCATCACCGTCATACCAGCCGGTGCCGTATGTACGCTCAATGAAGATTTTGTATCGGGTCATTGTAGTGCCCCATTCAACAGCAGTGCCCCAACAACCATCCCAACCAGACAAACTGGAACGTAGTCTTTAGAGAGGGTGATGATACCCAGAGCGCACCCCATTGTCAATACCCAACCTGCAATCATTTCCATTTTAAATCTCCAGATCAGCTTTATGTTGGTAACGCACTTGGAAGCTCCAAGCGTTCTTGACACATTCCACAGAACGCCGTGCGTCCATCGGAACCCAATAATGCACGTCAACGTCCCACTTGTCAACACCGTACCGCACAGTTTTCCAGATTGTTACTGGACAGTTCGAAGAACCTACCCACACCTCACCTTCATTGAAGGCTGGGCCATCTGGACTGTGAAACTTCTTTGCTCCGTTCATACTTCCTCCCAGTTCTCAAATTTGCGGAATCTTTCTAGGACGTACATAGCAGCTTCTGCTGTCTTAGCCTTTTTGCTGCCTTTGATTTCCAAAACCCCGTTTGGCAACCCAGACTCTGAACACAGTTGGGCTTTTATCCCGTAGACTCTTCCGTATATCTGCCAAGCGTCACAGAGGATTTCTGTCACAGGGTATCCTCTAGCCTCCCGGTAAGTGAACTTCTCTTTGTTGTACCTGACTGTGAAGGTGTACTCTGCTTCGACTTTAAACGGTTTCATGAAAAAGCCCTCAAGGCGTTAGCGATGAGGGCTATTCTACAGACTTACGGCGGGCCGTCAAGTCCTTTTTGGTACGAATCGAAAGCAATTCGTGTGACAGCTTGAGTGTAGACCTTGGTCACAGGGTCTTTGGTCAGAGCTTGGCTGTTGTAAGCAATCAGCTCAGCACCCATTTCTGTCTCAAACTGGGCCTGTAGGGCCATCAGATTCTCTAGGTCACGGCTGTCCTCAGCAGAGTCAAAGAACGTCGCGTAGACGCGGCTCTGAGCTGGCGAGAGGCCGATAGAGAAGTCAGGTGCGATAGTGTCACCAGTCAGAACGAGGGTTGCCCCAGCGTCATTGATTGTGGTTACAAGAGTGCCGCCAGTTGTCAAGACAGTTGTATTGATTACAGGTGTCATTTCATATCTCCATTAAAGTGGGGCCGAAGCCCCGTTCGCCATTATTGGCACATTTCACACGATTCAACACGGGTAATTTCCCCGGCGCCTCGCATGGAATAGATGTAGTACAACGACAGGATGTTAGGATCGTTGAAAGCGATTCTGTGAATCTTGCCAATGTACTGCGGTGTATCATTCGACGTGAAGTAGAGGTTGATGCTCTGCCCTTGGTCGATGTAAGGTTGACGCTGAGAACATTGCATCAGGTGATCTTCCATAGGAATCTCAAAGCCTGTACGGAACACAAGTTTCTCATGGTCAGTCAGCCAGTCAACAAACTGGACAGACCCTTTATGCTTGTTCATATCCCTTACGCATTGCTCAATGTTCAAGCCTTTCTTCTTGATCAGTGCAAGCAACACTTTGTTGATACGGAAGAACTCACCGCCCGCCGATTGCTTAGTGAAGCACATCGCAACGTCAAGGCCAACACCCTCAGAAGCTCCTGCCATCAACTCAGCAGTGGATTTAGTAGGAGGCATCATCAACATTGTGGCGTTGCGAATCCCCAGCCCTACACAGCCTACAGGCTCACCCAGTGTATATGCCAGCCATTCGTTAGCCTTGTCAGCTTGAGCACGAATACCACGGAACACCTTGATGTTCAGCATCATTGCTTCCATGCTAGAAACACTCAGCATTTCAGTTTGCAGCAATGTATGCCAGCCCAGAACGCCACTACCCAAAGCACGGAACTCTGTGGTGAAGCGGTAAATCTTCTCCATAGCCTTCTTGTCTTCTTCGGACATTTCGTCCATGCACTCAATGTATTCACTGATGTTGCAGTCAGACATTACTTGACCAACGAACACTAGGTGCTCAGGCCAGCTACGGTATAGTTCCAAGTTGTAGTTGAGGATAACACAACTGAATGTGTACTTCTCGTTACTTGGCAAGTTTGTTTCTTGACACAAGTTGGACGCTCTTGCTCGTAGGCCAGCACGTTTAAATGCTTTAGCCAACTTGCGGTTCATCTTGTCAATGAATGTGAAGTATCCCTTACCGCGAGGCATCTTAACACCAAGCATCTTGGAAAACTTACGCAAAGCTTCTGCGTTTTCATCATTCATCAGGTCAACAAACTCATCGTCAATCAACCAGCCAACGTTGTTACTCTCAGTGCGTTCATACAGGTAATCACACACCTTGTCGAAGTCACCGTGTTGAGGACGTAGGCTGTAAGCACAACTCCCGCGACGTGGGCCTTGGGCCACTTCTTCCATCACATTGATAATGTCACGGATCAAAGGCATCAACCCTTGAGAGCGTCCACCACGAATCTTGTCACCCTCAGCAGGCCAGTCATCCAAGCAGTACGATGTACCGTGAGAGTGCTTGGTCAGGATAGCAGCTTCGGTCAGGAAGTCATAACGGTTTTGCAGGTTGTTGGCTACGTTACCACCAGCACAGCTTACGGTAGTTCCTCGCTTACGAATCCCGCCGTTTGCCAACAGTGGAGTGGATGGGCTTACGAAGCCGTCCCACATCACTTGGAAGAACGCATCTTCCCAAGTCTTGCCCGCCCAGTAGGGAACAACGTTCCACCACTCAGGATACACCTCTGGAGCGTGTACAGCAAGTGCAGCAGCTACAGTCTTGAACCGACTCTTGACAGTCTCGTTGTTGTACGAGTATTTGTCATAGAACAGTTGGATGCCTCCGGTAGTGTACCACGGTGGGCACACTCCGTCTTCAATTTGTTGCTTGCGTAGTGCAGAATAATCAATCACTCAAGTTCTCCTTTTCAACATACCCTTCGATAAAGCCTTGCTCGTTCCAGCTACTTTCATACTCCATACCCATACCCGGTGTGAAGAAGTCAACCATTTTGTAAGAGTCTGTTCCCAGTTCAAACCATTTGGTGATTGGAGACTTAACGTCAGGGAATGGAAGGTCGAGTCCAAGACGTTCAGCGAAGACGTTAAGTCTCACTTTGATGTAGTTCTTGAAGTCATCCTTTGTCATGCCGTTCAGCGTGTCTTCCAAGAATGCAAGATCAATGATCAGACATTCGTGTTCATAGGCGTATTGAATCGCCTTGTAAATTTGTTCAACCCTTGCTGTGTCTTCACGTAGTGGTCGTCCCAACTCTTTGTAGTGTTGGTTGATTGCCCAAGCAGCAGCAAAGCCGTGCAAGTCTTCGTCAATAGCACTCTGGTTAGTTCCACGCACTACAACAGGAAGTTTGTTGTATCCGTTAGATTGGAAGCTCTTCAAGATAGCAAAGCTGGCAAACAACAGTGCAGTCTCTGTCATAGAGAATACAATAGTCGAAAGCAGTTTATCTTCACCAGACAGTACATTCTCCAGCCATTCAACACGCTTAGCCAGTTCAGGGTTAGCAGCGTAGGCACGGTAGTGTTCGTCTTTGTCCAAACCAAGTTGTGTGTTTAGTTGGTTGTAGAAGCGAGCGTGAACTTGCAGTTCGAAGGCAGCAAATGCAGCGGCCATTGCCTTAGCTTCTGGAGTTGGGAACACCTTGATAAACAGGCCATTCCAGAACTCTTCACCAACAATCAACTCATACTTGAGGAACAGTTGAAGAACAAACTTTACAGCGTGAAGTTGTGCAGGTGTAAGATCGAACAGAAGTTGCATCCTGTCAAGCTCAACTTTCATTTCTGTGTTAGTCCAGAACTGTTTGTCGAACTGTTGGTCTGCGAACTCTAAGAATTGTGGATAGACGGTAGCGTAACTATCCGTCTCCGTCATGATACGGGTCTTCGCATTGAAGTCGAACGGAGCGGGCATAATGCCCGCAGCCGCTTCTAGTTGATTAGGCATTGTAATCCTTATTCGTCTGTAGGAGTTAGTGTTCCCTGATAGCTCATTGCACGCAATGTGTGTCTCAGGCTCTTATCGTTAGTTGCTTCGATCTGAGCTTCAAGGGATGCACAACCAGTGGCGAGCCATGCCTTGTCAGTTCGTTCAAAGCCTTCAACACGGATACCGTAGTATTCAATGTTGTTGATAGTGCGATGATTGCAGGCTACAAGTTCATAGCCCAACTTCACATCAAAGCCATTCGTTTGCAGAATAGACTCAAAGATTTTCTTGTTTTGTGTATCGTGTGCTTCTTTAAAACCATCGACCAACATTAGGTCGTGGAAACTCAGGGCGTAATCAGCCATTGGACACCTCGTATTTCATGCAAACATTATTCGGGATCAGTTGGCGATGTTGTACCCAACCAATCAAATTACCAGACCAGAACTTACCATTACGGTCAGCGTGTGTCACGCCATCTTCCCAGTCGGCCTGTTGCTGGCAGTCACCACAGTAGAAATCTGGCTCGTACATTGGAGTCGCTTGGTGTTCAAACGGACTAGCATGCACTGGTTCGCTCTCTACAAGGCGCTTATACACCATCTGAGCCTTCTCAAGCGTGTCATCCAGCTTACGGTAGCTCACTTGAGCGCAGCAGCTAGAAGAGATTGCCAGAGCTTCTTCAAGAGTGTACCCATGATTATCAGATACCTGCCCGTCCTCCCTTTGACCAGTTGGAAGCCAGAATCCAGATTGGTAATAAGGAACATGCCACTGCCCAGCTTTCAACTCATTAGGCTTACTCTCTTGCAAAGCTTCCCACATCAAACGAGCCAGTTCACGAATCTCAGGCTGAGCGTCTTCATGGTTACGCAGCCAGAAGAAGTTGTCCATGCAAGTAGCTGTCATGACAGTCTTCATTGTCTGGTATGGTTCAAGTGTACGGTTAGCCGCTTGCTTGTGCAAACCAATTCGGTTCATTGCCTCAGCGAGCTTACAGGCGGTACGTGCAGCCAGCTTCCAGAGTTTGATAGCGGCCTTCTTACGGAAGCGCCCAAGCTCACTCTTAGCTTGCATACCCGGCTGGTTTTGGCCCCAGTGGATAGGCATTGCTGGATCATTTCTCACTTGATCAATAATTGCAGATACGGGAATTGCCCGCGAAGAAGCAGCATTACGTGAGAACAGACGATGGGTCATGAACTCTCCGTGAATGAAGCGTTGATATTCCAACTCCCACGTAACGATCATCTGACCATTAGGGGCGATGGAGATAGCGATAATTTTAGCAGAAATCATTTTCTCTCCTTATATGAAAAAGGGAAACCTTTTAACGGGTTCCCCTTCCTTGGGTTATTGCCTGTGTAGGACGATATTATACCCCGACTTGAGGTCTGGAGTCAACAAATTTCCCACGCAACATCAACTCTAATTGAGCCAGTACACCGAAGGCTTCGTGAGCCTTGTGCAGCAGACCAGATTCTACATCCACGCACTGGTCAATGTCAAGCCGATCAACAACACGTTGCTTGATATGGTCTGTACGGTGCCTGCTTGCCGCCGCCGCCAGAGCGACCTCAGCGTCAGGAAGGTTCTGCCAGTCGTGGTCTTTGTATCCCTTGGCAGTTTGTGCCCAAGTCATTACGTGTGCCACTTCACGAAGAGCCAACGGGAAACCTTCGTCAACCAACTCTACACGAATCTTGCCAATCTTGCGAGTCTCCAACTTAGGACGGAACACACCAAGCTCTACATCCTCGCCCGGTGGAACAAGGTCAGCGAACAACTTTGCAGCTTCGTCACGATCTTGTGGCATGATTTCTGCCAGAGTTTTAATTGTCAGGCTTGGCTCAGGCTGGAACAGTTCCATGTGAGCACTAAAGTCAGTGCAGACACGGCCAGCACAGATGGTGTTGGTGGCTACTTCCTCAACAACCCCCACCTCACCCTCTTCGAAGAACTCAAAAGATTTCCCGCCGTCGAAGAAGTAGGCAACACTTGCAAGGTCGTCACGGTAAGCTTTACGTCTCACCAACTGAGTGCCCACAGGATACTTGCCCCACTGGCGAGCAAGGACAGCTTGTTCACCTTCTGCCTGATCCATCATTTCGTCAATGGTAAGGATTCTCATTCTTCATCCTCCCCCAGAGTTACAACGATTGGGTCACAGCCCAGCGCCCGCTCCAGAATTGCTTTTGTGCTTGCCACTTTTAGCAGCAAGATCATAAGCTGTTCTTCCGTCTCGCCATGCTCTTGCAGGAGCTTGTCCAGAAACTCTACGGATTCTGCCATGCTCACCAAGTCACGTAGGTTAACTACCTCAGACATTAGTGTTTACTCCCAGTTGATCAGCCAGAGCTTGTGCGTTACCTGCTACTTGCATGACCGCCCGAGTGATGCCAGCGATCAGGACGTTTTGGTCTTCACCTTGGTTGTCTGCCGCGATCTGGGCAGCAGTCGCAGAGAAGAGCTGGTAGAAGCCTTCCTCTTGTGCAGTCAGCTCGCCCTGTTCAAATTGTTTAATAGTAATCAGCTTCATTCTATTCTCCTTTGCTAGTTTGTAGTTTGTTGAAGTATCGGCGGACACAATATCCCCTACCAATGCTCCACACTGTACAACCGATTGTAGCGACTGTGGAAGCCACAGTCAAGTCCTTTATGTAGTGGAATGTCACCATTGTGATGATCCAACTCCCTACCATACCAATGCCTGTGTTAGACACTGTTTCCCTCAAAGACTGTGCTTTAGATTGTGCCATGTTGCCTCCTAAACGAAAGAGGGGCCATCATACGATAGCCCCTGTCTGGTGTCAACCCTTTTTGTTGTAACGTCGTACAAGATAATCCAGAGAGATTGGGCGAGGCAAGCCGAATCCATCTTCCACTTCGTCCAGCATCATAATGCCACGGAAGTGATTGTTACCTTGATGACCTTTGTACTCTTCGTCGTGAGGGTAGCACGCACCATTCACGATACCGATACGGTGTCTACCGTCGAGCTGGTTGTCAGCAATTGCAATGTCCAGTATCTGCTTGTGCCCGACAACGAACGAGCTACCAACCTGCTTCAAGAGGCTTGCAGCATTACCAGTGCGAGGTTTGCCAGTCAGTGGGTTTGCCAAGTAGTGAACGTAGTAGATGCCATCCACTTCAACAGGCTTCAAGAACTGACCAACCTTCCAGCCAAACTGCTCCAGATTAAGTGTAGCTGTACCGACAAAACCGTCAAGCTCTGGATTGTCGTTTGCCATCCGATTGAAGCGTTCTTCGTGATTACCCGGCACAAATTCCATGACAGGGTTATACACTTTCTTCTTGTTTGCTCGCTGGTGCTCTTGCAGGCGTTTAAGCGGGTTAGTGAGACGACGCATACCTTCCATGCCAGCTTCGATATCGAGTACAAGGCGTCTTCCCTCCATAGATTTCTTGCCCTTGTCATAAGTGCTCAGGGACTCAAAGTCGAAGTGATCGCCAATGTGAATAATCACATCAGGTCGCTTATCAACGATGAACTCACCGATGGCACTCAGATAGGTTAGGTCGGTGTTTGGTTTGCACTGTGTGTCGGCAATAATCAGGTGACGCTTACTCATTAATACTCTCCTTCTTAGGCGCCCATAGCTTGGCGAATTTCAATACGTTTGGTACTGCATCAGACTCAACTGGCAGAACAACTAAGCAACTACCCTTACCATCACAGATAGTGTTTTCATGACCTTCAAAGTGTGCCAAAGTATCTTTAATCTTGTCATACTCTCGACGGTTAACTCGCAACACAACCTTTCGGAAAGAGTCTCTTAGCCACTCATGGTAATCAGGGTACGCCTGTTCAATCCTCATGATAAGCTGGGTGAACTTTATGTGTGCATTGATAACAGAGTGTGCCACCAGAGTTGGCACCATATAATCTGGTGCCTCATCTAGAACAGCGATGTACATCTTTTTCATTTCCCCTCCTTCAACATTCTGGTAATCTGTTCTCGACGCTCTTTCACAGTGCGTGCAGGAACCTCACCACGTTTGGTGATCCAAGACTTTACCACGTCCGCCTTCTGCTTGCAAATGGTAATTGCTTCTTTTTCAACGGCAGCATCTTCATGGGACATGCCTTGGCGTTCAGCCAGCGTTTTGATCTTGTGACAAGGTTTGCACAGGAATGCCAAGTCTTCTTTACGGACAAAGACAATCCCCTCGACAAACTTCTGAATGTCGCTGATCTTTCTGAGCGAGTGCTCACCCGTCTTGTGATCCACTTCCATATTCTTTAGGATGTGCTCCTTGTTGCAAATCTCACAGACTCCGCCCCAAACTTTGGGTCTTCCTTTGCGTAGTTTCACATTAGGATTGGTGATCATCTTGCGAGAGGATTTAACAAACTCCAGCTTGATTGGGTTCTTCGACCAAAGGTATCGCCGGATTCCGCCACGAATCCAGCTAAGATACATTGCCTCGGTCTTCCAGATTTCTGGGTACAACTCCCAAGGACGAATATCACTCATACCTTGTGTACTCTCAGAAGGTGTGCGATGTTCGGATACTGGTCTTTGTATTTATCAGGGTCAGCGTGCATCAGCACAGCAGCTTCTGGGCTGATCTGGAAAGCAGAGCAGACGAGTTCAAGGATTTGAATAGGCGAGAGGTGGTTAGCCTCCCTCACCTTGTCAAGATCGAACATCACATACTTGCGTTCTGGTTTAGCCTTACGTTCAAACCATGCCATCAAATCACCCCCACTTTGTGTAGGAGTTCTTCAACGTTAATTCGATCACCTTCCCAGCGACGCATATGAGCACAGTCAAAGTACATCTGCATGATCTGGATTGCGTCCATGTCTTGCATCTGTCCAGTGTGATCCATGAAGATAACGCGGTCAGGATACCAAGCTTTGTATTGGTTGTAAAGGGCTTGCAGAGCTTCTTTGTCGTTGGTTGCGTCTTTCAGCACGTTGTATGCTGCCACTTCACCGAATGTAACGGAATTACCATTCCGATCCTGTTCAATCTTCCACAGGTCACAGCCGTGGTAGTTGTCCACAGAATCGCCGTAGAGAGCTTGGTAGTAAAGCCACAGCCTGCCAGTACCCTTAATGCCTTTCCCTTCCTTGTGCAGCTCCCCAAAGCCTTTAATCAGCACAGGCTTGATCATCTTGGCAGGGTTGAACAGCCAGCCAGTGCAGCCAAGTGCGTCCTTGTCTTCTGTCACTTGAATGATGCGTCCGTTGTCAGCCTTCCAGCCTTGGTATGCACGGATGCTGCCCATGTCATCCACTTCCATACCATTGACAACGATTGCTTTCAACTCACCAATCATGTAGTTGCGAAGCTCTTTCAATTGCAAAGGACGAATGGTGTCGTCACGGTTCTCTTTGTATTTCCCGCCGAGTTTACTCTTGCCCGCCCACTTACCACAAGTTGCAACGTGTGTCATCGGAAGGGGAATCAGGTCACGGAAGTTACCCTCACCACCAATGTAAATCTCACCCTTGCTTACGCCTGTACGAGTGTGGTAGCCCTTGATCATATCACGGATCAGGTTCTTACCATAGCTTGAGTGGCGAGCTTCTTGCACATCAGTGATTGTGTACATATCCTCGGTGTGGGTTGTCTCTTTGATGTAGGCTCGGAAAGCTGTGCGGTTAGCCCAGTATTCTACGACACCCTTCTCAATATGTTGCGTGCTGATGCTTTTGTCTTCGTTTGCAGCGGCTGCCTTATATGCAATGCTGTCCGCGTCAAATACTAGAATGTCTGTCATTTTCCCCTCCAATAGCAAAAGGGGCCGTAGCCCCTTCATCTTACAAGTTGTAGCCAGTCAGCTCTTCGAACTTGGCTTGAATTTCAGCGTTACGACCAGTGAACTCTTCGTAAGCTTCGTTGGCTTCCAGCTTAGCTGCCGCCACGATCAGTCCCAATTCGTGAGAGTCAATCCCAGTAGGGTTGGCGTTCTTGTTAAATTTGTTCTTGTTCTTCAAGTCTTTGATGGCATCTGCCGTCGAGAGTTGAGTGGTGAACAGCTTCACCAGTTCTGCGAAGATTTCCTCTTCTGTCAGGTTTACGTGTTGGTCACTCATTGAATTACCTCCGAACGGTAGTTGGTTACAGATGCCGAAGCTTGCAGGTATGCAGTTTCCATACCCTTTGCGTCAGCTACAAAGCCACGTGTTGCACTAGCGTGAAGGCCGAAGGATGCACCAACCACTTGCTCATCAATGTTGGCTGCGAGGAACACAACTTGATAACCTTTGGCTTCTGCTTGCTTGACAAGCTCCTTGACTTGAGCTGGAGTATACTCACGGGAAGCGTTCTCATAACCATCAGTGAAGATGTTGATGATTGCTTTCTCAGGAGCATCAGCCAGTACACGTGCCAGAGCAATACCAATGGCATCGTTCATTGCTGTGCCGCCGCTTGGCTGGTAGGACTCGTTGGTCAGGTCTTCAACGGTCTGTAGGTCAACGCTTTCGAAGCGTGTGCGTACAGTCGATGCGAAGGTGATCAGGGTCACATCAGCTTTGCCGGGAAGGCTCTTCTGGTCTGCGATAGTGGTGTTGAAACCACCGATCACGTCTTGACGCAGGTGGCTCATGGAGCCAGATTCATCAAGTACAAATACGATTTTTACTGCTTGTTCTTCCTTTACGATCATTCTCAATCCTCCAATGCGATTAACACAAGTAGCAGGAGATACCAGCCAAGGGCGATATTAACTCCCGGTACGAAAAAGTCCAAAACAACCATCATCCAGAATATGGTGACTAACATCACTCGTCCTCTTCTTCGTCTTCGTCCTCAAAGTTCAGCTCGTAGGAGCAGTCAGTGATACCCATACTTTCGTAGGTGCATTCATCAGGAACTTTGATAGTGTCGTAGTGGAATCCGTCACCGTCACAACCCATCGACTCGTAGTCGAGTTGGCCGCTTTCGTAAGCGTCATTCATCTTGCGGATGAACTCAGCGTTGAAGGTGTAGTGAGGGTAGTAAGAGCCGTCGCCGCCATCGGATACGAGTACGAAAAGTGTCTTAGCCATTTGTGTCTCTCCTTTGATGTTTGGTGTGGGCACATCATACAGACTGTGCCCTTTGCTGTCAACAGCTAGTTCGATTAGAACGGAACGTCGTCATCGAAGTCATCACTGTCAGGTGCTGGAGCACTTGGAGTGATACCGACTGGCTTGGCCTTCTCTTGTGGAGCGGCCTCAGCGTCCTTCTTCCATCCTTCACCAATGACCGCTTTCAGTGGGCTGTCAGTGACAACGCCGTCAGCATCAGTGCTGGTGAAGTTAACAGCTTTACGCTGGTGGTTCTTGATGCAAGCACGTGCTTCCAGAGCAGCAGTCTTGTCCAAGTTGGCATCCCACATTTGAACCAGAGCCAGTGTTACACCTTCTGGCAGTTCAGGGTGTGGCAGACCTTCTGGCACGATACCAGCGATCTTGATGTCTTCTTTGAAGAAGCCTTTGTCGTTGAAGTGCAGCTTGATTTGGAACTGTACCACTTTGCCCAGCAGCTCGTCAATACGGTTGCTTGTGAACAAGCCATCCTTGTCGAGAATACCAGAAGCGTCAGCCAGTTTGTGCAGTTGGCTGTTCTTAGCCAGTGCCCACTTAGCAGCACCCGGCTTGCCTTGGTTGTGGTTCATTTGACGCAGGTTGAACGGCTTCTGCACCAGACGGTTGAATTCCCCGTTGAGGATCAAACGCAGAGGCATTGGGTTCGATACACCAGTGAAGTGCAGGCTCTTGTCAACCATGATCTGCGGGAAGTCCGCACATACGGCCACTTGTTGCACGTCCTTCTGCTTGTAACGGAAGCACATGTTGCCTTCGAACTCTTCGAAGCGAGCGTTTTCACGGCCAGCTTTGGCAATTACAGCTTCGTTACCAGCTACGGAGCCATCGTACTCTGGGTAGCGTTTCAGGAAGTCAGCGTCAGTCACAGGGATTGCCGCGTCGTCCAGCACTTGCATACCGAGGTCGTAGATACCAGTGATGATACCCGGCAGGGAACGTTGTTTCCCGCCACCAGCAGCTTCAACCAAGTGCGCGTTCAGGGCTTTGTAATCGACCTGTTTGCGGTTCTCGGAGCCAGCAGTAGTTGCGTTACCAGTTGTTTGAAAAGCCATTTTTGTTTCTCCTATACTAATGCCTAATATCGTAGGCTGAATTTGGGGGCGTGTTGGCCCCCGCTTATTGTTGATTGATCAGATCAACGAATCTCTTTGTCAGCAGTGTACGAGAAGATGCGAACACCATTTCGTTTACCGCCGAGAGCAGCTTTGATTTCACGTGCTGTGTCGCGGTCTTCACCCGACCAGACGTTGTTACCATCGCCTTTAATTACTGCGTATAGTGCCTTAGTTGGCAGGTCTTTGTCAACCTCTTTTTCAACTACTCCACCTTCAACCTTTGCGGCTGGTTCATCTTCGACAGTGACCGGAACCACATGCTCGTACTGCATGAACTGTGTGTCAGGGCCGGTGTCAGTTTGACCCTTGAAGACTGGGCCGAACGGGGTGTCCTTCACGTACTCAACAATTGTGCCGTGTGGAAAGTAGTGATAGCCGTCATCACCATCATACCCGTCAACCACAAGTGCTTTATCGCCTGTTACATAAACCATGTAAATCCTCCTTCGTTTGTAGAGAGCGTATCTTACGCCTGTTCGTCCGGGGTGTCAACAACTAATTGCACTTGTTCGTCAGTTAGTCGCTGCATAATTCCACGGTCATTGACGTATACATAAGTGTCGAGGATTCGGGCAGAACCAAGACGCTTGACGATTTCGCCAAGCGCGTACATATGGTAGCTGTCTTTCTTGATCACTCTGTATTGGTCTGCCTGCCAGCTCACGCCAGCAGAGCCTTGAAGCGTTCAGCCACTCGGCCAAGGTGATCGTGCGATGCTTCTGCTTCGGTCAGCAGAGCTTGACGTGCAGCGATTTCAGCTTCGTGTTCAGCCTTCTGCTCAGCGATAGCAGCTTGAGCTTTCTCAAGAGTTGCTTGAGCGTCAGTGAAACCTTGCAGGGCTTCTTTCACCAGTTGGTCTGGAGTCTTGACAGCTTCCTTCTGCTTGCCGAAACCGAGGAAGTCGAAAGCGCCTACGGATGGTTCGTTACGTTGAGTCATTGTGTTTCCTCCAATGTGTGTTCGATGTGGGAGAGTATGGGGGCTTTCGCCCCCGGTGTCAACCATTATTTTTAGTGAATGTCAGAATAACGATCACCAAATTGAGTCTCACAGTCCAGCTTACGACGCAGACCAAAGTCATCATTCACTTTGTAGATAGAGTCTTTGATGATCTTAGCCAGCTTAACTTTGTACTCTTCCTTGTCGCCAATGCAAATGATGCACTCGTCGTGGAAGCTACCAGACAGACGCTTAGCCTTACTTCCCCACTCTTCTACCATTGCATTGAGGATGTTGTCAACCCACATGTCAAAGAAATACGAGCCAGTCCCTTGAGCCAGTGTCGAGAAACGGTCAGCCTCAGAACGCAAGCTATAGCAGAACCCGTTGATTGGGTTGATCAGCCACTTATTGCCACGTGCATCTTTGAACACCACCTGTTCATCTGCAATAGCCTTTACAGACCAGTTCAGCTCCCAGTAAGCAGTGTGAAGAATCTTACCTTCCTCAAGGGATACACCAGCCGCCTGAGCGATCTTAGCCGCACCAGCATTGTACACGGAAGCATAGTTGGTTGTCTTGCCCTTCTTACGTGCTGCCTTGGCGTTGGCACTCTTGATGCCATTCATGAAGTCGTCAAACTCTTGCTGCGTAATCATCTTGGCAATCAATGCCATGAGGATGTGCGGGTCGAAGTTGTCAGCCTGCATTGTAGCCACGTACTCAGGGTCATGCGGCAACATGAAGTGGTGCTTCACACGGTCTTCAAGAGACGACAAGTCAGAACCTGCCAGCTTCTTTTTCAACCCTGCAATCAACGATCCACGAATGTCATAGCCGTAAGGCTTGTCAACACCCGGAAGGTTTACCAGTTCACGGTGCTGTACACGCAGGGTGTTTGTGAAGCCACCAATGCGAGCCTTCAACCACTTGCCATCCTCCATATCACGGAAGAAGCCCTTGAGCACGTTACGGCGGTTCTCAGCAACCTTGTAGTCAGCGTACACCTTAATCGCTGGCACTTCCTCAGCAAGCTCTAAGAGGCTGTGGCACAGCTCTTTACCATCGTCACCACCTACAGAGATTTGTGGGATTGCACGTTCCTCTGGTCGGCTGTTCTTCCAACGATCCCATTGCTGTTTGTTGGCCTTGCCTTGTGGCTTTCTTGCGATCCAAGCCTCAAATGCAACCTCATCCTTTTCATACTTGAACGTCTGAGGAACCCAACCTTTGGAGAACAGGAAGTCCTTTACTTGCCCCGGCGCCCCCGGATTTGGCTCTTCGTTGTGGTGCCATACACGGTAGAATTGAGTACCAGTCTCAGGCGAAAGACCATCATCTGGGTCAATATAAACCTTGACAGCTCCAGTCTCTTCGTCCTTTGCCCCACTCGCCAGATCAGCCATCACCTCATCCCACTTAACCCAGTGGGCGTTACGATCCCCGTTCTTCTTGAACGGATCAGCCTTTGGCTGGTTCTTCTTGACGTATTTAGGAACCTTCGGCATTACAGCAGCCAAGCCTTCCCGAGCAGCAGCCACAATCACTTCAAGCTTCTCTAGCGATTGTCTGCAATGGTCTACGTCAACTTCCCAGCGGGTTGTCTCTTGCAGTGCGGCACAATCCATCTTGAACATCAGGAACGTCAGGATGCTATCAATCGCCTTGTCAACACTACGGCCAATCATGTCGTCAATCGGAATCCATTCATCAGTAGAGATACGAGTCCCGCCGACGTTCAGCACCTTGACGCCACCCTTCTTGTCCTCAATACGTTGACCGAAGTCAATCAACTTTTGAGCTTCGGTGTACATATCCTCCAGACGTTCAGCGTGGTCATTCCACAGTGCAACGTTGATCTTAACGTCCTCTTGGCATCGGTTTTGCATACGATCCAAGAACTCTGCCAGTGTTTCATCCTCGCCCTGCTCCCAGCTATCAATAACTGGCTTGGCAATCCCGTAGTCTTCAAAGAAGCTATCAAGGCCGTGCATACGACGCTCAGGACTCAAGTACCACGAAGTTGCCAGAGAGTCAATAACCATCAGGTCAGACAGGTCAATGCCAAGCACCTTCTCTGTCATCTTAACGTCGTAGCCAATACCATTGTGCATCACAATCGGGATGCCTTTGTCAATGTGATATTGGAAGAACGCAGCCACTTGCCCTTTGTAATCACGGCCAAGCTTATCCAGCGGGCTGTCACGACGGATAGTCTTCTCGATGAAAGCACCATCAAGCTGTGGGCTGTGCATCTTGTAGGACAAGACGTGCATTTCAGTTACATCATAAAGAAGTCCGTTGGCTTCGAAGTCAGCTACGGTGGCTTTACGCCAGTTGGTAATTTGTTTCATGTTGCTCTCCTTAAAACGATGAGAGGGAGTATACATAAGCATACCCCCTCCCGTCAACCACTTAGTCTTCTTGTCTTGCCAGAGCATCCAGATACGCTTCCTTCACCGCTGGATTACGGTCAAGGTACTCGTCCAGATCGAACAGAGTGTGTGTCTGGTTGTCGTAGAAGTATTTACCAGCTTGAGGGCTTGTGTTACCAGTCCAACGACACTTGGTCATCTTCATGGTTGTCACGTTACGCTCAATCTCGTTTTCTGCTTCCTTGTTACGTGTGAACAACAGGTTGCACGCAGCCGATTTGAAGATTGCAGACGACCCTTGGAAGTCTTCTTCGAACAGGTCAGCACCAGCCGAGTTCTGCTTACCGCCACCAGCACTCTTACGAACGTGGTTGATCAGGATGAAGCTTACGTCGTGGCTCTTTACAGTACCTTTCAGCCACTTCATGAACACAGCCTGCTCTTCGTTGCTCAAGCCATCTAGAATGTCTTGGAGAGGGTCAACGATGATTACCTTGCACTCGCATGCAATGATAAGCTCCATGATCTTCTCTTTGATATCCTCAATCGAGCCATCACGCTCTTCAACCAAGTGCCAGCGGTGCGATCCATCCTCAAGGAAGAACAACTCTTGAGCCTTCGCCTCAACCTCTGGACTGTTCAGCAGGTCAATCTTTTCTTGATCGTCTTCGATCAGGTCAAGCTTCTTGCCGATGTGTCGAGACAACATCTTGTTACCGTATTGAGCACAATCAGACTCAAGGGACAGCACACCCGGTTTGTGTGGACTGTTGAAAATCCAGTGGTAGACACACTCATCTACGATGGTGGACTTACCAGTACCAGACGCCGAACCCAAGTTGGTGATGGTCTTGAGAGGGATACCGCCAGCCATCATCTTCTGCACTTTCTTCATGAAAGGTGGCAAAGGAATTTTAGGTGTGGTAGCAGCCTTCTTCATCAGGTTCATCAAAGAACCAGAACCAACAATCCCGCTTGGAGTATATGGTGCAGCCTTGTAGAAGCAAGAGATAAACTCTCGTTCCTTGCCAGCTTTCAAATACTCGTTAGGGTCTTTCAGGCTCATTTCCATCACGTATGCCTTGCCTTTCGGTAGAGCCTTACACACCATTTCAGCAGCCTTACGGCCAGCTTCGTCGTTGTCCATGCAGACAATGATTCGTTCGAAACGGTTGAACCACTCGTATTGCAAAACAATCTGCTTCTCACAACCAGTCTCACCGATGGTAGGACTTACGGTTGGGATGTGCTCATAACCTTTGCCCTTCTGGTAATCAGCCAGCATCTGGTACGTGGACAGTTGGTCAATCTCACCACCAACGATGATGCAATACTTGCCACGGTCACGCATGAACTTGAACTGACCGAACAGTTGGCACTCACGACCAGTCTCACCCAGTGCTCCTTTGAAGTCTTTAGGAAGCGTTCGCTTCTTATACCCTGTCAGGATGAACCCGTGATCGTTGTCCTCACTCTCCATAGTGCATGGGTAGTATTGAACTGCCACCTCACCAGTCTGCGTGTTGATTTCATGACGAACACCAAACGCAGCGGTTGTATCCTTGCGAATCCCACGATACCCTTTCGAGTCGGTCGTGGTGATTTCTTTCATTCTTGCATGAATCTCTTCGTTGAATTCAGCACCCACAATATTGTACTCCTGCTCTTCTACCACACCATGTTCTTCCAACCACTCTTCGGAAGGAATATCGAAACCGCCACATCCACCGAAACAGTGGGCGCCCTTATGACGCCCGTCTGTGTCTGTCCCGTACACCATGAGGTTATCACCTGTACGATCCAAACCTTTCTTTGTGCATTTAGGGCAGGCTACTTTACCATAAGTATACAGGTCAATGCCATACTTTTCTGCTAGTTCCTGACTTGTCAAGCTGCTCTTGCCTCCGTAAATGTCTGTTGCCATACCGACGTGCTACCCGGTGTCCCACCGCTTGGTGGAGTACCGTCACCACCTCCAGTTGGTGGCTTTGGTTTATCTTGTGGCTTGGCCCTTGCCCGCGCTCCGTGCAGTATACCCGGAATCTTGTCCTCAAGGGAAGCAGTGATTGGGGTTGCTAGGCTAAAGCCATCAGGCAACTCTCGCACTGCAAATTGAGTCAGCCCAGCGGATACACAGAAGTCCCATGCAGCGTTGATTGTTGGGAACGGAATCATAATTGTGTTGCCGTTCAGGGTTGGGATGCTAGCCATTAAATCACCTCCAGTTCAGAAGCCATGAATGGTACAGCAAACCACTCGTCAAAGTCAACCTCCATTTCATACACAACACCGTCACGTACTTCTGTCAGCTTCACGATGGTGCCTTCGTCACCCATGAAGTCATGTGGCGAGCCAACGATTGCAACAACCTTTACACGATCACCTACATTCATTCTTGTTCTCCTTTCTTGTGTTTACGTTTGCGACGATACTTGGTACGGTCGCGTTCAACCTTGGGTACATTAACACGTCGGTTGGCTGCTGCCAAGGGATTTCTGATTTTATTGTCCAACGTCATACTCTCTCAGGAATGTGTGAAGCGCAGAGTCTACCACGAATCGTTGGGAGTCGGTAGCATTTTCTACATGAATCAAGAACATAGGGCCGTGAATCCCTTGTGCGGATTGTACACGCACAGTGTAGCTGCTGTCTCGTTCTTGTACACGTTTCTCAAGTTCATCCGCGAAGTTTAGTATCTGACCTTCAGTAATCATTGTGTATCTCCTGTCTGGTATGTGGGCCATTCTACACCATTCTAACCCCTTGTCAACCCCTAGATGTGAAAAAGCCCCGCCGGTGAGGGCAGGGCTTAATTGGTTTTCATGCTAACGACAGCTCGGGTGCATTGCCAGCGTCCGTCTCGTTATACGTCTCAACGTAATCCCAAGGTTTGGAGAAGCTTTTAGCTGTATTGTTTCAAATTTTAAAAGGTTAGTAGTTGACCTTTAAGCTTTTCAGCTTTCCTATTTGAACTTTAAGCGTTGTCAATGCTAGTTCTCGCCAGAGAATTGGTTGGCGTGATTGGTTAGAATACCATTCTATAATAGGCTCCCCTGATATACCCCAGAGGAAAGGGTCACGAGAATTTAGGCAATTCGTCGCAGCATGAATAAAACATTACGCCTCGATCAGAGTCTTAGCGTTTGCCTCAGACAGAACGAAGTCAACTTCGAATACAAACCCGTTGATTTCTGCTTCCAGCTTGGCGATCACAGCTTCCAGCCCGTTAGGGTCAAGTGGAGCAGTGATGTTCGATGCGGTGTAAGGCTTGCTGATGGCTTCCAGTTCTTCCTCGGTAGCTTTACGCTCCTTACCAACAGCAGTCTGAATCATCATGTCCAGCTTCTGGTTCATGGTGACGTTGTTGCGTTCAACTGCTACGCGGTTCTGGTTGAGCTGTTGTTGCAGGACAGCCAGAAGGGTACGCTCTTTGTCGATAGAGCCTTTACGCTCAATAGCCTCAGCGACGGTCATGGTGACGCCGTTGATGACAACCTCGGTTACAGCGTTGGAACGAACAACAGCGCCCTTCACAGCCTGACGACGAGCGATCAGGTCTTGAACCGATTGCAGGTTTGCTCGGATGGTGTTGGTTGTTGCTTGCAGATCAGAACCGTTAGGAACCTTGCCACCAACAGTGACGCTGATGAAGGTGGCCTGTCGGGTTGCTTTCTCGATGCGGTCGTTCAGTGCTTTAACTTCTGCCAGAGCGCGAGTTACGGAAATCTGTGTCATATCTTTCTCCTTTGATATTTGATTTGGTCATTGTAGCAGACTTTTGAAGTCTGTCAACTCTTATTTTGCATTATTTAGGATTGCAAATGGATTGTCATCAACCCAAATGTTTACCCTGATTCCTTGCTTAGCCATGTAATCTTGTTTTGCTTGACCGGAAGTGTAGTACACTTTAAATCCCCTGTCAACAAGAAATTTCAAATCTTCTGGATAAGTTGTTGGTGTCCTCCACGTACAGACAATCACATGGTAGCCACCCTTCTCCAGAGCAAGCATCACTTGAAGCCACAGCGGCTCATTATCGCTGATTGTCTCATCAAAGTCAAACGCCACAATCTTTGGATCATGGCCATAAAACTCTTGACGTTCCCAGCCGCTCACTGAAACCTCAGCATAGCAGCTTCCAGCTCACGAATCAACCCTGCACATGCAATCTTTTCCAAGCAACGTTTCATGAAGTCGTTGTTGCTCTCTTCCTTCGCTTGATGGAGATTCAAATTGATATCTTGCAGCACAGTAGTACGTTGGCTAACCCGCAGTTGCGAGAAAGCATGAGCCAATTCTCTGTTCATCTGTATTCTCCATTTCTGTATTTAAGTACCAAGTGCATTCTCATACACTCATATCCAATTGGAATTCCTGTTGCTCGACTGACAACTAGGCTACCACGACCATCAGCTCTCTTGCAAGCCATTTTCTGATCATCGAAGTGGTTAGCCTGCACCATAAAGATACTACCAAACATAGCAACAGTACACAACCCAAGCCCAACAATAAACTTCATATCAGTGTCCGTAGTTGCAGCCAATGAGAACGCGCTTTCCGTTGATCTTCATGGTGGTGTCGAAACTCCCACAGCAGGTGACAGCATCATCGTAGGCTTCAACCTGTGCATCGTCATCAAAGAACGCCATTCGGAAACTGTCAGCGTACTCCAAACCATTACGCGCGATCTGGTATTGAAGCTCTTCCATTGCCTCTGGATACTGCATAAACAGAGCGTGCATTTCATGCGTCATTGTTCGTTCTCCCACCATAATGTTTTGCCTGTGTAGGCATTGTATGCCTGACGATCTGCCAGTCGGCACTTCTGTGTCAAATATACCGGGGTAATCCCGGCTTCCATGCAGTATGCCTTAGAGTTGCATGCCATGTCAAACCATTCAATCAACCGTCCGTCTGCATCCTCAAGCATGTATCCGTGCTCGGTCTTGATCAGCCAGTGAGTCATTCTTCAAGATTCCATTGCTTCATGTTGTAGTAGATTACAGTAGTACACATCAACTGGTCAAGCAGAAACTCACGGCTGCCAGTCTGTATTGTCAAATCCTTTGTAACAAGGATATTGTTTCGTGTCTCTACATCATTTGCCAACACCATGTCAAGCCCCGAGTTGTGCATAGATGAGAAGGCTTTAGCCACCTGCTCGACCTTGCTTGCACCGTGTGTGGTCTTGAAGCCAGCCACGATGATATCTGGACGCTTCTGTTTGATGGAAGCCATGATCTTAGTGTTGATCCCTCGCAGCGTCACCTGATAGTCCTGAGAACTGGACAGGCGAGAAGCCTCGCTGGGGTTATCCATTTCAAAATCACAGATGGCTGCGTTCATGATGATGGCCTTAACGTCTTCGTCCCCAAGGGCCAGCTCAATGAAATGAGCAACGTGATCGTTAGTGATCATATGACTGGCAGGGTCTGCCATCTTCGTCAGGGCGAGGTAAGGCTCAAGCGTGCCGTTATCAGCGAACATCTTGTTGAGTTGCTTGGCTGTCCCACCAAAGGCTGGAGCGGCCAACGCCAGATGGCAAGCCACATGATTGAATGTACCGCCACCAAGAATTACTACACGACTCATCATTGCCCCTTAGCCCATTGGACTGCTTGTTTGATAATGTTCCCATGACAGGGATTGGGAGTACAATAACAGGCGAGGCGTTTTCCGTCAAGCTCTTTCAGCATTTCCAGTGTGATAAACCCATCAGAGATTTGCGACCAAAGGTACTTGCGATATTCCATAATCGCCTGATGAACGGTTGACACACGGTATTGTGCCCGAGTTCCGTCTTTGTGGCTGTACGGATTACCCCATTTGCTCCCGCGACCTATGTACACAATATCAGGATCATCCATATTCACTTTGTATTTGTTCACTACAATACACATACCACCTCCTTATAAGCTTTTGATCTAGATGTTGTTGCTGTTATGCTTTTGATCTTCACTGTGCTGCTAGATTCGGAGAGATCAGGTAAAGTTGTCCCAAGGCTGATCATACAGGAACTACCTGCCTCGATCAACCTCTACTCTACCTTTCATGTGCTGCTGAGTTCATCAGTCACAGGCCCAGATCATTCCCTCCTAAGAGGTCGCCGCCACGGTATAATCCAGTTCAAGTTCACCTGCCCCTGTGGCTTCCTCTTCATAGGGCGTGTTCCCGTAGGTCGGTGAGTGTGTTCGACATATCTCCCCTACGACGTGACGAATGGTATCATGAATAAATCTGCTGTCAAGGGCTTGACTCGATTCAGTTTTCGTATAAGATGAGCCAACACAAACAAACGAGGACACCACGATGTACGATCAAGCCTATATAGATGCACTGCCTACACTGGACGTTGGAGCTGTGTGCAAGCTCAAGAAGAAGGAACGTATTGCGATCCGCCACTTCAAGGGTAAGCTTGGCTGCCGTACATGTGCATGCACGCTAAAGACCGTCAGCCTGAACACTGGCAAGATTGAGTGTTCCAACTGCCTCAAACAGTTCAAGGGACTGGAGCTTCCATTCCGTCAAGTGACACGTAGCTGTCTGCAAGATCGTGGCATGAACCCGATCAGGCTTGCTCCCACAACAGTTGGCGGTATCAATGCAAGGCAGAGTCGTTCTGAGCGGTTCACGTCTTATGTGCAACGTACACGCATCAGCGGAGGCATCCCAATCGTGTACGGCGGAATGAATACAAAATAGTTGTTGACAAGGTTCTGAAATGCTGTAGACTTCACCACATCAAACACAACAAAGGAGATTCAAAAATGTCTAAAGTTACTATCGCTACTGCTGTTCTCGCTGGCCTCGCTGTTTCTGACCGTCTGAACGAGCTGGATGTTCAAGATGAACAACTGGCAACTCTGGTTGGTGATCTGGCAAAATCGCTGGCCGAAGTGATGGCTGTCACTGAAATGGTTGACAAAGCTGTAAGCATCACCGCAGAGCAATCTCAGAAGGGCGACACATTCGAAGTTGATCGTGGCCTAGCTGCCATCCGTCAAGTGACTTCTAATCTGGTTTCTGACCAAGAGAAGATCACAGAAGCATTCATGAAGAACGCTACCCCAGAGGAAATGCTCTTGATGAAGCTGATGGCTGCTCTGTCCGCTCGCGGTTAACAATTACAAGCCCCCGTTAACGGGGGCTTCTTTTCGACTGGAGGAAATCCATTATGATTTTGAAAGACCTGTTGAACACCACTTGCACTCGTTGTAAGTCTGGTAAGCTGATTGAACTCTCGCTGACGTATACCGCACGTGTGGAGTGCAGCCACTGTCGAGCTGTCTTCAATCGTCTGGTACACGCCAATGGTTGAGGTTGTCCAACGTGCGCCCGGTAAGCGTTGCACTTGCCGTAACTGCGGTAGCGTGCTTGAGTATCACTATGCTGACATTGATGAAGAGTATGTGCGTGACTATACTGGTTGCGGTGATACAATCTATCGTATCCATTGTCCAGTTTGCAACGTGAAGACCACTGTAGAACGCTGGCGTTAAATCGCAGGCAAACAAAAACCCCGCCACTAACCACGTGAGCGGGGCTTTACTCTTTCTCTAAGGTCATCAATTTCACGTCTATTCCTTTTTACGTCGTCATCTAGCAGGTCAGTTTTCTTGTTGCTGATAAACTGCAACGCACTGAGTTGTTCCTGCAAGTTGTTAATCTTTGACTCGTACTTCCTGTCAATAGCCGAGAGTTGTCTCTGGTAGTCTTGTTTGGCTACTTCTAACTCTAGTTGACCTGTTTTATTATTATATGCGGGGAAGGCCAGTAGACAAATGCAAACAAGGAGAGCTGCCAGAAGACTTCCAACGGCAGTAATTAGAGGCCAGTCTGTTTTCCTTGTCATGTCATATACCTTCTCTTAATCAGCTTTAGATTTACGATCCTCAAGCTTGTCCATTACACGTTCCAGATACTTGTTAGTGATTTGTTGCTCACTACGTAGACTTGTGATCTTAGTATCCATTTCAGAAGACAATCTGTTGATAGCCGAATTAAGCTTATCCTCAGTAACTGTTGTCGCTTGTAGCGTGTACAGTCGGTCGTCTAGTTTATTAATTTGAGATTGTTGGTAGCCAACTACACCAACACATACCATGAGCAATGCCCCTGCTACATAATTGAGTACAGCCTTCACCATATCGTTAGTTGCTGTTGCCATAAATCTTCTCCTGCTGTTTTAGCCAGTCCGTGTAAGACTGAATTCGATTGTTGCACTTCCATACTTCATAAGTGTTGGTCACATAGGCGTGAGCCAATGCACGAACAGTGTCTTCCTGTACACGTTCTGGGTTGCACAGAGTGAGGAATTCACTTGGCGGGTGGAGAACAACTGTCTTTGTCACCGTCACAGTACGCTCTGTCGAGCAACTGCATAAGGTCAGGACTAAGACGGTCATCATCAGAAAAGCCTTTAGGCTTCGTAGGAGCTGCATTAGCGTTCTCCTTGATAGTCAGGGTGGGTAGAGAGTTGATCGCGTCTCCAGCCTCTTGCTGGGCCTTGCTGAGTGCAATCTCATCGCGGTAGTGCTGGTTAAGAAGGTCAACAGTGATTAGGCAGGAGGATTTTGCATCTTCTGCTTCTTTCTTGTTGGCTTCCGCCGCAGCAGCGTACATCGCCACTTCCCGCTCCAGTCTCTGAACGTCTCCATGTAGCTTGTACGAGTATCCAGCTAACATCAATGTCAGCACAATCACACCTACTGCTAGGTATGTCTTAATTGTTGTCAGCATCTTCTTCTCCTTCTTCCTTCTCCGCTGTCGTGTAGTAAACCAAACCGGCTCTTACAACAGCAACGAATGTTGCAATCCCTGCGTAACTTCCTTGTGGGAGAAGAGGTTGCCACAACATCATCAAGGGTTCCGCTGCAAGAAAGATTGCAGCAACAACTCCGAGAGTTATGTGTTTCTTTTTAGCCATGTCAACCTCCGTCTATTAAATGAAACTTGCGTAGGCAGCAGCCAGTTTCGTATCGTATTTGTTAATGGCATAGTTAGGGCCATTATACAGCTTAGCAAACTTCGCCCAGTCTTTCGTTCTGAGTGCTGTCAACATGCCCGGATTAATCTTCAAGAATCTCACGAATGTATCTAGCTGGGTTGCTTCACTCTTGTATTGTGCGTTGATGAACTGTTGGACGCTTTCAAAGCCAAGAGCCTTCCAGTGGAATCCCATGATCTGGAACAACCCCCAAGAAGCACTTTGCAATGCACATTCACGATCAATCATCACAGCAGTGTTGAGTCTGATATGTTCAGCCGCACCACCTTGATATCCTCCAGCCTTTGGGTTGCACACTTCGTTAAGCTCTGGTTCTTTGCCAGTCTTAGCTTTCAGAAGTTTGTACATCCAATGACGTTCAAAGAGAATAACAGGTTCACCAGAGGGAAGAAAGCCGCTTCCACGGCTCTCCACCTTAGTGACAGCTTTGACACATGCAGGCTCTACACCCAGAAGTGCAGCGGCTTGTTTGTAGTCAATTTCTGTCAACATATTAAACGTACCCGATTGCTAGCCAACTGAATGGACGAGAAGGCCCACTGTTGTAGTTGTTGTAAACTTGGAAGCTTGTGGTTGTCCAGCCTTGAGTCAAGAACCCCGGCCCAATACCGTTAGTTGCGGCACCGATACCTGTAACTTGCACAGATACAACGTTCATCGCCACAAACAATCCAACTGTTGTTCCTTGGTCGTCTCCCAGAGCTGGGCCTTGGCCCCACTGCATAATCAAACCGTTAGGTAGATTTGTGTATCCACCAGAAGTTTTGGAGATTGTGAAGTCCAAGTCACCCGGTACACCGAACACGTTACGTGTGGACAAGTTACCAAGTCCCAAGTTGTTACGTGCAGCTTGTGCGTTAGGCAGATCAGACAGGTTGTTAACTCTCACCAGCCAAGTGTTGCTTGGGTAGATAACAGAGTCAGACAGTCCAAGGTTGGAACGTGCGAGAGCGACGTTAGGCAGCCCCTGCAAGTTGTCAGCTCTGTGGAGAACGTCAGCAGCAGGAGTGTTAGCCAAAGATGTTAGTCCAAGGTTTGCTCTTGCAGTAACAGTGTTTGTGAGGTCGGCAAGGTTTAGAGCAGTTCTCAGGAAGTATGTTTCAGGCTGAGTAGCAGTGGATGTTAGTCCAAGGTTACTACGAGCCGATACAACACTTGCAAGGTCGCTCAGGTTGTTTGCAGTCTTAGCGTAGGACGCTTGACTCTCAGTTGCGATATCACCAAGTCCAAGGTTGTTTCGAGCTGTAACAGTGTTTCCAAGTCCAGCTAGGTTTCCGCTCTTCTTGAGGTAGACTGTAGCTGCCTTCAATGGAGTGATGGCTCTTAGGTCGTCTGTGCCAGCTTCTGTTACACCGCTGGTTGCAAGACGAACAACACCAAGGTTTGCTTCTGTAGCCTGTGTCAGCAAGCTATTAACTTGCCCCAAACGTACAGCATGTTCTGGTTGTGTTGCAACAGCAACAGCAAACACTTGAGCAGAGTTACCGTTCAAGCCAGCGAATCTTACATCGCTTTCAACTTTAGAGTAGACAGACAAGTTAGCTCGGGCGCCAGCAACGTTACCAATTCCAGACAGAGACTGGTAGTTTGTGATGTGGTCGTTCAACTGTGCCTGTACAGCAGCAACAGAGCCATAGTCTTCAAACGCACGTGCCCAGAAGGCATCGTTCAAAGGGTTGGCTGGGTCTTTGTTTACGTTGGTTTGGATGCACTTGTAGATGATACCGTCGGAGCCTTGAGCGTAGCTCAGAAGTCCTTGGTACTCTGTAACACCATCCCACTCTGGAACACCATGCTGACTAAAGTGAGCAATGGCACGATCTTGACGGTTGTCAATCCAGTTTTGATATTCGTATGGTGGAAGCTGAACAACCCACCCGATGTTAACCTTAGAGGCACCCGGATCAATCTTCGTACCACCATCAGCCCAAACATTGCTCAGGCCAATTGGTTTTGTAATGTTTGCCATTGGTTAGTTCCTCTAGGCTTATACAGCGGAAAGTTCTTTAATCTGAACTCTTAGTTCTTTAGCACGTGCAAGCTCTTCGTCAGAAGCAAGACCAAGGGTAATGTCAACCATCAACTCGTCAAACTCATCTTTAAGTTCAAGCAGAGTTGGAGCTGGCTTCACATACTTCTTAGTGGTTTTCTTTTTCTTGAGGAAGTTGTAAATCTCAACACCGTGTTTCATTGGGTCATTTGGGGTTGCAGTGAATGGAAGCTCAACTTCCTTATCACCGAAGTGACCACCAGTTGTTACAATAGTGCAAGTGATGTGGCTACCATCAGGGCAAGAAACATAAGCATCTTTAACGCCAAGGATTGTAGTACCAAATTCAGTTTCATATGGGAACATTTAATTCTCCTTAAAAGAGGGAGGCCCAGCAAGCTGAGCCTCAAGTATATCAGGAAGTTCTGATCCACAGTGTGTGGTTGCCGCCACCAGCGTATCCAAGGCAAATCCAAGTACCAGAAAGAGCACCAGCGTTTGCACCTGTGGAACCCGGAGACAATACGCTACCAGACTGAGCACCACCGAATCCAACTGTACCGCCGCCGTTACGGGCGAAGGCGTAGCTACCAATGTTTTGGTTGCCGTTGGCGTACAGAGAGTTGTTCCAAGCCGGTAGGTTGGAGTTGTTAACAATCTCACGACTTACACCGTCAGAACCCATCATCTGCAATTCGTTGCCGTTAGTCAGCCATACCGCTAGGGCGTAGCTACCACCACGGTGCCAAGAGTAGGCAGGTGGTGTACCGTCAGCGGTTTCAGCCATGTAGTGGCAGTTTGCGTACATGCTGCCGTTAACTGGGACTCCGTTCTTTAGAGAACGTACACGTCCGTTGTTTTCAATACCAGATGTGCTTGTCAGGTTGAAACTTGCACCACCACTAGGACTGAAGTTCGCACAAACCGCACCACCAGCTTGAAGGGTGATAGTGTTGGACTGCTGAGCGTAGATGATACCACGCGTGTTACCTACGTTGTCGTAGAACCAAACGTGGGCGTTAGCACCAGCAGAGGTAGACTTGATAGAGACAACACCAGCACTAATTGTAACAGCACCAGATCCATTAGCTGCTGTAACACCGCCAGAGACGCTGACTTGAGAACCAGTGAAAGTGCCGGCTGCGTTTACGTTACCTGTAGAGGTAATATACGCACCAGTAATTGTGCCAGAGGCATTAAGGTTAACAGCCGACACGTTACCAGATGTGTTGATATCAGACTGGAAGGACGCGACACCAATTGTAGTGGTAGGGCAGTTCATATAGAACCTGCCAGCGTTGACCACCATACGTCCACCGTTGTTACCGGCAGTAGGTGTGTCCACTGTGATGTTTGCGTCAGTACCACCCGGAGCAGTAGAGCCGTTCGCTAGGAAGTAGGCAGTACCGCCTTGTCCAGACAATGGAGTGTAAACAATGTTTGGAACTCTCAACTGACCAGTCATTACATCGCCAGCTTTGTTAACTTTGGCGTCCAATTGTGGTTGGATACCAGCAGTTACGTCAGAAACGATCTGAGAAGTGTTACCAGTGTGGTACAGTTCAACCCACGGAGTCCAAACACCAACACCACCAACGTTAGTTGGGTTGCCAGAGCGAGTCCAAATACGCGGGCCAGTATAGCTGAATACCATCTGAGAGATTGTATCTTGTCCGCGACACACAATCATCTGACCGAAGCCAGCGTTTGCATGCGGGTAGTTAGTAGTGGCAGTGGAGAGGCGATAGAAGCCGGAGTCAATTACAGTGTTAAGGTCGTCTGTTGTCAAACCAACACCAGCACCAAGACCGAAGTCACCAACTTTCAGCATAGAGCCTGCTGTTGTGTCACGGTTGCTTGTTGTCTTTGTTAGGTTGCCTGTAGTCCAAGATTCAACCCATGTGCCCCAAGCCGAAGCAGAGGAAGCAGTTTGAGTGAAAGTACGTCCACTTGGCCCGATGAATACGCGAGACATAGCGGTAAGGCCAGAAGCATCGCTGTATTGTCCGTTAACTTGCAGGACACCGTATTGAGTACCAGATAGCCCCGGAATAGCCAAGCCACCAACACCACCGTTTACAAATCCGAAGACTGTACCAGCAGAGTAGCAATCACTTGGAACACCAGTTGCGTAGATGTGTGTACGCAGGTCAAGGAAACTACCCAGACCGAAAGCACCAACACGCATGATTTTGGCGATATCACGCTCAGTTGCGTTAGCCTGTAGCTGAGTGATTGCAGCAGATGTTAGTCCAAGTGTTGTACGTGCAGCAACAGCGTCAGCGTCGTCAATCAGAGAACGACCGAACGATGTAAGTGTTGTCGTAGCAGCAGAGTTTGTTCCTGTGAAGTATGGCAGGGCGTTAGCAGCAGCCGTCACAGTGGACAGAGTTGTCAAGTTAGGGTGAGTAGCTTGAGCGCCCAAAGTGGAACGCATTGTTGTTACATTGGGGTCGTCCAGAAGTGTACGAGCAAAGGCTGTAACAGTCATCAGAGCAGCGGTGTCAGCACCAGTGTAATATGGAACACGGTCAGCGGCAGGAGTCAGTGTACGAATAGCTTCAAGGCTGTTAGACGATTCTGGGAAAGCCTTTACCCAAGAGAGCAATGCAATTGGGTCAGAGTTTGTGCTTGTTGCAGTTGCCTTGTAGACAATACCACTACGTTGAACATAACTCTTGTTGATGATGTATTCAGTTGTGGCGTCCCATTCTGGGAAACCCTTTTGAAGCATGTAAGCAAGGTTGTTGTCTTGACGGTTTTCAAACCAGTTCCACCATTGACGTGGAACAACTTCGACACCCCAACCTTGTGCAATCTTAGCAGAGTCTGGTGCAACTACGTCACCCGCAGAGGCCCAGATATCCGCCATGTCATATTTAATCAGATCCATGTTAGTTCCTTTTATGTAATGAGGTTAGAGAGGAATCCACCTACAGATGGATTATTCAGATCACCAGTACCTTGAGCACCGGGAAATCCGTCTGTGGCGAACACCCTTCCTGCTTGATATTCAGTGTAGGCATAGCTCACACCAGCAGGCTTAGGCAGCAACTGACCAGCACCACCCAAGTCGAACAGCAAGCCACGTTCCACGTTGGTTAGGATTTTACCAATACCAATACGCACTTCAGCGGGAGCCAACTCAGTGATAGTTACTTGAGACGCACCGAACAAAAACTTGTATGCGGCGATTACGTCTTCTGGTCTTGCCATTGTTCTGTTTTTAATGATCTTCGCTTTGAGGATCAAACGATACTCTTCGTCACTTGGCTCACGGCTGATACCAACTGGAGCGTCAAGAGAGTACCATTGTCCACCGGCAGTGGCGTCAGTTGTGGAGCTGAAAGATTCACCCTGTGGGGCACCTTCAAAACCAAAGTAGTAGAAGATATCGGAGGTTACAAGACCGCGTGGGCGTCCTACAATCTCACCGATAACATCCAACTGAGCACCAACAGCAGTATCCAAAGAACGGAGTTGCATGGTATCTTTAATGACCTTCTGCAATTCAACCTTACCCGAAAGCAGGAGTTGCAAATACTTGTCATAAATTCGTTTGTTCTTGAACTGTTCTGTGACACGCGAACGTGCCACATTCAGGAACTCTTCTTCTACAAAGGGATTGAGTTCAGACACAAATCCTCCGATTAAACAGGTGTTACGATAATGTTGTCAGCAGAGATTGTAGCAACCTGATCGAAGTCAATTACGATGTTGGCTGTCCCGACTGGGCTTGGAGATGTTCCAATGAACAAAGAGTTTACAGCGAACCCACCAACACTGTTGATTGGTGTGTAGAGACGAGAGTAAACTACGTCAGTTCCAATGAAGAGAGTTGCGTCAGAGTAGTTGACCAAGTTTTGTTTGATCTGTGCTGGAGCGTCACCCGGCATTCCGCCGAGGTCTTCAATTGTCATTGTGATGTAGATAGGAACTTCATCTGGTTGTCTGTAGGAAATATTGTGAAGGAATCCTTGGCTGTCAGCAATCTGCACAGTTGTATCACCAACGGATGGAATACCTGTTGGCTTGTTCTCCCAGATGGCTTCTGCAATGTCGGATGGTAGGCCACCCAGAACGATTGGCAAGAAGCTGTGACCCGGTACACCGTTAATGTCTACGGCGTCTGTGTCGTTCTCGTATACAGCCACGTCAACAACACCTTGCACGTTGAATAGTGCGTCGATGATGCCTTCAAGGATGTTTTGAGATTGGAAGAATTTACTGTTGCGGAAACGTTCACGAAGCTCTTCATCTGTCTCAGTCAAACGTCCTGTAGTCGCAGCTACTGGGTTGACGACAGAATCCCATCCAGCGATGGGTACAGAGATTGTGTCGATTGCTAGGGCTTCTTGTGGGAAGACACCAACCACATCGTCAACAACGATGCCAAGTTTTCTTACCTTCTGTACCTGCAAGTTTACACTCACATCGAAGTCAGCTACTTGGAAAGGATCTGTCCTAGTAATGTATAGTCTACCACCACTTTGGTAAGTTGTAAAGGTCGCAGAGAACAAATCTTCAACTTTTTGTTGCACACCGTCCAAAATTACCTGAGCTGTGGTTCCAGACACAGGAGAAGTGTACTCAGCGTCAAGGAAGTTAACACCGTCAACACTGTAACTGAATCTGTATACTGTGTTGTTTGCAATTGTTGTTGGGTAGATACCAATACCGGACGCTTGAAGTAGGTTCAAAGTCACAGGATTCAGGATAGAAAATACACGTTGTGTAGAAGAGCTGTACGCTTTACCAAGTGGAGAGCTTACGATGATGTTCAGGTCGCCTTCCAGAATCACCTGTGCTCTTGTTGGTTGTGCAGCAAGGCGTGTGATCCCGCTCAGGGCGATGATGTTGTCTAGGGCGATACCGATAGCGGTTGTTGGGTTAAAGCTGTCAAAGACCTGTTGTAGCGCCTCCCAGACGGAAGCCTCAGCAGGGGCAACAACACCGATCATACGACCGATGGCAGAGTTATCCCCAACGTCAACAACGTCACCAGCAGGTACAAGGTCAGAGAAGATGGATGCAGCAGTTGTTTTATAGTCTGTCAAAACGTCATCAAGCGTTTTGATTTCCAGACCTTCGCGGGAAAGACCGGCCATTATTAACCTCCGATAGAAATTGTAAGTGGAAGAGATTCAGTGTTGTCCAAAGCTCTTACAGAGAATGTCATTGTGTATCCACGCTGGGCGTTGATAGAAGAAGTGAAGGTCAGGATTTCAATTACACCCGGATCAGCAGAAATGATTCCTTGGAAGATAAGGTCAATTGTGCTCTTCTTTCTCACCTTAGTGAAAACCTGTTGGATGTATGGAACACCGATTGTAGTGTTCAGAAACCATTCACCATAGAATGTGTAGAGTTTGATACGCAGACGCTGAGCAACAACGTCTGCCTGTAGTTGTGTGGCTGGGCAAGCACCGTTCTGAAAGACCAGATCGCCCGTATCCGAATTGAGTAGCAAGTCCATAAATCTCCTTAGCCAGCAACTGGGCCAGAGTTTCCAGAACCCGGCGTAACGCCAGAGTGGAAGTGAGTGTCGAACAGCACACCATTGAATGTGGCTTGTCCTGTCATTGTGTAGTTACCAGTGTGGATGATATTGCCTGTCCAGTTTGTGGTGTTGGCATTGATGTTCATCGTTGGAGTGTTGATAGTGTAAGACTCCGTGGCGTTAATCACACCAGTCTTACAGTTCACAGTTACAGCCGACTCAGTGTTGATAATCAAGTCACCATTCTGTTTCAGCAGGATATTCACCTCAGTGCCAGAAGCAATGTTGTGTGCAATGCACAAGTCTCTGTTTGGCTCATGGGCAAACTTTCTTACTTGTGGTGTGTTGATACTCTTACCGAATGGGAACAAACCGGGGATAGCCACAGCGTCTTGGTCAGAAAACTTTCTGTAGTCGTTAGCTGTAGTTGGTTCGCCAGAACCGATCTTGAAGTTGTCCATAGATCGTTCAGAGAACATAACCCAAACAGTGTCACCCGGATTGATTGGGAAGCTCATAAGTGTGTTGGCAGAACCGGGGAAGATAATTGGTACACCAAGAATCTGCATACCCTCTTCGCCAGTTCCATCTTTAAGTAGTGTGTTGACGGACGGGATAACGTCCACCTTCTGTTGTTCCATGTTCTGGTGTACGTGAACCACCTTACATGGAATGGCTGTGTGAATATCAGCCATGTCAATCCTGAACTGTGTTCGGATGATATCCATAAAATCTTGTGCAATCATACCAAGTCCTCCGCTTGAATCTCAGAGCAGAAGCACTCCACATACCAATCATTCCCTCGGAAGTCTCCAGAGAAACGAGCAGAGTTCACACGATAGAATCCTGTGATCCACTTACTTTCCAGCTTTACAATCTTGCCGGGAACAATGTCAGTGTTGAGCAACGCTTTGAACTGGACACCACGACGACGCTTGGCGTCCTTCTTTGGCTTACGTCCTGTTTCAGATGTGTGGAATGGAAGGTCAATCAATCCTGTGTTTGCGTTCAACACTGGAGCGAGTTGTGTGTCCTTAGACAACAATCCGTTCTCTTGCGATACGTTCAATACACCAGCATTGATATTGTATTCCATGTTCTGTGCTTCACAGAGTTTCATCAGCATTTCACGTGGAGTCCCTTTCAATCTCCAACCGAATACGATTGGGTTGTTAAGGTTTGTTCCAGTGTAAGCACCACGTGCAACACCCGGCATTTGTTGACGAATCTCTTCAAGCACATCGCCCACTGTTTTACCCGGACTCACCATCTTGGCAAGTCTTTGGTGGTTCAAGTCTGTGTATCCTTCCCCAATCCTCAGTTGAGTAACATAATCGTTGCCACTCTTCACTGTGGAAGATTCAGTCACGTTGCCCACAACAATTGTGTGAGCACCGGAAGACTCATAACCTACAGAGAACTCCACCTCAAGGTAGTCGCTCTCAAGGAGTTGAATCTGCGAGTCGGATAGATTGTAAATCTCGATAGTGGCCGAGTTGCCGTTGTTGCGTTTGTTGTCAGCACTCTTGGAAATGTCAAAGGTAATCTGCCAGATGTTATCGGTCAAGTTACCATCGCTGTCTCTACGAGGGTGCTCAATCAATAGGCCGTTGCCTGTTTGATAGTCTCCAATCTTTAGGGAGAACACTCTATCCTTCTGCATATATCACTCCGTATTGTAGACGTAAAAGAGAGAAAAGAACTCAGGCATAATGCTTGGCTCTTCTGTAATTTTGTTTGAGATTGTGGCGTTGACTGGTAGCAACAGGAAGTAACCGGACAAGCCGTAGTCTTCCAAGTTGTAGTCAACCATCATTGGATATTGAGGGACAAGAGCGTACCCAAGAATAATTGGTGTCTGGTCTTCTCGTCTCAAATCCAAATGCCACTGAGAGCATCTTGTATTCCAGTAGAATGTAAACTGAAAAGACTGTCCTTCTAGGGACAGTCCATAACGGTACTTCAAATCTTCGTACAAGGGCATTTCAATATAAACGGTTGTAGTCATTGTCTACCCCTTATTGTGTTGTTGGGCCAACTGGTTTCACAGCAGAACTCTTAGAGTCTTTGGTGTAAGTTCTTGGTGCGTGATCTGGTGCAGTCTCAGCAGCAGCGCCAGTTTTCGTTGTAATCGAACCAGTCTTGCGGCCTTTGTTAGAAGTCTTCACCTGCACAGTAATTTCCTGCAAGTCAGTGAACACAACTTGTTCGATTGTCATGCTTGGGAACAAAGCCTCACCAGATGACTCATCTTCTCTGAATGTTAGGTTTGTGAGAACACAAGGCCCGAAGGAGTCGATTACGAAGTCTTCCAACAAATCAAGCACTTGGAACTCTTCACGCTCTTTCCACATTCTGATCAACTCACGCTGTACAGCCTTAGCTGTCTTGTCTTTATCCTGTTGAGTTACAAACGCATCAGGGATAGTGTCCTTTGTGAACTGAGCAATAACCTCTGGGAGAATCTTGTTGATAGAACTCTTGTCAGTGATGGTTACTGGATACACAACAGCAGAGTTGTTTGTGTACTGCTTGCTAACTGGTTTGTACAATCCATTCTCGTCAACTGGTACGTGAGCACCAGTATCGAATTGGAAGGTAGGCAGCGAACCGAGATTCGCTGGCCTGTTGATGTTGAAGTCTGCGTCAGAAAGAATACCGCTGATGTTCAAGACAACGTTATCGGTTGTCGTGTGGTCAGAGATAAACCCGCCGCTGGCGACGGGGTGTTTAGTTACTGTCGCAGTGTAGTTCACGTCGTATTGTGTGATTGCGTCGAACCACAGAATGTCGCCGTTGTTACGTCTGATAACGATAGACATTATTGTCCCTCCGCTTGTTGTGCTCTAGCAGCACCCAGCATATTCATGATACCGTCGTTAAGAAGTGTCTGAACATGTACGCCCAGTTTATCACCGAAGACGTGAGGGTCAGTCCCTTCTGGAGCTTGAACAGTCAGTGTAAGTGGAATAGCACCCGGAGCAATTGTGATTGGTTGGAGTGGCGTGTTTCCTCCACCGCTTCTATCAATCTTACCAGAGTATGTTTCTGGAAGGTTGTTTTTCATAGAGCCGTTTGGATTCATCAGATAGCCAAGTCCACTATCAACAGCACCACCGGCAGCAGCAGAACCAGCTTTGTAAATCTTTGTAAGTGGGAAGCCTTCGTAGGCAGTCTTAGCACCTTCGAACAAGGTCTTACCAGCGTCAGCGTAGTTGCCCTCTTTAATCTGGATAGTTGCCTTCATGACACTTGTGATGCTGTCAAGCAAAGCCTTTACAGAGTCCAGTGCAGAAAGTAGCGTAGCGTCTAGCGACCAATCTTTGAATGGGTTGGTAACACCTTCAAAAGAATTCTTCAACTCAGTCCAAGTCTTCTTGAGAGTTTCAAGAGACTCATTCAATCCGTCAATAGCTTCTTGACCACCCTCAGTGTTCTTGACCCAATTACCGAATACAGATTCACCACCATCGAAGTATGTTAGCAGGTCGTCGATTGCTAGAGCAGCAACACCGATAGCAGTAATGAAAGCACCGAATGGAAGCATGAAGATTGCAAGAGCAGAAGCGAATGTCGCCAGAGCTGTCTTAGATACACCAAGAGCCTCAGCAAACTTACCCCAGTTCTCGCCAATAGCACCAACGATACGAATCAAGGCGTTGATTGGTTTGATCAGGATTTCAAATGCACCACCAAGAGCTTCGGTCAGAGGTTTAGCTCTTTCCATTCCGTCTGTGAGTGCGTTGAAGAAGCTTGCCATACCACGGTCAAAACCACCTTCTGCGAAGAGCATTACAGAATCTTCAAAGGCTTTATTCATTCGACCTTGAGCAACACGTGTTGTAAGCAAAGACTTAGCGTAAGCATCGTTCTTGTCAGCCAGTGTTTCCATCAGCTTGGCAAGTTCAGGAAGAATCTTAGTAGGGTCGCCCTTACCAGACTTCATAATCTCTTCGAACTCTTTTACTGTACCAGTCTTGGAGATACCAGCGTTCTTAGCAGCTTCTGCCAAGAGTTTCATACCACCCGGCATACGTTCAGCGAATTGTTGTCTTGCTTCTTCGGATTGGATCTTGTCCTTACCGAACATCTGGCTCAAGGCTCTCATGCTACCCTTCATAGACTCTTTATCAAGTCCATGTACAGTACCAAACTTCATGATGCCACGGAACATATCCTGAGTACCGCCTGCTCCAATAGATGGTGCAGCAGCTTGGAAGATGGAAGAGAACTGCGGAGCAATGTCACGGAAGTTCAGACCCATTTCCTTAGCCATGTTTTCAAGGAACACTTTGTTAGAACCGAATGTCTTCTCATCACCAGAAACCGCGTGTAGGCTATTTGTAGCAGCTTGCACTTGTTGGTTGATCTGGTTCATCTCACTGAGAGCGAACGCAGCTCCTAGACCCGGTAGAGCGCCTCTGGCGAAGCCTGCCGCAGCACTAAGGCCACGCTCAGCTTGTCCACGACCACCACCTCCACCACTACCACGACGGCCACCACCGAAGTCTTGGTCACGTGCATTGATGCGGATACGGAATTCATGGGAAGCAATAGCAGCTTTGATTTCGTCAATCAAATGTTGCTTGTCAACTTTAAGCCTTACTTGAGGATCAGCAATACGAATCTTCAATGCACCAATACTGTTCTGAGCATGTTTCAATGCACGACGTAGCTTGATGATGAATTGGGTTGTGTTGATGTTTGCTTCAACAGTGATGTGCTGACGCTTACCAACGGCTTGCAACTCAGTACGAAGTTCTCGTTCTAGTTGGTTCAATCCAAGCTTAACTGGCAGAGTGAGTTGCATCTGGCCAAGTAGAGTTTTGATGAAACGCTTCTGTTCAACCAGCTTACCGATATCAACCTTTACATTGTTCAAGTTGATTGTTGTTTTGTTCAGGTAGTCCTGAATTCGTTTACCTTGAGTGTGAAGAGCTTCGTTAGAGATATCGACATTATTCAGAGTGATTTTGGTCTTGGTAGCCTTATCAATCTGAGCACGAAGCGACCTGCTATCAAGAGCAACCTTCACTGTGAATTTCTTATTGGCTAGTGTCGAAAGTTCCTTGAGGCCGTTGAGCACTCCAGTAAGGTTCTTTTGAAACGTAGTCAATGGACGGTTGTCAACTTGGAATACAAGTTTACCCGTCAGGCGAGCAATTTCCTCTTGAAACATATAGCCTCACTATTATTTATTCTGAGCAGCCTGTTGTGCTTGCTGGATTCGTGCTACTTCATCCATCTCAAACTTAGCATCAAGCATCTCAAGGATGTTGTAAATGTCCTCTACGTTGCAGGTGGTTTGCATTTCAATGTAGCTGGGAAGCCCTCTCATATCACTTGTCATGATACGGAAGATTTCCCAGTCTTGTGAATAGCCGTCCTCAACCTTTTTCAGTCGAGGATGAACCATCTGTGGCTCCGCGTTAGAGTTTACAGGACGCCGGAACCTAGCATCTGAAAAACCGATCCGTAGTTAAACTCCACAATCTCTTTAACCAACAGGAACAGAGTGTCGTAGTTTCCAGCGAACTCGTTGTTGAAGTTGATTGCTACGCTTCCTTTCGAAGCAGAGCTAACAAGGGCGATGATCAGTGCTTCTGCATTGTCGTCTAGGTTATCAAACAGGATGTTCAGAGCTTTAGCAACGCTTGCTTCTTCACCTTGCAGTTGTGCAAAGGATGGGCCAAGGGTTTTGATCAATTGCTTACCAAGCTTCAGTCCAGTCATACCCGGCAGTTGAGTCAGCAGGTATGTTTCGCCGTTGATGAATACTTCTTTTTGTTGAATAGCCATTTAGTGTTCTCCTTACTTATTAACTAAAGTACCCAGAGACTGCACCGAAGCTGTCAGACACAAGGTCTTGAGCACTCGACATAGCTCCAGAGATAATATCCGTAACGTCAATACCGTTAGAGGCAGAACCACCAACGTTACCAGATGCTGTTACGAACGATAGAATTTCGATTTCCCATTTACGTGTAATTGTTCCTTCGGCATTGAAGGTCATTTCTGGGAAGGTTTTGATGAAAGCTTGCGACGTTGTGAAACGAGATGTACCAGAAGTGTCTTTAAGCATTACTGGGTCGAGCAAACCTGCGTGATGCTGAGCATCCTGCAAGACGATGGAAGTGAATACATCGTTTGCGATAGAGGTTTGAAGTAGTTCGATAACCAGCGTGGCTTGTCTGTCTGGGTTGTAGATACGGGTGTGGACACCACGAATCCCTTTACGGACAGAGAAGGCTTCCGATTTCCATTGGAGAGATACGCTCACAATGCCCGGAACAATCCATCCGCAAACACTAATAGTAACACTCTTCGGGTCATACGTCAATACACTACCAGACATAAAATCTCCTTAAATGATTTGGAAGTTTTGAAGGACTGGCAGTACAGAAGCACTCAGGCCGAGGATAGACGACAGGTCGCCATCACCGTTACCACCAACGTTAACAATTACGTCTGTAGCTCCGAAACGCCATGTACGGGTTTCCATCTGGTTGGAGAAGATGATGTCAGGAATCTCTTCAATCCAAGCAGTTGCAGCCATAAACATTGTGCTCCCACTTCCGTCTTTGATGAACAGCGGGAATTTGCCCATTCCGGTAACTTTGTCAACGTTCCAGAGGGTAGAGAAGATGTCGTTACCGCTAGAAGATTGTGCGAGAGTAATCTCCACCTTCCAACCAGTATCGGGGGATTTAACGCGGGACATTGTACCGTCCATAGCGCGTGTTGTAGAAATTTGTTGTGTGTCCTTTGTAATGCGAACGAATGTACCTTCGGCATAGCCTGTAACGGAGTACAACCCTGCTACGGTAATTGTCACATCATTTGGGGAGTAGTTAAGTAGGCTTGCCATAATTTACCTCCGTGCATATAAAAGAAAAGGGGCCACCACGAATGGAAGCCCCTTAACGAATGTATTACTGTTGTAGCCACTTCGCAGCGATAGTACCACCGAGAGTTTCGATAGTAGCTTGGTCTTCTGGAGTGAGGATTGCGTTACCACCAGCATACCCGTCAAGGTTGAAAGCTTGGATAGCCCAATCACGTGTCATCATGCTGTTAGAGAAACCAGCGTTAGGACGTACACCAATGTAAGCATCGTCAGAGAAGTATGTAGAACGACCAGAAGAGTCTTTAACTTGGATAGAGAAAAGACCATCGGTGTTACGACCATCGTTGTTAAACAACATAGTCAATACGTCGTTGGATGCAGAAGTTTGTTGCAGGCTCAGTGTCAGTGTCGCAGAGTTACTTGCGTTGAAGACACGTGTACCAGTGTTGTCTGCACCAGTGTACAGAGCGTATCGTGGGCTTGTCCATTCGATGTTAACGATGGAGTCCTCAGAGTAGCCGCTGATAACGTGGGCAATACCTGTGCTCGTTTGTGTGATAATGACACTCACATCATTTGGAGCGAATGTAGCAAGACGTTGTGTAGCCATGTTAGTCTCCTAGTTTGGCTGGATGTAACCGTAATTAAACGGTTACTGTTCCAGAGATTTTAACGAAGTGGATAGCACCAGCAAGACGGGCTTCGAATGTGATGCCTTCGAAGATACGTTGAGCACGTGCGTTGACAGACACGCTAAGAACATCAGGCACTTCTACAGTTGGAGCTGGGCTGTTAGCCAGTCCACCCACACGGATACCATCGTTCAACTGAGCACGAATCTCAGCTTCGATAATAGCGGCACCTGCGGCTGTGTAAGGGATTTTCTTGCTGTTAGCCAAGCGGCTCCACAGACGTTCTTTCATACGCTGTTCTAGCCAGTCAACAAAGATCATTACGTCGATCCATTCACCACCGAACATCTTAGCTCCGATAGTGCTGTTCAAGCCACCTACAGTTTCGTAAGTTGTCCCGTTCTTGGTGTGGACGTTTGTAGATTCTGTGTCAGACAGAGTGGACACTGTAACACCAGACAGAGCTTTGTAAGCCCAAGTGTTAGAACCCGGTTGCTCTTGCAGTTGGTATCCAACCCAAGCAGCTTCTGGGAATTCAGCGTCAGCAGTGGCAGAGTACATACCGAAAGTACGTTGGTAGCCAAGGTCTTGCAGCTTAGAGAATGTGTCAGTTGTTGCAGTTGTCTTGATATCAGAAGACTGAGAAGATGTGGCGAACACTTTCTTCATGCCTTCGATCTGACCAGCTACAGCAAGTACATCAGTTTCAGCGTGGGATTCAATCATCACGGCATACCAAGTGTTGTTCACTACGGTGATTTCGTTGATTGTTGTTACCCAAGATTCAGTAGATGGCTGGTTGGCTTGACCCATGTTGCTTGTAACTTCAAGAGAGTAACCAATCAAAGAAGAAACAGTCAGTGTACCGTCGAGGTTGTCTGTAACAGTTACGCCAGAAACCGGAGTTACGTCGTAAGCAGCTTTCAGGCCAGCACCGATAGTGATAGTTGTGTCAACGCCAGTAGCGACGTAGCTGAAGTTGATTGTGTTGATTGTCATTGTGTATGTGCCAGCTACAGCAGCTTGGATGCTGATTGTAGAGCTTGGAACAAGACGACGACCAATTACGATCTGGGAAGGCTTGAGCACCTGTCCGAAGAGCTTCTGAGCGGCCACGTAAGCGGAGTCACTTGGGCTGAAGTCTTCTGCTACGGCAGTCAGGCTGGAGTATGTGCGAGCACGTTCTGCAAAGCGGGTGTGAGCAGATACGAACATAGGCACGTTGAAGTTTGTTTGAGCAACAGCAGCAGTTTCTCGGCTGATGTTGATTTCAATGATATCCGTAAGAACGGTCATACGTTATTCTCCTAAGTAGGTAGAGTGATTTCAAATTCGGTTTCCAGCACGTAGTCTGGTGGCCTGTTTGCATCGTGATATACGCCTTTGCCTTCAAGGGCTGTCGCGTAATCCTGTTCTGTTGTGAGTACAGCAGCGTATGCGAACACACAATCCAGTTGATAGATCATGTACATGTCTGTGTCCCGTGGGAGTGGAAGTCTGCGTAGAGTGGACAGTCTGTACAGCGAGAGTCTATTCTCGGCTTGTAGCAAGTATCCATTCTGAGTCCTCAACTCAATTTGAAGCTGTTGGGCCATTTCAGCCACAGAAGTTTGATCGTCGTACTTACCAACAAATTCAAATCTCACAGTTGCTTCGTGGTCTTGAATTGTTGTCTGGATCAACTTCACATCATCAGCACCAATAGTTGGTGTCGAGTTGTACTCACGTCCAATCGGAGTCAGCTTCTTTACGTCGATAACGAGGTAAGGATTCTGAGGCTCAGCAGCGTTAGTAAATGCGAAGAGGATATTCCAGTCTGGGTGAAGTGTAGAGACGATATTGTAAAGAGAGTCTTCTAAGTCTTGATAGATATTCATGTTAGCTCAACCCTCATGCACAAGGCTTTGTAATGGTTGAGAACGCCCATGTCATAATCAATAACCTTCATCACTTCGTACAGCTCACCTTTCCAATAGAATCGGTCAGCAGCATATCCGTTTGGGCCTTCTTTACGCTGTCTCAATGGATCACCTTTCGTGTACACTTTAAGTGTCGCACGTGTACGATCAGCTTCTGGCAAGAGGTAGGTGTCTGTGGATTTCAGCACCGGCTGTACGTTGCATACAACTTGGACTGTACTCTCAGCTCCGGGGCTAGGACGCCCGCGAATGATTGTCTCTGCCTCACGGCGGATAATATCGAGCGTTGTATGTCCAGTTAGGAGCAGTGGGGGATTTCTCATTGTTATACTCCTTAACGGTGGATGTGGAATCTGACAGACTCAAGCATCTTACCTGTGTCAATCAGTGGCGTATCTCTACCGCCTTTTTTCTTAATCGTCTCTTTGGAGTTACCGCCCATAGCAGCGTATTGTGCAATGGTAACTTGCATCAACTCTCCAGTGATTCGACCAAGGATGTTCAACAGCCTTTGTGTGGCTGTCCCGCCGCTCATGGCACTGACAAATACGTTCTTCATCAACCTCGCCATAATGGCTTGGTTAGCATCGCTAGAGAACGTGTCAGACATGAAAGGTCTTTGTGGGTTATGCACAGTACCGAATTCGTTGTAAGCAGCTACTGTAGCTACAGGCAAGTTGTGGTTCTCAGGGCCATAACGATCCTCTTCAAAGAAACCAACTTCGACTTCCGTACCATTTAATTTGTCCAGCCTCTTTAGGAGAGCTGGGATTTTGTTGTCGAACTTAATAGTAAGACCCATGTCCACCACCAACACCTTGACAGTTCAGCATGTCATAGTTGTATTGCCAGTTGCCACAACCAAGACGGAGTGGACGTTCTGTTGCAATACGGACAGCGTTGTTATCACAGTTCATTCTGTTAGCGTGCATATCCTCACGACTAATACCACCAGCATATGGCATAGCCAAGCTGATAGCTGCGTTAGGGTCTTTCAGGATAAGCTCCAAGGCTTTGTAGTAGTTAGAGAAGATATCTCCACCATACACTTCGATATCGCCTGTACGTTCACGTGTGAAGCGTGCTAGGACAAACATCAGAGTGCGAGCAGCATCTAGTGTCGCTCTGTTCTCATTGCCGTTGTATTTGTCGATGAAATACTGATAGTCTTCATCGTGAAGCAGTTCAAAGTCAGGCCAGATATCACCAACGTTGAGTCTTACTCTGTCGGTTGCACTAGTCGCTGGGTTTCCGCTGTATGGCATATGGTTCTCCTAAAACAAGAAAGGGGAGAGACAAGCTCTCCCCATTTCAATTAGGCACCAACGATGCCTTTTACGATCAACTGTGGACGGCGAAGCACGTTCAGGAAGTTGGATTCGGTTTGGATTTCGATCATCTGACCACGGTTGTCTCCGTATTCGAAGGCGTACAGCTCTTGCCCTTGAGTGTTTACGAAGTCGAAGTGATCGGCTGGGCCGAAGTATTGCACGAAGTTGTCGCCATCGCCCACATCGCTTGGGAAGAAGTAGCAATCGCCAACTGGAATCTGACGAGTTCCATCTGGGTTGATACCACGGTTTTCGATGTAAGTGATGTTACCGATTGTGAACTCACGGTAACGGGCGTCGTAGCCACGTGCTTGCAGACGGTCACGCAGGATTTGTGGAGACTGAGCGTAAGCTAGCCACAGAGCCTTCATTGTTGGGTGTCCGATCAGCTTAGCGAAGAACTCTGGCGATGCAACAGCAAACACTTCACCACGTACAGTTCCGTCCAGAGCGTTGTCTTGGATGGAAGCGAAAACTTCTTCAGTTTTAGCGATGATGTCAGTTGTAGCAGTGTTCAGTTCGAAGTCAACAGTTGTACGTGTTGCACCGAATTGAGCGTACCAGTCGTAGCTTACGTTTCCGTTAGGAGCGTATGCAGTACCAGTTACGATTGTGTGCCAGATAGCAGCTTCGTGAGTAGCAGCCCAAGACTTACGGATAACTTCTAGCTTGCGAGCGCGAACTGCTGCCAGAGTTTCCAGTTGGTCAACACCGAAAGCACGCTTACCTTGGATATCACGTGGAGTGATAGAAGCGTCGAGGGTGAAGTGTGGGATCGCAAATGCTTGCATTTTACGAGTTGGGTCACTGATCACAGTGTGACGAGCACCACGGTGAACGTCTTTGATCAGGCCGTAACCAACAGTGATTTCTTCTAGAGTAATCGTCTCTTGGTTTGTTGTGTCTTTTCCGAAGATGCCCAGTTGAGTTCCAAGGAACCAATCGTTCGGGATAATCATCAGCGGCTGGGACAGGTCTGTGTATTCGTAGTTGTTGTTAGCGTAGCTACGAACGGCCTGCTTAGCGAGTTGAACTTGTGTAGACATTTAGTCCTCCTATTAAACGTTGTTGTAGGTTAGTTGGTCAACTGCGAAGATGTTCTTCAGAGCCAGTTTGTCAGTTGCTGTTTTACGTTGGTTGTCAGTCGTAACGTCAGAACCAAAGATCAGAGCAGCTTTACCTACTTTCGCGTGACCGCGAGCAAGTACCAACACCTTAGTGTATTCAGCGGCAGAAGGACGAGTCAGGTCGTCAATCAGAATGTAAGTTGCGTCAGCTAGGGTAGCTGCAACAACCAGTTGTCCAGTGCTGTCCAGAACAGAGCCAGTGATGGTTGCGTTAGTTGCGGACTTGAGCAACACTTCACGTGTTACACCACTTCCAGCTTCTTCTTCGTATACCAGCCAGTTGCTTAGACGTTGTACATCAGCAGCGTATTGTGCCATTGTGTGTATCTCCTATAGATAGTAAATTACTTAACGCCGTAACGGGCTTTAAGGATTGCAGTTGTGCGATCAACTTCTTCTTGAGACTCTGCACCAGCACCAGCAACGCCAGCCTCTTGCATCATTTCAGAATTATCAACAGCAGATGCCATAGATTTCAGCAAGTCTACCTGAGCGGTAAATGCTTCGTCGTCTAGAGCAGTAAGCGATTTCAGAACTGCTTCCAGTTTTTCGGCAGGAACTTTAGCGTCAACAAGTGCAGACTTGCGAGCTTCAACTTTAGCGGTAGCAGCGGCAGCTTTGAAAGTTTCAACTTCTGCTTGAACAGACTTTAGCACTTCTGCTTGAGCGTCAAGAGCTTTTTGAACTTCTGCAACAGCAGCAACACCGGCAGCTTTTTCGATAGCAACGGCATCAGCCAGAGCTTCTAGGTGAGCGGATTTCAGGATTTGTTCCAAGGGAGTGTCCTCATGTTTAGATTTGGTTTGTTCTGGCAGAGACTCCAGAGCTTTTTCCAGCATCTCTTGATCTTTCAAAAGAGCCAGCGATTGATCTGGAGTTAGGTCAGCTAGTGCCTTCTCCAAGTTTTCGGCACGGTATACAGCTTTCATGATATGGATGGATTCAACTCGGGAGTCGATATAATCCTTCTCAGAAGTATCAGGATATTCTGTACGTCCATAGCCCATTACAGAAGAGAGAACTTCTGCATCTTCCCAGTACAGTCCAAAGAACTTACGGAGGAATTCGGGGAACTGCATTTCGACGGTTACTGTTGTAGCCTTCTCAATGAGGTCTTTGTCGATTTGATTTGTGGCTTTCGTGATAAGGGTTGTCACACCGTTAGCTGGGCCACCTTGTGTCTTACTAACAAGGGCTACGTGAGCACCTTCATGTTCAAAGCTAATGTCTGTTAGACGACGCTTTGCTTTTGTTTGGTCAGTCATTCTAGTTCCTCAGCTACGGCCAGAGCACCAATGGACACGCCATTAATGTCACCAGATTTAACACCTTGCCACAAAGCCTCACCAGTTTCAGTTTCAGGGAACTTCCACCATTGCAACCAAGTACCCTTCTGCACTTCAACACCATTGTCTAGTGTGAAGGAAGCAGGAGCGATAAACGATTGAACTACGGTAGCTTCTTCTGTTTCGATCTGATGGAATAGGTTTGCAACGCGGCAGTGTTCATTGTAGTTGTCACAAGCCTTCTCAACTTCAACCGCTGTGTAAGTATCACCGTGAAGGTCAACTACATCTGGTTCAAGAACAACGAAGAGAGCCTTACGATCCTCTTCGTCTAGAGACTTGGTAACTTCAACTTTTAGCTCTGGAGACTCTTGCGAGCCTCCAAAACATTTCTCGATCATGTCAAGAAGTGCTTGCTTAGTGAATTCCATGTGTCACTCCTATGCGTTGTTTGCAGCAGCATTGTCTCTACCAGAAGCTTTCTTAGAGGCACCGTTTCCACCACCTGCTGCAAGTCCGTCACCAGCTTGGCTTTCGCCTCCCATGATTTCTTCTTTGTCAACTGGTTCATCTGGTTTCTTCAATGTCACTTTGATAGATTCACGAATCTTGTTCGCCATATCGCGGTCAAGTTCAAGAGCACCAACACTACCCATACGTTGAATTGCTTTAGAGAATTCATCCAAGTCAACTTCGTCAAGATCACCGTAGCACAGTTTAGGCAGTTCTTTTGCTGTCAGGATTTCTCCATTCAGTGCAAAGAGTTGTGGGATCAGGTCGTTGTTGAGCGTGTCTTGAATCTCTTTCAGACGGGCTTCAATAGCCATCGCCATGATGTTTGTTTTTGCACCAGCTAGAGAGTAAGATCCAACTTGGTCTTGACCCATCTTCAACATGTCAGCGAACAACACCATCAGGATTTTGTTATCCCAACGTTTGATGATCACGTCTGTGTCGTACATCTTTCCACCTTGGGTAGAAGTCAGTTCGAACTTGAAGAGAGGTTGACGGCTTTCTGGGTCAAATGCTTGTGGCAAGATCAGACCAGATTGTTCGTTCATTTGGATGTTACGGATAACGTTCTTGTAGTATTCGAAGATTGCCTTCTCACTATCAGATGCGTCTTCACTCATGTAGCGTGGTGGAAGATACAGAGTTGGCATACCGTTCATATCACGTGTGATACCGATAGCTTCCTGTTCTTCAATCTGTCTGCGGAAGAGCCAAGCGTTGTAGCAACCACGTAGAGGGCTGTTGCCTTCTGGGTTGTCACGCTTAGAATCTACACGGAACAGCATAAATTTCTTACGTGGAATCTGGATGATGCCATCAGAGCTGAGGTTGAAGTAACGATCACCGTTCTGAACGCCCGCTAGGGACTGCTCAAGGCCGATAAGGTCACGACCGTCATCACTGTATACCCAACGAGAGATTGTGTCCTGAGAGCGAACAGGGAGCTTACGAATGCCAATCTTGTTGTCATTGTAAGAGCTACCAGATTCGAATGTACGACGACGGTAAACCTTCTCATGAACAGAGAAGCCGTATGTGTACATGCTTGTCACTTCACGAATGAAGTCAGCAAAGCTGTGCTCCATGTCGTTGATAACAGACTCAAGGAATTCTCCGCGAGCTTTCATTTCAGCACTAGGTTCAATACCCAGATCAACACTCCAATCAACTCGACTAATCATCATCTCAACAAGAGAGATGGCAGATTTGATTGTAGCGTCTTGGGACATTGTACGGAATGTTTTGCACGCCTCTGGGAACCTAAGTTCACGACGATTCTCTTCCGCTACATGTCCACCATATTGTTTTAGTCCAATCGCACCAATCTCACCAAGGCGAAGTCTGGGCATCGGAGCAACTGCTTTTTCAACTTTTCTCTTAGCCATTGTTCCTCACCTTATCTGTAGAATGCAAATGGATTTGCCTGAGTCATAACTGGGACAGAGAAGTCAGGAAGATATTGTTCAGACGATAGTGCGTGGAAGGCATCAGATGTGGCGTCCACTTGGTCGTCTTTAATATTCTTGCTACCATCGAAACGTTCTAGTTCCATCAAGTAGTCCTTCGTCCAATCCGCCTCAACAATCTCAACACTACCTGCTTCTGCTGTTGCAGCAAAAGGAGCGAATCGAGTGACTTTGGATTTGTTAGTTGTTTTCATGCGAGCGTAGAAACCATGATCTGCCAAGTCACGAATGAGCTGAGCAGCATAAGCTTTACCGGCAGCACCGGGGTCGCATGGAACGATAATTTGAACATCATCACCATCGTGCTTTGCTGTTTCCAGAATCATGTCGAATACACCACCATGACGGCGACGATCACGAACAACATCTTCAACAGTAAAGATACCCAGTTTGTTTCTGCTCATGAGAACACCAGCAGTCCAGTCAGGGTTTCGATTGGTTTCAGATTCAACAGTACCGCTGATATCCCATGCACGAACACGCTTAATAGAAGCGAGGTCACGTTGAGTTACCATGTTGCACCATTGGGTTTTGAAGTAGCCTGTACCCTCAGCACGTGCTAGCCAGCTTCCGTATAGGAGACGTTCTTTCTCAACACGACCAAGACCTTCCAACCAACCAACATATTCTGGTTGAGCGTTGCAAAGAACTGGGTTGTCGTAAACGTTGGCAGCAATGAATTTAAAGCTGAGTGGTTTAACTTGGTTTTTGTGATCAGCGGGTAGATGCGGCTTACCATACTTCTCAATAAGCTCTTCTCTTGAATCGCCCCACATCATCTTACCGTCCAACTTGAGGAAGTAACGAACAACGCCGTCACGTTCTGGAAGAGGGATTCCGGTTTCAGGATCAAGCCACCAGTCCAACCAATGACGTAGGAACGAGCCATAGTCAGGGTTACAGGTGATCTTCATGTGTGGTTTAACTTCTGGACACTTCGGGTTACGCATACGAGAGGTGAGGTATTCAACCATCATTTCTTCAAACTGTTGACCTTCGTCAACAAGGAAGTGGTTTACTTCCCAACCTTGGAAGTTCTCAGTGTCTTTTGGGTTTTCGAAGTGACGGAGGTAAATCTTAGCTCCGTTAGAGAAGGCGAAGTGGTGTTCTTTGTCACGCCATCTTACCTTTGGATCAATAAGCTTAAAGAGTTCTTCGGCTTTCTCTTGGAGTCCACCCGGCCCTTTAAGTTGTGGAGTTGTACGTCTTACCATACAACCTCTGAATTTTGGATATTGCACATGCTTTAGGAAGTCCATAACTCCCAGATAACTTTTGCCTGCTCCAGCCGCTCCACCGAATACGGTGATGTCAGCTTCGGAGTGCATGAAGTCATATTGCTTTTTCGACTTTGGCCCGATAACGTTAGGGTCAAGATCGAAGACCATATCGTCAGCCATTGCCTGTCCTCATCTTTAGGAAATAAAATAGGGCGTGGCCGAAGCCACATCCCTGTTTTGTGTTAGAGAGTTTGTCCTCTCTATGTATATTATTGTACATCGGAATTGACAGTTGTCAACCCCTAAGCATAACATTTATTGAAAATAGTTGTCAAGCTTTCAATGCAGCAATAATTTCGTTCACTTTTACCTTCAAGGCGTTAGCCAAGGCTTGGGTTGTCTCTGGGTCAGAACCGTCAGCCGTAGCCACTGCCGTAAGAGCAGTTACCTCGGCTTTCGTTGGAACGTCGTCAGCAGCAACATCAAATGCTCCTGCCTTGATTCCTTCGATCAGACCAAGTTGCGATACCAGTTCAAGCTTTTCTACTGTTGTAGTCATTTCAGTTTCCTTATATTAAATACCGATAGCCATGATATTGACTGTTGTGTTTGGAGCTAGCCTTACGGTTGCCCCGTTACCCGATAGGTTGATGCCTCGTAGGGTGTAACCAGATGCGGTTGTTGCAGTTACAGAAGCGAGTGTTGCCCATGCTCTGTCAGTTAGAGTCACTGTTGTAAGGGTAGCAGACACAGTGACAGTTGGAGCTAGCGTAAATCCAGCGGAAGAGATATCAACAATGAACACTCCGTTTACATCGGACGTTGCAGTTCCATACCAAATCTTTGGTGAAGAAGCAGCACCAGAACCATTGAACACAAGAGGGAACTCAGTCGATCCTACGGTTGTTACACCAGTAAGAGTCGATGCGGTAATACCTCTACCGTTAACAATACTCTGGATTGGAGCCGCAGCAGAAGCTTCGGCAACAGTTGTGTATTGTGGGTGAGGATCAACAGCAGCGTTGTGCTGAGACATCTTCACGTCGATGGATGTTTGTTGTGCTGTAGACGTTGGTTTGTTAATGTCAGACGTGTTGTCTACGTTTCCAAGTCCAATATCCGACCTTGCGAGAACAACAGCACCAGTGTAACCTTGGACACTTTGCACTGGAGCTTGAGCAGCAGTGATGAAGTTGGCTCCGTTGGTTAGCTGGCTTGTGTTTGTAGGAATGAACGGCAGACCAGACAGGCTAGAGTAAGCCCCAGTTGTTGCAACAGTGGACAGTCCAGCTACGTCAGATGCTGTCAGTACAATCGCACCGAGGCGCCCAGCGACACTTACAACACCATCTTTAATGGCGCTCATTGGTAGTCTGTTGGTGCCGGTGAGTGTTGCCAGCTTGTCTCTAACGTCAGTTGCTGTGTACTGGTCAGCCATAAGCACGTCACGGAACTCACCTAGTTGGTCAGAGCCTCCGAAGTATGGAATGCCAGATGCGTTACCTTTCAACGACATAGTTGTGGCACGGATTTCAAATCTGATGTTTTGTCCTGTGTTGAAGATAAGCGGTGTATCACCAAAGTCGAATGTATTGTCTCCAATAATCCACTCAAGCCCACCTTCCTCAGTTTCCCAAGCTTCTTTAGATGGCAGATACTTCAGTGCAACGCCGTTAGAGATTTGGGTAATCTTGATTCGGACGTTAGACATTGCTGCAAATGCACGCATAAACAGGGAGTAAGTGCGGGAAGTGTTCTGGATTGTGTAGTCAAACAACAGTGGTTCATCTGTCATGTTAACACTGTCATCAGGCTGTGCCACAAAGCCGAATGCTGGTGCAGAAGCCATAAATGCTGTTGGAACGGCAGAGGCGGCATCACGTGGTGTGTAGTAGTCAAGGATTGTGTATGGACGTTCATTAATCAAATTGCTGATAGATAGGAATCCAGCAGCCTCAGATAGCAACAGTACGTCACCAAACTTAACAGAACCAGATTCAACACCAAAGCCCGGTGGAGCTAGGAGAGAACCATCATCCAACACACGCATACGAGAACCTGCGAATGTACCATCAAGTGTTTTGTATGGAAGCTCACCTACAGGCACGTTAGCCAGAGAAGCAACTTCTCCCGGCAATCCTTGTAGGAAAGGTGTGTAGTCGATCCACTGGCCTCCCATACGGTACTCAGCGTTTGTTGTAGCACCATATGTTAGACGGATTAGATAGAATGGATTGCTGTCGTAAGCAGCCAGTTTAGTTGGATTGGATGCGAAGTATGCGTCACGTGCTGCCTGTGCAGCAGCAAGGTCAACACCTTCGAAAGCATTCTCTACTGGGCCAACAGCGTATCCGCCAGTTGCACTACCGTGAACAGAGAATGTCATTATCCGATTACCTCAACCATAACAGGGCCAGAGCCCTTCGCCCAAAGACCTGCGATTGCCCCTGTAACGTCAACAGCAGCATAAGGCTCTAGGACGAATCCATTCTTACTTCCAGAGCTTGGTTGAGACGCGATGTTCTGGATATATACTGGGTATCCAGATTTATTTTGAATTGTGACTGCTGTACCAGCTACGATAGACGTAGCTGCATACAAGTTTTGGTAGGCTGTTCCTGTTAGGATAACATCTGGAATAGTAGCCATCTTTCATTCCCTCGATTAAGCAGCAATAGCTGCGAGTTGTTTAATCTTTACCGTCCCAGTCATTGGAACGTTTTGGCTGCCGTAAACAGCAACACGAATTTTAACTTCTGTACATCCAGCAGTGATTGCTGTAGTTGGAGTTTCTTGAACACCATCAACTTTGATTGGAGACATTGGGAATCCATCTTGGTAACGGTCGCAGCACTTAGAGTTGAAAGTGCCAGAGTCAAGGAAGCGGAAGTCGAGACTAACGCCGAGGCATCCAGTCATTTCGAATTCAATATCAGCAACAGCTTTAATGTTTGCTGCAAGCTTTGCGTTAGGCAAGCTGATGATCTGTTCGAATGTGTACAGAGCGCCAGATGTAGTTGGTGTACCACTGAACTTGAACACTTGAGCTTCACCTACAGACGCGGCTTCCTTAGAAGCAACAACAGTCATACCAGTCCAAGAGCTTCCAGCTACGGTGTAACCAGTGGCTACGTCACCTGTTGTGTTTGCAGAGCCTCCCTTAGTCCCTGTGGTGCCTGTTAGAAGGGCGTTCGTGTTGATCTGACCAAACGGGTTGGTAGCAGAGTCATACGCGCTTGTAACGCGAGGCAGGGGCACTGGAGAGTTGAACAGGTCTTGGATTTCTCTTGCAAGGGCTTGCCCGACGATGTTTGCACCAACTGGGTTGAAGTGTAGACCGTCTACAGTGACAGCAGCGGTATCAGTCATCTTGTCCCAAACGTCCACAACACGCACACCAAGCTTTGGAAGGTAGCTGTTGATCCAAGCTCTCACTTGTTCATGAATGGCTTGTCTTGGAGCTGTCAGGGCGTTTGCACCACCGCGTGGAGTCTCGTTGATGAACACAACAATCTTACCAGCCTGTTTCAACTTCATCACAACACCTTCAATGTTCTGTTGAGTTTGAGCAAGTGTGAAGTCAGCAGTGCGGTCGTTAGTCGAGATAAGACATACAACAACATCAGAAGGAGAGGCGATTACATCACCAACGCGAGCAGCCCACTGAGCAGAAGTGTTTCCACCTACACCAAAGTTGAATGCTGGTTCAAAGAAGATACGACCCTCAGAGTATTGACCGAGCCAAGAGGCGTAGCCATAGTTTTCTGTGATCTTGTTTGGGAGGGAGCCGCTAGAGCAGTTTGCTGTGCGACTGTCACCATAGATGGCAACGTTACGACGCAGCGGCTTGACGCCAGCACTCGATACAAGGCCAGCAGAGATAATACCATCTAGGCCAATAGAGGCTAGAGCTTTCAGCATATCGTTTGGAGTAAGGTTCATGATTGTTCCCTTTTAGAATTATAGAAACAAGAAAACCCTCAAGAAGAGGGTTGTCGAGACAAGACAGACTTACAATGATTGCACGTAGCAATGTAAGATTGGTTAAGTCGTCTGTGTTAGGTGAGTCAGAAGAGGAATCGAACCTCTGTCGTCCATTGACACCGTGAATGGTGTGGAGGCTCTGCCATTAAGCTATCGAACTCATTGTTTGGTGCAATCTCTTGGAGTCGAACCAAGTCCTACGACTTTTCAGGCCGTCGCTACTACCGAGTCAGCTTAGAGTGCATAATTGGTGCGGGATCACGGAGTCGAACCGTGGTTCCTCGGGTGGAAGCCGAGAGTATTAGACCTCTATACGAATCACGCAGAATTTGGAGTATCTTGTTGGAGTTGAACCAACCTAAACGGGTTTGCAATCCGCTACCTCAGCCGCTCGGACAAAGACACATTCGTCACCCATTATTAAGTCCGGGTCTAGCAGACTACTTGCCTTGCGGCTACATTTGGTACTCCCACTCGGATTCGAACCGAGACTTTATGCGTTCTAAGCGCACTGACTCTACCAGTTGGCCTACAGGAGCATTGTTTGGTGTGAGGTGGAGATTCGAACTCCAACAACCGGGTCACAGCCGGAAGTGTCAGCCAGTGACAACGGCCTCACCATTAAATCTTTAAACCCACTCTTCTTCTTGAGTGTGGATTTCTTCAAGAGCTTCTTTGAGGGCTTGCTTGTCAATAGCTTCCTCTTTGAAATGAATTCTGGTACAGCATCTGCACGACATACTACTGAATCGTTTTGCACGTTGCTTAACTCGGACTTTCATATTGTCTCCTATAATTTGGTGGACCGTCGGGGAGTCAAACCCCGGCTTCTACGGTGCAAGCGTAGCGAACTATCATAATTCTTACAGCCCATAATCGCGTCTACTGCCAGTTGACCCGTGCGATCACTTCATTCCTGCACGTAGTCTTTCTCCCACTAGCATACCGATCAGGTTATATTCGTGGCTGGGACGAATTGCGACTTACCAAATCTGCACAATCCTTTTCAGTAAATTGGTCACTCGGGGTGGAGTCGAACCACCGCCACTTCGTTCCAAACAAAGTACGCTACCGTAACGCTTCCGAGAGATTGACTTGTTAGGTCATTTGTAAATTGGTGGTCGAAGGATGGAATTGAACCTCTAGCATGAAGCGGGGTGGTTACAGCACCCTGATAGTAGCCATCTATCTCTACAACGACCTTGTTTGGCTCCGGTGGTAGGCTTCGAACCTACAGTTGCGTTAGCGCCTGATTAACAGTCAGGTGGGTCTACCAGTTCCCCTACACACGGAATTAAATTGGCTGGTAATCTTGGAATCGAACCAAGCAACTTGCGGTTAACAGCCGCAGACCCCCGCCGTGGGAGACTATTACCAATTGTTCTGATAGAGACTATATTTATACAGCACACTCTATCTGGCTGTACGTGGGGAGCACCCAGCGTTTGGTTGCGAAAGGAGGAATCGAACCTCTTGTATTCGGGTATGAGCCGAGTGACAGTTCCAGCCGTCTTAACGCCTTCGCATTTGTTTGGCATAGCTGACAGGATTCGAACCTGCATTTACCAACTTCGTAGGATGGTGCCTAGTCCAGTTCGGGCCACAGCTATATCATTTGGTTGCCAGAGAAAGAATCGAACTTTCACCTATCGCTTATCAGGCGAGTGTACAGACCACTATACTATCCGGCAAGAATTTGGTGCCCCAGTACGGATTCGAACCGCAATAACCTGATTACAAAACAGGCATAATAGCCTTTATATGACAAGGGCATTGGGAGCTATAACGTGCCCGAGACGATCCCATTTTAAGTCTGCGATGACGACTGCGCTTGGCGACCTATAAGGGATTCGAACCCTCAACTGACACATAGACAGTGTGCCTTCCTTCCCAGAGGAAACATAAGCCATATTGGTACTCTTGGTGGGACTCGAACCCAACATCAACTGATTGAAAGTCAGCCATCCTATACCTTTAGACGACAAGAGCATTAATTCTTAGTAGCTTTTCCCAGTCACTGGGTGCTTACTATTCTTCACCCGTTTGTTAGGGTGACGACCTTTATTCTTTGGAGTACGATCCAGTGGAGCGTGTTCCTTTGTTGCATCGTATGGACGCTGTGCCATTTCATTCTCTCCTTTTGTTAAACTGTATGAGTATTAAACCATGACTTTAGTCAGTTGTCAACAACTATTTCAATTTATTTTCTGGTAGCCCTATAAGGATTCGAACCTTATCTATCAACTTAGAAGGATGATGTGCTAATTCCCTTACACTATAAGGCCATTTGATTGGCGGTGTCAAGCACAAATGTTGCCCGCTCTAGAATCATCACAACAACCAGCCCTCTAGAAGACTGTCACCAATAACACCATATTTGGCAGGCGTGCTAGGAATCGAACCCAGTCTGCAAGGATTTGGAATCCCGCGTGCATAGCCATTACACTTCACCCCTATAATTCGTGGGAGACACTTATAACACGCTGTCTCCTGAGCGTCACATCACCAGTTGGTTTGGTGATCATACCAAGGCGCGGTATGTTCTGTCAATCGTCGCCGTATCCATCGAATGGATTGCACGTACCGACGAATTGGGCAAAGCCCTTTTCTTTGTATTTCTCTGTGGTCATCTTCCAGCCTAGTCGGCAACGAATGTTTCTATTCGCACTCCAAGGCTTGACCATGTAGAACTCAAAACCGACCAGCTTGTTGCCTTCGTACAGACGGGCCATCATGCTGCCGGGAATTCGATACTTGTCAGAGATATCAGGATTACCTGTGATCACCAATGTTGCTGTCTCACTATAAGGCAATGCCATTCGTTTGGCAAGCCCATACAGAGGGTTTCTCAACATCCACATCACTCGGTTGATATAGCCCTTGAAGCCCGTAAGCTCGTTCAGGAAGAGAGCACGCTTGCGGCAGTACCCTTCATCACCTTGTGGCGGATTGTCGTATGTACCCCACAGCCAGCCCCATGTGTACTCTTTCTGACCCCATTGCTGTGCTCTTGTGAAGAGTGGAACAATGATTGCTGCTGGAACAACCGTAAGGATCGTCAGCAGAATGTCAACTGTGAATAGTGCTAGGAAGCGTAGGTAAATCATTTGATACTCCTATTGTGTTTGGCAGGGGATACTGGATTCGAACCAGTGCTGTCGGTGTCAAAGACCGATGAATTAGGCCATCTATTCTAATCCCCAATTGTTAGTACCGAGAGTCTACTCCAGATGGCCATCCTTTGTCAACTCTCTAGTCACGTTTCATCCGTTTTGTGAACCACACCCTTTCAGGTGTCCACCGAGGCTTGGGAGGGAATCGAACCCTAACGCGATTACTTTATGATGTTTGGTGCTTCTTGATGGAATCGAACCACCGCAGCCACCGTGTAAGGATGGCGTTCTACCATTAAACTAAAGAAGCTTTGCTTGGTCGGCAGTCTGAGATTCGAACTCAGAATACATCAGGTTTGAGCTGACGAAGATTACCAGTTGCTTCAACTGCCGTTGTGTTGGAGGCGGGTAAGGGAATCGAACTCTCACCGGGTACTAGCCAATGGTACTGCTTTCTAAACAGCTTGATCGCCATGATCACTACCCGCCATAAATTTAGAGGTTGCCTGTGGGGACTCTTACCCCGATTGCCATCTGGCTCAAGAACATCGCAGAACCCTCACGATGTAGTCGTTTGTCATATCGTGAGCGACACGATCATTCTGGCAGAGAGCTGAGGTCTTGATCCCCAACCGATTTCTCGATCACTTTGTTTAGCAAACAAGTGCAGCCACCTAGCTGCGTAACTCTCTATATTGGTTGAACGCCTGAGAATCGAACTCAGTTAATACAGGTTAAAAGCCTGTTGCCTCGCGCCGGTCGGCCAACGTCCAATTGTTACTTGGCGAAGTTGAAGACTGGAGCCAGAGGCTTATCTTCTGCTTCATCAGGAGCCTCATCAGTTCCTTTAGCCAGTTGTGCTTTAATAGCGATATCAGATTTGTACAGAGCGTGGTACATGTTCACAAGCTCTTGTTTCATTCTGAATCTCTCTTTAATTGTGAGAGAAGGATCATCGCTGATTTCCACCATCACGTCAATAGCATTTCCGAAAATCTTTTTAAGAATCTTCAATGCCACTTCTAGTTCTGTCTTGGTAATACCACGTGCAGCCATTTCAGCTTTCGTAGGACGACCACCTTTGTTTTTCTGTTCCATTGCATTCTCCATTCTAAATAGGGTGAGTGGTAGGCTTACAACCCGAAAGGAGGAGGAAACAGGAATGCTCCACTCACATAACTTATAAGACAGTTCTCTGTCTAAGTGTGGTAAGTATAGCACGATTGCACGATCTGTCAACCCCTCAATTGAAATTAATTTTCTTTGATTGGTACAGGGCCAGTAACACCGTCAACTGGATACCGTCCGCAGCAATACTCTCGTTCTGTGTATGAATTGTATACAAGATTTCTGCACACACTACAGAGGTCTTCCTCTTTCTGTGCGAGCTTATTCCACGCGGGACTATCATTATTGATCAGCGGTACATCGCAGCACTTGCATCTCATGGGTAAGGATTCCTTATATTATTTGGGGTTATTTCATACAATCTCCTTATATATCAATGTTTTAGGTGGTTGTATGTGTTGGTTATTGTTCTTGATCTGCTCATGACGCTGAGTTTCGTATTGGAAGGTAGACTTAACCCAAGGAAACGCCATACAGAAAGAATCTGCCTAAGACGTAACCTTGAGTCTACCTTCTCCACATTCTCATGACGCTTGAGATCGTGATTGGCCTGCATGGGCAGGAGAGCTTTCGCTCAGGCTCTGTTCATTCCACCCGAAGGCGTAACCGCTACGCTATAAACAGATTAGACTTCAGCTTGACCAAGTAGCAACTCTTCATAGTCGTGTTCCCTGATGGCCGGTGAGTGATGCTTTCGCAGACATATCTCTCCATCAGTTTTTCCATACTACCAGACGTTTGCTCCCACGTCAAGGTCTTGACAACTGGGAAAAGTGTGGTACTATCGAGAATTATCAAATCAACAAGGAGAACCCTATGACCGATTTTATTGATGTAGTAAGCCATAGCCCTATCCTGTTCGTCAAGGAAGTTTGTGAGAAAATCGCAGAAGGCTACCAAGTGACCAACACGATCCCCGGCTATCCTCAGTTCAGTGCATACGGAAACACCATCCGCCTATTCAAGACTGACAAGCCAAGCGGTGTAGTCATCGCCAAAGACCACACAGGTCAGGTTGAGCATTACGATGCAATGGCCTTCATGCTGCTTGTACAGACCTTTGTGCATGCTGGCTATACCTTCGTAGAGGGTGGCAACCACTTCTTCGATGAGAAGGGTTTGAAGAGCATCCAGATGGCTCCTAAACAGGAAGATGTAGTGGAAGCCAAGCAAGAAGAAAAACCAGCAAAGAAAGCTCCTGCAAAGAAAGCTTTGAAAGCTGAACCGACTAAAGATGAACTGGAGGGAAATGAATAATGGCAAAACTTACCAAAGCACAACGCGAGTTCTTCTATGACTTCGCAAAGAACGATCTGAGCAACGCACTGTTCCCAATCCTCCATGCACAAGGCATCCAGATGACCTCTGAGCTGGCCGAGGAACTGTTGAACATGGTTGACCTGAATACCTACACAGAAATCGTAGGATCGGCCTTCCTTGAGCGTGTTGACTTCGCCACAATCAAACGTGTCGATAAGATCATGAAGAGTGACGAGTTCAACAACGTGATTGTTGCTTCTCACCAAGTGTCTGATGCAGTCAACGACGAACGTATCCGTATTCTGATGGCTATGATCCCAGAGGCTGACAAAGACGAGTAATATGTTGGGCGCTTCGGCGCCCTCTTTCATGGAGGTGCATAATGGCTAAGAGAAACCAATCCAAAGTTATTGGTAAACGCTGGGAAGAAAAAGAACAAAAGGGCCGCGAAGTCAATCCAAAGTTTGTTGAACAACGTGCAGCCAACACAAAGCCGCTGGTGCCTCGCAATGAGAAACAACGTGCGTACATCCAGTCCATCATGGAAAACCCCCTGACGATTGCCACAGGCTACGCAGGAACATCCAAAACCTACATCCCCACAGTCATGGCTTGCGATGCTTACCTTAAAGGTGAAATCGACAAGATTGTGTTTGTGCGTCCTAATATTTCCAACAGTAAATCTCTTGGTATGTTTAAGGGTAGTGCGTTGGAAAAGATGGAAATGTGGCTGATGCCTGTTATCAACATCTTGAAGGATCGTCTGACACCGGGCGGATTGGAAACAGCCATCGAGAATGGCAATATCCAATATGTACCTCTGGAAGTTTTGAAAGGCTTCTCTGCTGAGCGTTGCTTCTTCATTGTGGACGAAGGCGAGGACATTAACCAAGAGGAAGCCAAGAACATCGTTACCCGTCAAGGTAAAGACTGCCGAATGGTTATCTCTGGTGACGTAAGCCAAAGTGCTTTGAAGTCTCACAGTGGATTGAAGATGCTGACTCGTATGGCAGCTAAGCACACTCACTTGAACATTGGCTTTATCGACTTCAACCATGTAAACGACATTGAGCGTAGTCAAGCCTGTAAAGACTGGATCATCGCTTTCGAGAAAGACGAACGAGAAGGAGTCAAGTATGAGTGAGGAAATGATCATGAATAAACCGAATCGCATCCTGATGACACAACATGTTGCGAATGAATACCACCTGAGACTGGCTCGCCCTATTACAGAAGTTGATGACTTCGAAGATGAGTTCCAGTTGTTTGCTGCTGCGGGAGAACGTGATGTTATCAAAGTTGATATTGTTACACCGGGTGGGAGTATGGATACAGCTCATATGCTATGTCGCGCTATTCAGCGTACTGCTGCTCACGTAGTTGCCTATATCGGGCCTACCTGTGCATCGGCTGGCACAGCGATTGCTCTGGCCTGTGAAGAGTGGGAGATTGACGACATGTCCTCTTTCATGGTACACACAGGAAGCTATGGCTATGTTGGCATGGCACCACACGTTGAAGCTAACGTGCGTCACAACACGAAGATGATCGAACGCTACGTGCGTCTCACCTACGCAGGGTTCTTGACTGAGGAAGAGATTGAGCGTGTAATTGACGGGCGTGAGATGTACTTTGAAGGTGAAGAGCTGGCTGAGCGTCTGACAGCCTATGCTCAGTACCGTGATGCAATGCGTGAAGCTATCGCTCATGATGAACAAGTGGTTGACAGTCCACCGTTCGACGAGTAAGATACACCCCATGAGCCGGTTGCCCAACAGCAGCCGGCCATTTTTATGTCTGTCGAAAGGAGGTAGTAGTGAGCAAGATTAGCCTAATGGAACAAGTGTTGGAGAAAATGCAGGCTAAGGAGAGCATTTATGTTGTCTACACCGTTGACAAACAGAAGATTACCCTTGTATCGTATACGGATTTCGCCAAGTGGGAGTTCATCCCTCCAGCGACGTTCTTCATCAAAGATGCAATGGGCGACTACGTTTTCATCCACACAGCAAAACGAGCTGTCGCACAAGAATGGGTTGACAAGGAATACGGAAAAGGACGATACTCAGTGAATACAAGCCGCTTGCAGAAGGGCAAACCACTCGGAGAAGACAGCAAGCCTGCCTTCGGAACAGCAACTCGCAGAGGACAAAAACGATGAAATTGGCTCAACTGATTTACGATCTGACCAAACTGCAACAGAAGCACGGCGACATTACTGTGATCTTGCAGTCTGACCCAGAAGGCAATGACTACGATATCTGCCGTGGTGCTGAACGTACCTTCTACGAGGATGGCTCCACTGTTGACTGCCGTGAGGAAGCTGGTGAGGATGCACAAGAAGTTATTGTGCTGTTCCCGTAATGTGGATTGCAAAACATCCTTGTGGCACGTGGTGTGCGTATAAGGAGAAGCCCAGAGAGAAGATGGGCGGTTGGGACGGGGATATCTACTCCGTCTTGATCATCCACAGTGACCCCATCAGTTGGAGGCAAACCTTGAGAGAGGTGAGCATCTATGAATATGTTGCGAGGTATAGACATAAGGAGGTAAGATGAAGTATGACAAAATGCACATGGCGACAGCCGAAGCCTACGCTAATGAATCTCAATGCCCCCGCACGCATGTGGGCTGTGCTCTCGTACTGGCAAGCGGAGTCGTGTCGGGTGGCTTCAACGGGATGGCGAGTGGTGGCCCTAATCAATGGGAATTCTCACCTGACGGGAATCCCGAGGTTGTACATGCCGAACTTAATAGTTTGGGGAAATGTCTGGAGCAAGGGCTCTCCACGTATGGTGCTACCATGTACGTTACCCTATCTCCGTGCCTTGAATGCTCCAAACTCTTGGTACGTGCCGGAGTGAAGCGTGTCGTGTATCGGGATGAGTACCGTTTGACAACTGGCATTGACTATTTGCGTAAGTACAACGTGGAGGTGCAACACTATGTTCCAGAATGAATATGAGCCTGACAACGCTATGCAGAAGATTTGGGAGTCCACCCAAGGTGGCTACTGCCTCTGCACAATGCGTGAGTCTTGCAGTAACTGTGCCAATCCTAGCGAACGTCGCAAGCAGGGTAATTTGATTATCGAAATTGCACGCAATATGGGTTATCAGTTGTATACCAAGGCTTGGATGAAGAACGAGTATTTCAAAGTGAATATGGAGGGCTACTAATGCACTACAATGAAGCACTAGCTGACAAGCAGGGTTTGAGTGACGTAGAGCGCGAAGCCCTTGACAAAGTGTACGATCAGTTGCACTATGCTCTGGAACATCCAGAGGTTTTTGGCAGTGTAGAGGATGTTGTCCGAGAGTTGGAGTATGATCTACAACACTTGTGGAAATTCCCTCAAGATCCAAGGTTCCATCGTTATCAGTTGGAAATCAAAGGCTGTACCTGTCCATTGTTTGACAACATGGAACTTTTCGGGCATACTGCTGATCGTTACCGGGTAAGCGACTGCCCTTGGCATTGGAAAGGAGAGAAAGTATGAGTGTTGTGGCTGTGGCAATGACAACTGAATCAGGGGATCATTACCTTGATTTGTATGAAGGTGTAGAAAGTCCTTCTGGATTTGTGCATCAGGTTGAGACTGATATGAACGAAGAGCTTGCATACGTCTACCGAGTTGAGGTACGATCTACCTCTAGCGACTTCAGTAGCGGCGACTTTAAGAACGCACTTCTGCTGCGTATCCTGCAACTTCAAGAGGAACTTGACATTGATTAAGACACTTTACGGCCTTGACAAGAAAGGCGAAATGAAGGTGTGGACTATCACCACATCGACCGCAGGTGAAATCACTATCAGCCACGGCAAGCTCGGCGGTAAGATGACCGTCAAGAATGAAATCATCACAGAAGGCAAGCAAGGCCGGACAGTTGGTGAACAGGCTGATCTTGAGGCACGTGCTCGCATCAAGAAGCAGGAAGACAAGAACTATCGAGAGAACCAAATCGACTTGCAATCACTCGACATTCTTGCTATGCTTGCAGCAGATTATCGTAAACGTGGCAAGAGCGTTGTGTTCCCTTGCTTCGGCTCTGACAAGTATGACGGTGTTCGTGCTCTGGCGAAGAAGCGTGATGGTGTTGTGACGATTGAGTCCCGTACCTCACAGGCTTACGACATTCCGCACATCCATGCTGCTCTGTCGATCCACATGCGTGATGGCGATATCTGGGATGGTGAAATCTACCTGCATGGTGAAGTGCTGCAAGACATTACGTCTGCTGTTGGTCGCACTGATACTCAAGGCAAGATTGAAGAAATCCTGCGTAAGATTGGCAAGGCCAAAGATGCAGAGAAGAAAGCTCTGCTTGAGGCTGAACTGGTTGAAGCTCGACTGATCCATGAGATTCGTCCTAAGCTTGAGTTCCACATCTTTGACGTATACTCGGACAAGACGTTCTACGACCGTGTGAGCGACCTTGAAGAGTTGTGTGGTATTCCTGTAGTATCGCCTTGCATTCAGATTACCCAATACGTTTGGGTTGCTGATGAAGCTGATATGAAGGTGAAGCACGACGATGCTGTCAACCGTGGCTACGAAGGCTTGATGTTGCGTAACTTCAAGGGTCTGTATGAGAGCGGTAAACGCTCCAGCGACTTGCAGAAGTACAAAGAGTTTGTGGATGCCGAGTTTGAGATTCTCGACGTTCTACCAGACAGTGATGAAGGTTCTCGCTTCCTCGTTCGAAACAACTTGAACGACAGGACGTTTACTGTTACACTGGGTTCAATGGTTCAACGAGCAGAGTATCTGGCAAACAAACACCTTTACATCGGTAAGATGATTACGGTAAGATACCAGTCTCGCTACAAGAAGACTAAACTGCCTCAGTTCCCAACTGGTGTAGTAATTCGTGACTATGAATAAGGAGAAAGATATGACTGAACAAGATCAAATGGCTCAAATGATGGCTGGCGTGGTACAACCCGAAGGTTTCCAGATGCTGGACACTGGCAGCATCCAACTCGACAGCCTGCTATACGTAATGGATTCGCTTGGCTACCGTCTGGATCGTGCTGGCGCCGAAGGCGATAAGCGTAAGCCAACTGGTGGATTTGTCACTGACAATCCAGCTCTGAAAGCCAACCGTAACATCGGTCTGGAAAACGCTGTCAAGATTCACAACGCACCACGTAAACAGTGGGTGAAGGTGAAAGAGGGTTGGTATCGTATCGACCTGCCGGGTCTGGACATTGCAATCAGTGCCTACGCTCTGAACATCCTGTTCGCTCGTAAGCTGGTAGAGAAAGTGAAGCTGCAAAAGGCTCGCACTACTCCACATCACATCAAAGTGACTGATCACATGGTCAAGCCGGTCAGCCGAGCGTACATCCCGCTCTTCGGTCTGACAGCCTAAGATTGAATGCCCTCCCACAAGGAGGGCTTCTTTTCGCCTCAATAAAAGGAGAGACGTATGTTGACACTGGCACAACGAGCAAAAGCATTCGCAATCGAAGCACACAAAGGTCAAAAGTATGGTGAGCGTGATTACTCATTCCACCTTGAGGGTGTTGTCGTTAACGTGGTTGAGCGTAACAAGGACAACCCAATGCTACAGACTCTTGTGGCTATTGCGTGGCTGCATGACGTTGTAGAGGACACAGACGTAACTGTGCAAATGATTGAGCGTGAGTTTGGCCTGTGCATCGCACTGGGTGTGAAGACTTTGAGCAAACAAGATGGGCAAGATTACAACGATTACATGTTGGAATGCTGCAAATCAGCCCTTGCACGTGAGGTGAAAATCTGCGATACTATGTTCAATCTTCAACAGAGCTTCCTGAACAACAGGGAAAAAGGCATGAAGAAGTATCCAGAACAACTGGCAATCTTGGTTGCTGGACACTGGAAAGAAGAACTACTGTTTTACAAGGAGGAAGAATGAGCGAAATTTGGTTTACAAGTGACCTGCACTTCGGGCACAAGAACATTGTCGAGTATTGCAACCGCCCTTGGACTTTCGAAGAACAAGAGCAAGAGCTGATCGACCGTTGGAACAGCCGTGTCGGGCTGATGGATGAGGTTTACCATCTGGGAGACTTCACATTCGCTGGCAAGAAAGGTGCAAACAAGACTGTCGAAATCATCAAGCAATTGAATGGTCAGATCACGTTCATCAAAGGCAACCACTGCCAGAAGACACTGTGGGATGAGATTGAAAAACACAATCTGGCTCACATTGTGGATGTTTGTGATTACAAAGAAATCACGATTGACCGTACAAAGGTTTGTCTGTTCCACTTCCCAATGGAGACTTGGAACAAGGCTCATCACGGTGCATGGCACCTGCATGGTCACTCCCACGGCTCTTGCCCACCACGTGGGAAGCGTCTGGACGTAGGCATTGACAACCATCCTGAACATCAGGTATTCTCGTTGGCTGAAATCAAGATTCACATGGCTAAGCAAGAGTTTGTCGTCGTTGACCATCACGATGGAGGACGCGAGTAATGGCTAAGCTTACTGTAGTGACTGATTTCAAAGAACAGGTTGATGTTGTACCGGGCACTCTCATGATCCACAAAGAGCCACCAGCTTACATTGTGATGGCTACTGGGATTGTGATTGGGGATGAATTCCCCGGCGTCGCTCTGAGTGACGGCAGTTATGGTGATCAGTGGGTAATTGATCAATACAATATTTTCGAAGGCACACTGACTCTGGAGCAATAATTATGTTTGATGCACTGATTGAGGCTGGTTTGGTAAAGCGTAAGCGTTATGAGAACGGCCTCTCTGTGTTCAAGTACGCACGGAAGGTGTTCTATGATGCGCTCTGGAACACTGATCCACTGCTGCTGGAAGCACGCGGGATTGTCTTGGACGACGAGGGTAACAAAGTGATTTGGCCCTTCACCAAGGTGTTCAACCACAACGAGAACGGTGCTGGAGCTGAGCTTCGGGCTGACACACAGATCATTGCACCACGTAAGGTCAATGGTTTCATGGCGGCTTGCCGTTACTGGAATGGTGAGCTGATTGTTTCGACAACTGGTTCTCTGGATTCTGACTTCGCTGTGTTGGCTCGCCAGCATATTGAGAAGCTAGTCTATAACGATATGGATGCTGAGTTAACCTATCTCTTTGAGATTTGTGACCCATCTGATCCACACATCGTTGAAGAGGTTCCGGGTGCTTGGTTGATCGGTGCTCGCTCTATGAACACTGGCACAATGATGACAGAAGAGTGGTTGGATGTAGAGGCTAAGTTTCTCAAAGCTAAACGTCCAGAAGTGTTCTACGGAACCTTTGGTGAGCTGTGGACAATGGCACAAGAGTGCAAGCACGAAGGTTATATGGTTCGTCTGCCTAACGGCGAGACAGTCATGAAGATCAAGTCGCCACACTACCTGACGAAGAAATTCCTCATGCGTATGGGTGCGAAGAAAGTTGATCAAATGTTCAATGATAAGTCAGAGTTTCTGAAAACCATTGACGAAGAGTTCTACCATGTAGTACATTACATCACTCGCTGGTTCAGCGTTGAACGTTGGACTGCTTACACTGACGCAGAGCGTCGAGCTGTAATTGAAATGTACTTCCACGAAATTGTTTATGACGCCAAGAAAGGAGAATACTAATGAGCAACATGACACTGCGACTTGATACTGCTGGCCTTCGTTCCCTGATCGCTGAGAACCCAACCTTTGCTGTTGAAATCCAGCAAGCGGTTCTCAACAACATCAAGAACGACAACATCCAACAGGCTGTAATCGACCGTGTGAACGGCTGTCTGGATAAGATGGCTCCACGTGAGAGCTACTACGGCACTGCCCGAGTCATCAAGGATGCCAAGCTTCTGGAGGTTATCAACAACGCTGTACGTGCCGAAGTGAAAGCGGCTCTGACTCAGGCTGTTGAAGACGCTGTATCGTCTGCCACCAACGCTATCGACCTTCGCGTCCGTCAGGAAGTGAAGAAAGTGGCTAAAGAGGTGATCCTTGAATCCCTCACTGCGGCTGACGCCAAAGCTATCCTGATGGAGAAGTTGATCTAATGACAGTTCCATTGGAAGAACTGAAAGACTTCCAGAACAGATTGCGGCAGAGTGCCGCTTTCTCTGGTGATGTTGAATATGGTTTGATTGTGGCTGTATTGCTGCCGTTGAACCGCTATGTGGAGGAAATTGAACGTGTCAAATCTCTATTTGATTCGCGGGCTGCCGGGATCGGGAAAGTCAACATTTGCGATGGAGCTGGCTAATGCACTGGATTGCAACCACTTTGAGCACGACCAATACCTCTACACGGAGGAAGGAGACTATGTTTGGACTCCGGGGCGTATGGCTTATGCTTATCGTCAGTGCTTGCGTGATACTGAGTCCACTATGGCTGAGGGCGAGCCAGTTGTGGTGTCTAACGTCTTCCCGACTAGCAAGAGCCTCAAAAACTACAGGAAGTTGGCTGAGAAGTATGGGCACCGTGTGACGTACATCGTCGTAGAGAACCGCCGTGGAGGACAGAACATCCATGACGTTCCCCAAGAAGCTTTGGACGATATGCGACGTGCTTTTCAAGTTGCAATTTAACGCTTGACAGTGGAGGCCACTCCTGACAGAATGGCCTCACACAAACAAAGGAGGCTACTAACATGGCTTGGAATACTGGCTTTAACGAAAATCTGTTCTACACCTTGAACGGCTCGCGTAACCAACGTGTATCCGTCAGCACCATGACCTTTCCGGGTGGTGAGGTTGGTGTGAACATCAACACTGGCTCTGTAGATTGGAAACAAGGCTATACCAGCAACGTCACACGTATTGACCTTATTGCAAAGATTCAGAACAGCGACCAACTGATGGCGATGTTCCTTGCAACTGATGCTCTGCGTCGTGTTTACCCGCTGGCTCAGATTGACCTTCTGATCCCCTACTTCCCGTATGCACGCCAAGACCGCGTATGCAACGCTGGAGAGGCTTTGAGCGTCAAGGTGATAGCTACACTCATCAACGCACAGAACTACGCCACAGTGACCGTTCTAGACCCTCACAGTGCCGTTGTAGTGGGTTGTTTGGATCGTTGCTTCGTCACTGACCAGTTTGACGCCTTTGGGCGTATCAAAACTGATTGGCATAACTGGATCATCGTTGCTCCTGACATGGGCGCTGCGAAGAAGACCGAAGACTTTGCCAAACGTGTTGGGGCGAAGAACGTGTTGCAATGCAACAAGAAGCGTAACCTTGCAGATGGCAAAATTCTGGGCATGGAGGTGTTGAACCCAGAGATTCTTTCTGGTAAAGTCCAACTTCTGATCTTGGATGATATTTGCGATGGTGGTCGCACCTTCACTGAGGTTGCTCACACAATCTTCGGAGTTGTACACGCAGATGACATTGATCGTATCGAGCTGGCTGTCACACACGGTATCTTCTCGAAAGGTTTGAACGACTTGACAAGGGTGTATGATCGAATCTATACCACTGACTCTCTGCCACAGGACGAGCTGAACAACGAAAAACTCACTGTGATGAAATACTAAGGAGGCTTTATGGAACTTTTGATTATGGCTGTAATTGGTTCTGCTGTTCTGCTGTTGATTTGGCTGATTGTGCGGGAGCCTGTTGAGCTTCGGGTTGCACGTCTGGAAGACTACAAAGAGAGTGTACGCACTCTGGATAAACTAGAGCGTCAGTTCGAAGTTGAACAAGCAGCACGTGTGAATGCTGGCATCCCAAGGGCTTATGTGAAGCCGGTTGAAAAACCAGTTGACAAGCCAAAGCCAAAGTCGTATTCTAGCTCCAGTTCGCGGAGTTCTAGCGGTGGAAGCAGCTACTCAAGTCGATCTGATGACAGCTACAGCAGCTACTCCAGTTGGGGTGGTGACAGCTCAAGCAGTTCCAGCTCTTCGTGTGACAGCAGTTCCAGTAGCAGCTCTTCGTCATCTTGTGACTAATTAGGAGATACACTTGAAAACTTTTAAAGCTTTAGCTGTAGCACTGCTGATGATGACCACTGTTGTTGGAGTGGTTGACGCAAAGAGTCGTGTGAGTTCACGGAGCAGTTACTCTGCCCCAAAGATGTCAGCGTCGAAGGTATCGGCGCCAAAGCCATCCAGCAATCAAAAACTCAAGGATATGGGCTTTACAAAGCCTGCTTCTATCCCGACGGTAAGCAATCGAAGTGTTCCCGTATCGTCTAACGTATACAAGAGTGCTCCGACCAAGACCACAACCACTTCTGGTGGCTGGTTTACACAGAAGAAGGTGAGTAGCACTCCGGCTCCAAAGCCAGTGTATGCTCGTAAGGTGGCAAGCCCTACAGCCTACAAAGCCTCCTACCGTCCGAAGCAGGTTGTGATCCAACGCAACTACTACAATTATGGAGGCTACAATGGATATAATCGAGGTTATGGTGGTCGGTACTATGGTAATGGCTATGGCTATAACTCTGGTGGAAGCGGGTTTGGCTCTTCGCTGATGGGTGCGTTTGCTGGCATGATGATTTATGATGCCTTGACCGACAACAGTGCTGAAAAAGCTCTGCAAGCCCAAGTTAACGCCCTGACTGCTAATCAGCAAGCAACTAACAATGCCCTGCTGATGATGAATCAGGCTCCAGTGGCTAAGCCTCAAGTGGAACCACAGTGCTACCTGCCAGAAGATGCACCGCTGATGATGAACCCTAAGTTCTACTGCGAACAGCCAAAATAACTGTTGACACACCTCGGGCCAGTCTGTAAGATGGCCCACATAGACAAACACAAAGGAGAGACACAATGTTCTTTGAAATGATGTTCGCTACTGATGGTTACAAACTCGGCCACGGCCCAATGTATCGCCGTAAGACTACCCGAGTTGGCTCTAACCTGACTCCACGTACTGACAAGATTCACCGCCGTAGCTGCACCTCGTTCTACGATGGCAAGCTGGTTTGGGTTGGTGGTCAAGCTGCTGTACAAGAGCTGCATGAAAACTGGGAAGCATCGTTCTTCAAGCAACCTAAAGATGTTGTGATCGCTGAATACGAAGAGTTCCTGATGGGCTACCTCGGTCGTGATCTGCCAACTTCGGCACAAATGGCTGCCCTGCACGATCTGGGCTACCTGCCGCTGGAGTTCCGCTCCCTGCCAGAAGGTACGCTGGTTCCGATGGGTATTCCTGTCCTGACCATCACCAACACTCTGGATGACTTCTTCTGGTTGGTGAACTACCACGAAACTCCGCTGTCTTGCACCACTTGGAAGACTGCAACCAACGCAACTGTTGCACGTGAATATCGTTTGATCTGTGAGCACTACACCAAGCTGACCGGCTGCTACGATGCCTTCACTGTCTCGGTTATGTGTCACGACTTCTCGATGCGTGGTATGTCTGGTGTAGAAGACGCTGCTCGTAGCGGTGTTGGTCACTTGACTCAGTTTGTTGGCACAGATACACTGCCAGCTATCCGTCACGCCAAGAAGTATTACGATGCAACTGGTCTGATCGGTATCTCTGTTCCAGCAACAGAGCACGCTGTAACTTCCAACAACATCCTGTCGATTCTGGCAGAGCTGGAAGAAGGCACCTACGAGTTTGCTAGCGAAGAACAGACTCAAATCTTCGTGAACATGATGGTTGCTGGTGAAGAACTGCGACTGATTGCCGAAGTGATGTTCGTGTACGACCTGATTACCCGTATCGTGCCTAACGGCATTGTATCGAACGTCAGCGACACATACGACTTCTGGGGTATGCTCACTCGCGGGTATCCGTACCTGAAAGCTGTGATCATGCGTCGTGACCCACTGGGTCTGCAACCGGGCAAAGTTGTTGTACGTCCAGACTCTGGTGATCCTGTGAAGGTCATCTGCGGCATGCGTCCAGTAGCTGGTGCTGACGGCAAGGCAATCGACTTCGAAAATGAAGATGCTGCTTATGACTACGTGGAGCAGAATGGCACCTTCCGTGACTACAGTCACAACGACTGTATTAAAATTGGTGGCGTGTTCTACGACTTCTCAGCAAGTGATGATGGCTGCGGTATTGATACTGATATCACTTTCGCTTACGAGGAAGTAGCTGGTGCAATTCGCACTCTGTGGAAAACCTTCGGTGGCACTATCACTGAAACAGGTCACAAACTGCTTGACTCGCACATCGGTCTGATCTATGGTGACTCAATCACCACCAAGCGTGCAGAAGAAATCCTGCGTCGTTTGGCTGAGAATGGCTACGCTGCTGCAAACGTTGTGTTTGGTGTTGGTTCTTACACCTACCAGTGTGTGACACGTGATGTTTTCGGCTTCGCTGTGAAAGCAACCCACTCCGTTATCGACGGTAAGGATGTTGCAATCTACAAAGACCCGAAGACTGACAGCAAGAAGAAAAGTGCCAAAGGTCGTCTGCACGTGAGTGCTGATGTTGAGCAAGACGGATGGCCGCTGTATCTGGAAGACAACGTAACTGCTGAGCGTGAAAACGACGGTGAGCAACTGTTGACTGTGTTCTACCGTGATGGCGTATTCTTGAGGCGTTCCACTCTGGATGAGATTCGTTCTCGATCTGTATGATGTATCGCCCCTCTTCGGAGGGGCTTCTTTTTCAAAGGAGGAAACATGGAAATCTTTTTGTTCATTCTTGGCTTGGCAGGCATCGCACTGCTGGCTGACATTCATGAGAAATACCACGAACGCCAAATGGCTAAACCAAAACACTTCAAGGAGACTCTTTACACATGACTCTTAACTACAAAGTAGGCGATATCTGTGATGCCGTTATCAGCGGTGAAGTGGTAGCAATCGGCCATCAAGCCAACTGCTTCAACACGATGAACTCTGGCGTTGCCAAGGCTATTCGCCTTCGACTGCCGTGTGCTTGGGAAGCGGATCAACTCACTGGCAAGGGCGATATCCACAAGTTTGGCGATATCTCTGTAGGTCAGTTGCGTAACGAAGCTGGAGAGCCAACAGGGCTTGTGTACAACCTCTACGGCCAGTACAACTACGGCTACGACGCCGCAGCGTACACAAACTACCTCAAACTGGAGGAAGCATTGGTTGCAATGCGTGATGACCTTCTGACTGGCCGAGATTTGTGGAATGTTGGATTCCCTAAAATTGGTGCTGGACTTGGTGGTGGGGATTGGGATACAATAGCTGAAATCATCAACGATGTGTTCGATGATCGCTTCAATGTCACTATCTACGTGCTGAGGGAAGAAGATGTACCGAGACGCAGTTGAGTATAGACCGGGCCACTGGCTGGCACCGGGCAGTGAAGCCTTAGAGCTTTACAAACTAAAGAAATTCAAGGAGCTAGACGCTCTTTTGAAACAAACTGATGCCGCATGGCGTAAACTTGAAGGGAGAGATAAAAATGATTGATTCTGCACTGGAATTCCTATTCACTCACTGGCTGAAAATCGCAATCGCTTATGGCATTGTGTACCTCACCTACGTGTTCTACTACCTGTACAGCATTCGGTTCAAGGAAGTGCGTCGTGTGACTTCCAGAGACTTCTCTGAGGCTTGTGGTGAAGCGGTGTATGGCCCGTTCATCCTGCCATGCCGTATGATCGGTGATGCCCTGTCTTCTGTGAAGGTAAGCATTCTGGCGATGGTAAACGTTGGCTTGCCGAAGGAGACGCCAAAAGAGTCCAAAGTTGAAACGTGGTCTGTGAAGTAATGAAGTGGTATACAGGCGTTGGATCGAGAGAGACGCCTGCTAACATTCTAGACCTGATGGAGCGCGTGGGCTATGCCCTCGCCTCTCAAGGTTGGACACTACGATCTGGAGGTGCTTTAGGAGCAGATCAAGCGTTTGAGAATGGGATGTTTGAATTCGCCGGGTTGGACGGGCCTTATGACTGGACACCCGCTGAAATCTACCTACCGTGGGCAGGCTACGAAAACCATCACAAATATACTCATGGAGGCTTGAATATTCTCCCGAGTGATATTAAACTCACTGACGAACGCATTGCGGAGTGTATGGCTGAGGCTATCCACCCAGCTTGGGCAGCATGCAAACAAGGTGCCAAGAAGATGCACACTCGTAACGTCTTTCAAGTATTGGGAAGAACGCTTGACCAGCCATCCAAAATGCTGATAGCATGGACGCGACTGGATAAACATGGCAACCCAAAAGGCGGAACGGCCACTGCAATCAATCTGGCAATTGAACACATTGGTGCAGATAGCGTCTTCAACCTGAGCAAACAGGCAGACTATGATCGCATCAGCAAATGGATTGGAGGAATGTAATGAAAGTTGTGTCAGTTGAATTCGTGCATATGATCAACAAAGAGGCTAATGGTAAGCCACAACGTACCACATCGACGTTGATTGTTGCTGACGACGTTGACAAGTATGACATTCATGGAGAGTTTGAAGAGTCCCTGCTGTTCGGCTGGGCTATCTCAAGCATCCGCGTAGTCAAAGAAAACCAACGTATTGTAAGGGCAGACTGCAACTGCTAGGAGTAGCTATGAAACCAGAAGAAATCCGAGACAAGTTTATGCTTGGAGTGGAAATGCTTGAAGAGAGCGACAAAGCCTACATGCTCGACAAGATCGAGGAAGCTCGCTGGAAGAGTGGCCCGTACTACAATCGGGGTGTACACATCCTGTTTGACATGGTACAATTAGCAGTGGAGGCGAGTTACGCTTCCCCTAACAGGAGAATGAAATGACACAAAGAGTAATGGTATACATCATCTGCCGTTTGGTAGAGGTGGCAGGGCAGGGCACTGGAGTTATCGTTGATGACTGGTGGGTTGACTGCACGGTCAATGGTAGTGCTGACATTGCAGCCATCAAAGCGGCTCGTAACGGAGCTGGCAACGGCACCAAAACGTCTGTTGTCCAGTACCACGTGTACTACGCAGACGGCGGGCATGCAAAGTTCAAGGAGTCCTACTACCTTGCGGAAGAGAAAGCTCTGTGGCCTTCTAATCCATCCTTGCGTCCTGACCCACTGGTGCCAACTCCAGAGTTGATGCCTGCATGATGACAGTGGAGGAACTTGCGGCTCTTGACGCACGTCTCTCTGCCAATGCTGATAAGTTGATTGCGAAGAGGGAGAAGTCTCTCTTCAATTTCTCACCATCGAAGGCGGGCCGCAAGCCCGCCTCTTTTTGTAACTTAATTCAGCCAGAGATTCAGCAAATCCGCTATATGGACGAAGAAAGTTGGCCTTTGTGGGTTGACGACGTGGTTGCTGGTGTGTCACGATTAGATTGGTATAGCAACAGGGAAAACCAAAGACCTCTCAGCACTAAGAATATTATGCAATGTTTCGCTTGCCTTGAAGAGATAAATGCTAGTACAATCTCTCACCTGTTAAACATTGGAGAACGTCAAGCTCAGGTTTACATGAAAGCGTGTGTGATTTTACACGATAGATTGGTTGACAACTACTGTGATGACAACGTAAGATTGATGAAATATCCGGCAGTGTTCATCTACCCAAGAGAGCATGTGCCACAAACAGACTTAAAGGAGGATTGACATGCTACCAGTTAAAATCGAAGGTGCATTGTGGTATGAGTTTGACCAGAACAACTCTGGTGGTTACTTTGAACGTGACGACTTCGTTTCTGACGTAGTGTTTGTTCAAGCTTTCAACTCTGAGCAAGCGGAAGAAATCATGAACGAGCTTATTGACAAAGCTGACGCTTGGAATTACTGTGAATGCTGCGGCGAGCGTTGGTACTTCTACAACGTTCGTGGCTATGAAGTTCCAACCCGCTACAGTGAGCCTGTTACAGACGGTGTTGACTTGTACTCCAAAGACGGGTATATTCTCTTCCACGGCCTGAACGGCAGAACACTGAAATGGAGCGGTAAGTTAGATGAGTCCCCTACAGAAATTGGCCGAATTGAGGCAGGAGAATAAATACATGAGCCACGTATTCCAAAAGATGGGCAACACCACTGTTGCCCCAACAGCTTACGCAGAGCCTGCACGTAATGTGTTCCCTGCGGCCATGCAACAGACACCAGCGGCTTTGCCAATGCAAAACCTGATCGTAACTGATTCGGACATTGACAAGATCGGTGAGGATGTTTCCCGCGAGATTGGTCAAACCACTCAGAAGATCATTGACAAGATGGTTGTGGGTAAGTTTGACGATTTGGGTGCAATCCTGACTCAGATCACTGGCGAAGTGGACAAGCTCGACCCTGCCTCCTTGCAGAAGGGTGGCGTAGTCGGCTGGTTGCAGAACAAGTTTACTGACGTAAAGGCAACCCTCACCATGCGACTGAAAAGTGCTCAGGGTGTGTTCGACAACCTTGAAGGTAAGATCGGTACGCACATCACCACTCAACAGGAGTGGGTGAAGGACTTGGAGTCTCTGTACATGGAGAACTTCCAGCACTACCAGAAGATCGTTGCTGAAATGGGCGAGACTGAGCGTCTGATCGCTTATGTGGACAACCAGATCAAGAGCTGGCCTGAGATTGACATGAACAGCCCAACCGCTGCTATGGCTATCCAACAGACCCGTGACGCTGAAACGAAGCTGAACCGTCTCCGTATGAAGCTGGACAACCTTGTACGCTTGAAAGCGATGACCGAGCTGAACAGCCCGAAGATTCGTCAACAGCAGGACACTTCCCGCGTGACTATCAGCACGTTGAAGGATATCATCAGTCAGACTATTCCTATCGTTAAGATGGAGTTTGCACTGTACATCCAGACTGTTGACTCGCAGAAGAGCATTAAACTGACCAACGAGGTGCGTACATTGGCAACTAAAACCTTGACTCAGGGTGCGGACTCCGCTAAGATGGCTGCCATTGCAAGTGCTAAAGCTTTGAACACTCCAGTGATCACTAGCGACACTCTGCAAATCTTGCGTAATCGTGTCATGGAAACCGTGATCGAAGTTAAGCGTGTGGAAACAGACGCCCAAGCGAAACGTGAGCAAGAAGCAGTACAGATTGTAGAAGGGCAAAAATCGTTGTTGACAGCGTTGAAGGCAGCCGGTACAATCTAACTCATCGAAACAAAGGAGGCTACAATGGTACAAGAGACATTCAACAAGGTGATCGAAGCAGGTTTGTACAACGAGAAGGATGGCCTTATGTGCCATTCTCTCAAAGCCGCTGCTCGACAGGGCATCATCACCGCAGAAGAGTTTGTTGCTGCAAAAGGCGAAATCACCACTTACCTGAAAGGGTTTGGTTCGCTCGGGGGCTACCTTGACTACAAGGCCCAGCCTTTCGATTTCACCACTCGGCTGGCAGTCTACAAAGACTGGGCCAACAAAATTTAATCCAAAGGAGGATATATGGGTATGCCAATGTTAGACTTGACCAAAGCACTGGAACTGAATCTTGAAAAGGCTCAGATTTTCACACCAATCACTATGGCTGTAAAGCTGGCGGTTGATAAATCTGGCTCGATGGACGATGAATTCCGTTGCGGTTGGGTACAAGACACTCTCGACCTGTTCTTGGCTGCTGCCATGAAGTTCGATGACGACGGTAAGATGGAGATTGGTTTCTTCAACACCAGCTTCAAACGCACTCCAGACATGACTGTTGCAGATGCTCACACTTACATCCGTAAGCACGGTATCTCGGCTGGTGGCGGCACCAACTTCGCAGATGCGATCAAGTCGCTGAAAGGCAGCAACAAAGGTGGGTTCTTCTCGTTCGGCAAGAAGCAAACCCCGACGTATCTGGCTCTGATCACTGACGGTGCGAACAACGACCAGTACGAGTTCGAAGCTCAACTGGATTCGCTGGAAAACACCTTCGTGCAAATCGTTGCAATCGGTAACGGCGTTGACAAGCGTTATCTGGATCGCGTTGCGGCCCAGTACGACACTGTTGAAGTGCTGTACATCCCGAATCCGAAGGCTGTCGATCAGAACAAGTTCTATGAGCTGTTGCTGAACGAAGAATTCAAAGCTTTCGCAACAAAGTGATTGACACCAAGGGCCATCCACTATAAGATGGCCCCACACAAACAAACTGAAAGGGGAACAAAATAATGGAATTCTTGGCAACCATCGAGTGGGCAGCGGTCTTCAAGATTGTAATGATCGACTTGCTTCTCGGGCTTGACAACGCAATCGTAATTGCTCTGGCATGTGCTTCGTTGGCGGTAAGTGTACGTGGTAAGGCGATTCTTCTGGGTACTGCTGGTGCGATTGCACTGCGAGCTGTCCTTCTGGTGTTTGCAACGTTCCTTCTGGGCGTGCCGTACTTGAAGCTGATCGCTGGTCTGTACCTTGTCTTCATCGGCTACAAGCTGTTGACTGGACACGAAGATGACCCAGAGGTTGCACAGAAATCTACGATCTGGGGCGCTGTTTGGACTATCATCGTAGCTGACTTCATGCTCTCGCTGGACAACGTAATGGCTGTAGCTGGTGCTGCTTCTGCCGCTGGTGAACACTCGACTATCTACGCTGTTGCAGGTATCGTGATCAGCATTCCAATCATCATCTACGGTGCGAAGTACCTGAGTGGCCTGATGGATCGTTTCAAAGTGATTATTTGGATCGGTGCTGCAATGCTGGGTGTGGTGGGTGCTGAAATGATCGTCTCTGACGCACACTTCATCAGCTACGTTGGCGAAGTGAACCACTTGATCGCTAAAGCTGTAGGTGGCCTGACTGTTGTTGCTGTAGCTGCTGCACACAAATACTTCGTCAAATAACTTGACACCAAACTGAAAGAGGGGCACAATGGCCCCTCAACCAAACTACTAAAGAGGACTTGATAATGGAGCTTAACTTGAGCAAAGATACCCTGATGTTGGACCTGACCAAAGTTTCCCCTTCGCTGACCCGCCTGCGTGGCGCTCTGAACTGGGAACTGCACCCGATGGCTTCGAAAGGCCATGAATTTGACCTAGACATTTTCATGTTCCTGACCAGCAACGGTAGCATCCAAGGCGATATGAAGAACGTCTGCTTCTTCAACAACAAAGACTGCTACAATGGTGCTGTTGTTCTGCCACGTGACAACCGTAACGGTGCTGATACTGCTGGTCAAGATGACGAAGAAATCTTCGTTGAAATCGGCAAGATTCCTGCTCACATCGACAAGGTTGAACACTTTGTCTTCTTGCACGACGCGGTAACTCGCCAGCAAGACCTGAGCATGATCAGCGGTGGTAGCTTCAAACTGTACGATCAGGACAACAAACTGCTGGCTGAATACAAGTTGCAACAGTTTGTCAACCATACTGCTCTGCATGTTGGTACTCTGCAACGTACAGCAGACGGTTGGGGCTTCCAACCAATGGGCGAATCGGCGGCAGCTAACCCTAACCAAGTGCTGCAAGCTTTCGCGTAATACCTAACCCCGCTTCGGCGGGGTTTTTCGGTACTAGAACTCAACATAGGAGATACAAAATGTTCTACGGGTATGATGGCGACGTGTGTCGTCCGGGTGGACAGATCAGCGACTACCGTCTTGACACTGTAATCAAAGCCAAAAGCATCAATTTCTACGTCCCTGACGTGCCTCTGATCCTTGATGAAGCTATCAAACAGAATGCACTGGTCATGGCACTGCCAAAGGGTTTTCCCTACGGTGTCCGCACTCGCGTTTGGAGCGACTTCTTCCCTAACACTGCATTCTTGGGTGAAATGGTAAGCTACTCCATCTACAACGAGACTGGCGGGGCTGTAGAAGTGATGATCCCTTACGCAGACTTCGTAATGGCAAGTGTTCCATGGGACGATATCATCGCCTAAGCGACCGCGTGTAAAAATTGGGGCAGTAGCCCCTTTCTAAATTTGAAAAAGGAGAGACAAATGAAAATCGCATCTATCGAAGAAGTCACCTTCGGCAAAGAACACTCCACTTGGTATTCCTATGAGGGTTATGAAATCACTCTCGACAATGGTCAAAAGATCAAAATGGGTATTGACAACGGCCAGTCCTGCTGCGAGAATTGGGGCTACATTATCTCCGAAGACAACCTCGCACAGTATGTCGGTGCTGAATACTACGGTATCGAGGCAGTTGGGCAAGCTCTGGAGCACGTAGAAATCAAAGACGTGTACGAGGGCGGGATCATGTTCATCAACATCAACACATCTGAGGGTGTTCTGCAATTCGTGGCTTACAACGAGCACAATGGCTACTACTCTCACCAAGCGGTGGTAATTGAAAATGGAACCGTTACACACTCCGAAAGTCTGTAACATTTGTGGGAACGTCGAGCCACTACCGTGGTGCGAACAACCCATGAACGAGGAAATCAGGGCATACGCAAGATCGTATGTCCTCCCTCCAGTAGAGTATTTCTTCACACTGGAAGATGCACTCATCCACTGGGGTCAAAACTTTAACAAGGAGGATTATCCAGAATGACAGCAGTTAAAGCAGTGACATTTGTAACTCGTTCTGACCGTCAAGCAGCAGAACGTAAAGAGTGGATCGCTGATGCAGTGGCTTACATGATTAGCATTGGCCTCTACGCACAGGAAGAAGTTGATCAGGCTTATGAGCTTGCGGATAATCTGCACTACCACTCGAAAGACGAAGGTGGAGAAATGATGTACAGTGCGAAAGAAGCAGTGGACGAAGAACTCACTTACTGGGGAGACTAACATGAACAACGAACTAGACCTTGCCCTGTTCTGTGTCTGGATTTGCATTCTCGTCCTCGTCATGAGCACTGACCACTGATGGACAGGTATCGTGAACTAGAAGAACAACGAAGGGCAGTGCGTGAGCGTCTAAGGGGCGCCACGCGCTTCCTGAGTCCAGTCCGAGGATGGATGTACAAAATGGCTGACGGCTCTATGATCACTGAGCTGGAATACAAACGACTAAGAAGGGAGAGTGGAATATGGTGGATACTCTGATTGACAAACGTCCATGTTACGTCATGGAAACGGGCTACACCTCAAGTGACTTCTCGTTCTACAACAAGTTTCCTGACAGTGAGGTAGTGGATCGTGCATACTGCATGCAACTCCAATCCACGGCTGGACGCGAGAAGTGGTATCAGATAGACGCCTACACGCACTACTGGAAGAGTGGTTATGGGAGTGATCGTGTGCTCGTTCTGGTTAACGACACAGGCGTTCAGATCGAAACCTGCTACTTCGGATGGAGAAATGTTCCTACGGAACACGACCTTGCAATGCGAGAGAAAGTGAAGTATAATAACTTCTATGCTGCACTAGCAGAGTGCGGGAAGCTCTGCCCTACTGGTGCTTCTCGTTGGTTCAACGAGGCTGTACTTGAAAACTTCGAACACACCTTTGAAGAAATCCTCTACTACGGAGAAGAAGATGCTTGATCCACAAGATATACGTGTAACGTCCTACCTGCCACAGAGTGGCTATGGTGCTGGCGGGATGACTGTAGGACTCACCACAAGCGGGATTATCGTGCATCATATCCCAACTGGGCTGGGTGTCTCCTGTGACTCTGAACGGTCACAACATGCCAACAAAGAGAAAGCTCTTCAAATGCTCACCTCTTTAGTGCTTGCAATCGAATCGGAAAAGCAATACAATACTGAACAAGAAGAGTTTCAGCGTGTTGCAAGTATTCCCAACAAGGTGATGATGATCAAGAACGTGCGAGAGAAGGTGGGATGTGGCTTAAAAGAAGCCAAGGAAGCTATTGACCTCTACGGTGATGAAGACTTGGCTGTGTTCTATCTCTTAGGGAGAACGTAATGAAGGGGGAAAGTCCAACAGGCTGGATGGCCTACATTCGCAAGTGGAGAGAGAAATTCCCCCTTGAGGAACCAAACTACAAAGCACTACTACAACAATACATCAAAGGAGAACCAGTATGACCCCAGTAGAAACCCTCGTAGAACGTATCCGTGATTGGGAAATGGACGCTGGTGAATCCTTCACCGACTACTTCTTTGACCGTTATTCCTACGGCACTGAGTGGAACGACTTCTTGGACAGCAAAGGTTTCCATGCAATTGTAGAGGAAATCAAAGCTGACCGCTATGTTCTGTCCACTGGTCATGTATTGTCTTGCACTGACCAACAACTCAAATTCGAACCATACAACAGTGCTTGGGAAGAAGCAAACGGCACTTGGAGCGAAGATGAATACCGTAAGGATGTTGCCCTGTGGGCAGAGTTTATCTTGGCGGATGATGAAATCAAAGAAGAGTGCGAAGCATTCCTGAACGGAGAAGACTACTAATGAAACTGCCTATCCCTAACGCACAAGAAATCAACCGTATTGCTGCACGTGCGGAAGAAACCATCAAGAATACCACATCACGGTCTAGCCACCTGATGTGCGTAGAGAACGCCATCCGTGAAGCTCTCGCACTGGTTGTTGATCGAATGAATATTCAAATCAATGACTCTCTGCAAATCGACCTGACTAAACACTGATGGAAGAGTGCGATTGCGGATGGTGTGGACGTTGTGCTCAGCAATTAGAGCACCAACGTTACATAGAGAATCTGAGAGGGTATGGCATCCCATCTTGGGAAGATGAAATGAAGGAGAATAATGATGAGAGCCAAGACTGATACATGGGATAGCTCACTCTTGATGCTGTCTCCAAAGGAGCAAAGACAATGGTGGCTGGCTGAACTCAAGAGGCGTCAGCCTCACGGTATGGCTGTCAACTGTAGGCATATGCCTTCTCTTCCTCGCACACCAATATTGCGAAAGCTCATTGAGGATGGCCTCATCCTGAGAGTGCGAGAGTACAGAGGACGTATGTGTTTCCGCACGGTGTTGAGGCTTCCAGATTGAGCTATCGACCACGTTATGAAACACAAGCAGACAGGGATAACGAACTTGTAGTGCAAAAGCAAATTGAAGCTTGGGCAAAGTGTACACTCAAGAAGACACCAGCACAACACTACCTTGACTTTGAAATTACTCGGGATAATACCCTCGTTGCCTTGGCAGAGTTCAAGAAGCGTTCCAATCCTCGCCGTCAATACCCAACATACATGGTGGCTAAGAAGAAAATTGATAGAGGGATTGCACTAGCTAAGGCCGAAGGCGTTCCTTACATCTTCTTTGTCCAGTGGACAGATGGGCTTCACTTTCTCGTTATCAACGAGGATACACCAATGACGAGTGGAACGGGCGGAAGAACCGACAGGGGTGATGCCTTTGACATAGAGCAAATGGCCTATTTTGATACATCCCTTTTCAAGCTCATTCCCTCCCCCGCCGCCCCGTAGAAAGAGCCCTCCTTGTGAGGGCTTTCTTGTTTCCGTAGGAAAATATAATGCTTGACTTATAGGGTGTCTTATAGGGTGTTCCTACCCCTTTTCCAGAACCCAGATTTGAGCGAGAGGTGTTTAACCAATGACAACAGCCCGATGGTTGGCCGCCCGTAAAATGAAAATAATGAGAGGCATTCTCACTCAATAGTTGTTCTCATTAGGGATGGCTCGCCCTTTGGTTGTACCCTTTGGGGGTTAATGTTCCACGTGAAACATACCCTTTGGCATTACCGTTGCACTATATAGAAGAGCATCACACAAGGGATGGCACGCACGTTAGGATATACATTCTTAGGGGTGCTCATTTCATTTCGGTGTGCATTAATTACCGTTGCACTATATACAGGAGGATTACCCTCACAGGGTGTGCTACCCTGAATGCGAATTACTCTCATTTGAATTACCGTTGCACTATATAGAGAGGACACACCACAAGGGGAGGGCCATTGTCAAGGGGATTATCTGGCATGCTGTTTGCCTTGCATGGTGCGTGCCAACCTTGAGGGATTCGCCCGTATGGTGTTATATTCTTTTGTCCGTAGGACATAGCTAATCATTCTAAGAAAATGCTTGACAATTTATTGAAAGTGAGATCGCTTCGCT